GCTGGAGCTGGCGCATCTATTCCTTCAATAATTTTCGTATTTGCACATAATTGATAACTTATCAAAAAAATGAAAAAAACCAAAAGTATGTTCACCAAAAGCATATATATATACTCTTGAAAAATTATATTTTTTCTGTAATAAATGTATAATGTCTAGTGCTTTTTATCCATTAGGAATGAATCAATACAATAATCGTTTGCCACAAGGAGGATATGTTTCTTGGAAAGGGACTGGTCTCTCTAGTGTGCCCGTTGGTATTACTGCAGGCACGATTCGCCCATTGACAAATAAAGATCCAGGCAACTATTTCCCAGCTGCATTCGGTAAGCCAAGACCTATCAAGCATGCTAGAAAAGGCGCAATCCCTCACGTATCCATTCAATATGCCGACTCTTACGAAGAGTACATAACAATGGACAGAAATATCAATCGTGAGGTTAAATCCTCAAGCTTGGGCACTTTAGTAAAACAGATGATTGATAATCCAGGCAGCTATAGCGTTAAACAAAATACGCTATATCCAGAACCGAATGACAAGTCAGGCATCTGTGTTTCTGCAACATATTATCCTAATATTCCATATTTAACTGAAAATCCGGAGCCATATACAACCAGCCCCCAGTTTTGCTGCAATGATGAGAAAAAGGCCCGCAGGCGTGTTCTTCCAGCCAGCACCAACTTGAAACAAAACTATTACACTACTCTGCAACAGTATAGAGAGAACCGATGTCAAACATACGAGCAGCGTGCATTCAACTTTGTGCGCCCTGCAATTCCATCCGACCCCAACGCCAAACCAGGCGATCCTCTCTCCATTTTCAATACATATGTTGCGAATTGCCAACCGAATGGAGATATTTATCAGACAAGCGAAGCGAACCTAGTAAGCGTGATTATTCAAATCATGGAAAATCAAAATATCATCTCATCTGGTCCGGCGGCAGTTTTGTATTATAGACAAATACAGACCTTTCAACAGCTGGTCCAGTTTATTGCACAGTTACCTCAACCGAATCAAAATCAGGCCATTGTTGTATACGATGCATTTATTTTAAATCCTTATTCGGGTGTACCGATCACAGGACCAAGTAACCCGGCTGGATGCAAACTCGTTGTTTACAAACCTAACAATTATCAATTCGCTCAACAAGGTGGTGTTACTGCTAGCACGCTCACACTCAAATTGAATGTCACTACAATTGAGAAAAACTTGGCTCATTTACCCAAATCTATTGTTCTAAAAAATAAGGCGCCCAAATGCGATCCAGGAATAGTCACACATAATCAACTGTTTAGCCGAAGCGGATTAGGTAATGGAAACCCGAGAACATGCCACGCACCGACAAACGATATTAAAGATCCGTCAAATTCTGTCTTTGATATATAATTATCGCTTCTTCACAATATGGTTATATTCCAGAGTACTATGTAAATATATGTATAATATGTAAAATAAATATATCTGCGAATTCTTGAATATTTTCTCCGGTAATTATTTTACGGATTCCATTAGTTTTAACTCTTTCGTGCCTGAAGTAACCAAATATGGTTACTTAACCACTCAAAAATTCCCTTATAAGCATGAAAGGGTTAATTATTTATATATAAAGTATTTACTCTTTATATAACTATTTTATTATGAACATAGTTTTAGTAAGTGCTGGAATTTTTCAAGAATATATTTTGATAAATATTCGCCAATTATTAAAGTTAAACCATAAATCTATTTATATTTTGACAAACGAGTGTTTTTTTGATAAATTTCAAGAGTTTCCCGAGGAAATCATTAAACTTGTATCTATAGAAGAGTTAAACGATTTAGATATATATGATTATCGCAATAAAAGTTCTTTAGATAAGGATTATAGAAATGGATTTTGGTATTTAACATCTATGAGATTTTTCTATATATATGCATTTATGAATAAATACCAAATAATTGATGTGATTCATCTTGAAAACGATGTACCTATTTATTATAATTGTGATATTTTATTAGATGAATTGAATAAAGAACAATTTTATATACCATTTGATTGTTATGATAGAACCATTGCAAGCATAGTATACATTCCGAATGCAATGGTTTTAAATAACATATTGAGCAATTATGATACAAATAAAACTGACATGAATAATTTTTCACATATTCAAAAAAAAACTGGGTTGATAAATAATTTCCCAATTTTTGTATCTAATCCATCTGAATCAGATGAGTATCAATTTGTAACAAAAAATTTTGATAATTTCCAATATATTTTTGATGCAGCTGCAATTGGACAATACATTGGAGGGATTGATCCAATACATACAGAAAAAAATACTATTGGTTTTGTAAATGAAACTTGTATAATTAAATATAATAATTATAAAATAATTTGGAAAATAGAAAAAAGTCCGTCTGGAGATGATATAAAAAGACCTTTTATATTAGAAAATAATAAGGATATACCAATATTTAACTTGCATATTCATTGTAAAGACCTACAACGCTATCTTTAACCCTTTCATGCCTGAAAGGGAATTTTTGAGTGACTAAGTAACCATATTTGGTTACTTCAGGCACGAAAGAGTTAACTCTTTTAAGTACTCAAAAATTCTATTTCATGTACAAAAAGTATAAAAATAATGAAGGAAATTGTACAACATAAATAGATGTTCAAAGATGTAATGCTATTTCTATTTCTTCAGTATCTACATAAATATCTGTATTGTATTCATCCTGCATTCTACCTCCTGAATATGCTCGTCGCTCTCCGTCCTGATCCTCACAAATTTCTTCAAAATCAATTTCCGAGCCGTTTTCTGTACAACGTATAAGAGGCAAAAATATATTAATCTTCTCACTAAATCGGTTATATGGGATCTTGTATTTATCGCACCAATGCATGCATTTTTGTACATTGTTTTTTCTGAGTGTTTCAATTTTTTCTTCTCGGTTCCGATTCTTTAAAATATTCATCATTTGATCATAAGCCTCCAACTGCTGTTGTCCAATAATAATATTCGCCTCTTCTATTTTATTCAAAAAATAATATGGAATCTCATTTCTGACTAGTGAATGAATAATTACTTCATCTCTGTTTTTCATACACAAGTGATATACCTTGTTTAGTCTCTCTTGATAATCTATCATCTTCAAGGAATCACATGTGAAAAATTTGCATACAAAATATTTATCCGTAGTCACAATACTTGTCGTGTTTGGTTTTATAATATATACTTTTTCGTAGAGGCTGCTTAGGATGTATAATATATCTATTAATGGCTTGAAATATATGTTGGATATTTTTATGACACATGCTCCTTTCTCGCGCTGATAATTGAATATATGATTTATTGCGTGGATAAGAGAGAGGCAGTATTCATTCGTATTCTTATAAATATGATCATGTGTTTCGTAGTAAATGAAATGATATTTTTTTTCAGAAAAAATAGGTATTAATGTGGGTTCAATTCTTAGTCCAGGTGGATATCGCAAATCAGGGTTTTTATAAATATCATTCGTGTCATCCTTATCTTCTCTCAATATATTCAGACACTCAATTGTTGATAAACAATTGTCCCCAAAATGAAGCGTATCAATGTTTTTTTCTTGGAACGAGTCAAAGAGAGAAAGAGTATTGGATATTTCCATAAAATCGTAGAAAGTATTGGAATATGGTTTCAATTTACTTACAGAATACTTGGTATTTGGAATCTTAGTAAAGATATGCTCATATGGGTTTATAATAGAGGATAACTGTTCAAATGTATATTGTGTATCAATTGACAAAAAATTATGAATGTTTACGTGTGCGTCTTGTAAATAATTGACGAGGCTATGCGACACATAAGGCGTCAAAATATCCATACTTTGGTTCAAATCTGGATCTATAGTAATTGAGTTGTTTGTTTTGGGTAATGTATAATAACTCATGTAGAAGATTATTATACATTGTATAGTTTATTTAAGTACATACTTTTTGGAAGAATCAATTATGAAAGTTCGGAATTTAACCCTTTCATACCTAAAAGGGAATTTTTGAGTGGCTAAGTAACCATATTTGGTTACTTCAGGCACGAAAGAGTTAATCTTTAACCTTTAATCTCCAAGCTCATAAATGAGCCTGGAGATTACTTTGTAATTGTTACCAATTTTGGTAACAATTACAAATAAAGGCATATGCTAATTTTCCAAATTGTCCCAAAATTGGGACAGTTTGGAGATTAGACATTAATCTTCATTTTCTATTACTAGAGCAACTTTCTTCGCTTTCACTTTACGCGGTTTCTTTAGTTTCACTTCAGGCTCAGGCTCCTTAGGCTCAGGCTCTTTAGGCTCAGGCTCTTTAGGCTCAGGCTCTTTAGGCTCAGGCTCTTTAGGCTCAGGCTCCTTAAGCTCAGGCTCTTTAGGCTCGGATGAACTCTTTGATTCCTCCTCCAAAACAAGCGTATTCTTCAGTTTGCGCACCCTCGCCTTGGGTGCAGTTTTCTTTGAAGGCACCGCTGTTCTCTTTTTCTTTTCCTTGGGCTCTCCTTCCTCTTCTTCATCTAAAACAACCTTTACTGCATTCACAATGCGAATCTTCTTATATACAACATATCTATTCAAGAATGAAATCTTCTTCTCAAACGCATTCATATGCAGCGCATCGCCATATTCTTTCGCCTTGTATCTATTTTTTTGAGCATCTTCCGTAAGAGTAGTATATAGATCGCTGAATAAACCAGATCCCTCAGGCAATCCCAGATTGCGCGCTTCATCCCGCGAAATTACCTGAAACCCGAAATTCTCCATTACACGATTGAAATAATCATAGTTTACAAGAAACTCGGGAATCAGTTGATTGATCGTCTCTTGATATACGTCTATAGTGTATCCTAAACAAGACGAATCATCTTCAAATTCAGCCCCAGAATATTGTTTCTTCACCTCCCATATCTTGGTACCATCCTCAATAATACTGACACCCTCATCAGTGTCTTTATTTTTCAACATATTAAATACTAATTTTCCGTCATAGGCGGTTCCAATAAAATACCCACCCAATTTTGTACATTCTGCCAAATTTCGCGCAAAGTTCTGCAATGTCTGCACATTTTCAAAGAAATAATGCATCGCGAATTGACAAGATGAGATATTAAACCCATCCTGTCCAACTCCAAATTGTCTCGCAACACCTTTTCCTAATTTATTCGCTTCTTCTTTTGAGCCTTCACCGAAAACAGCTTTCGTAATCTGAATGGCTTTATCGCTCAACATTGCCGTACCATTGCGAATATTGAGTGAGCTGTTTCCATGTACGAATAATGCATAGGGTACATGTTTCTGTGTTTTCCGATAATTCAAGAATCGCGCGCAAGTTCCATTTAACTTGTTCTCCAAGTTATCCTTGGATATATCAATACCAAAGACAAATCCCAGCTGTGCGTGAACCCATTTCGGGAAATCTCCGCCTTTTCCACAAGCATAATCAATGAGAGTATCTCCTCGTTTGCTGACACTTTTAATAAGTATACTTTTGACGAAATTATGGAACTCGCGCAAGCCGATTGTCTTGCTGGACGAAAGCTTCTTATTGTAATAGACGTCGCTGTCTCCCAAATATTCCGGAATGGTTGATCCATTACTGATCATATTTGCGGTGATTGGATTATGGATAGATTTCCAGTTACTATCTGCAACATGATAAGCATTGCCATAATTTCGGCTGAATCCTTGTCGGAGCTCAGATGTCTTATCATATCGGACACGCAATGGCACCCACCGCCATTCACCTTCTCGTGCAAAATCATATGAAAACTCCACAATAGTATTGTCCTCAAACACCTCACCCTCTTCCGAAAACATCTGCATTACACCTGTATCGTCTTTTTTCAACATAATATTACATATTCCAGCACGAGAATCGTATGGACTCGTCGGATAGAATTGCACAGGCTTGTAATTGGACTCGTTGTCTCTATCTCCAAAATCGGGAAGTTTATCATCTAGAACATCTTGGCACGGATTGATATATCCGTGATCGCGTTCACTGAATCCGCATCGCAGAATGATCGTTTTATATTGGCTCAAATCGGTTGAAGAGACGCCGTCTTCAAATATGGGTGTTACAATCTCATCTCCATTCGCTTGTTTCTTTGTGGTGACAAGGAAATCAATCGTATTGAATTCAGCCGGTTTCCACTTGAAGGAATACTCCCATGTAATCTTTCCGAGCTTGCCGGTCTTTCCAATTGCATCTCCGCCGACCCCCATGAATGCCGGCGTGAATATAAGCCCGTCTGTATTATATTCAAATAGGCCATTATCTACTTTGGTCAAGATATGTTTACAAGCGGCAAATATAGCCAAGGGCGATGAATCGGGTGTAACAGCCTCAGGATAAAATCGCTTATGTTCTAGTCGTATGGGACTCAACTCTTCGCCTTCAATAACAGAGGTAGGATTCAATATCTTGAGAAATGTTTTCAAGATTGAATAGCGCGTCTTGATCTTTTCATCTGTTGTAGTCGCAGATATAAATCCAAACCCTCGCACATTATCCCTCGCCACATAATAAATATCAAAGATGGCAAACAAATTAATGAATTGTCCGCTTTTATTGTGCAAGATGAGCTCTCCATCCAACAATGAATTGAATGCTGCTTTCTCCTTTGTTATGGCTCCAGTAAAGATAACCGACATGTTGGTATTGATCAAATATATTTTGCCGGTTCCGGATACATACAAGAGATGGCGATCGCCATCCGCCTTGTCCGTAACCACATAATCTTTGCGGATATTGGGCACATTCATATTCTCGTTGATAGGGGCGACATTTTGCATTTGCAGAGTGTATGAGGAGGGACCTATAAAATCAGTCGGATACACGCGTTTCTCTGGATCATGTTTGTCGCCATGTAGAAGTTGCATATAAGAACGCAGCACGTCTTTTTGCTCAAAATAAGACACCGGGTAATTCGTGCATTGTACGCCCATGAGAACATATTTGATGCATTTGCGCAATGATTGCAATATGGAATCTGGGCTATTGAACATCGTCCCGGGTCCAAGCTTTGTATTATTAACTTCAAGTTCTAGCTCATAAACTTCTGGATTCGTAAAGACGCCAGATTCATCCGTGGTGTATGCCGATTTCAACCGATATCCTTCTTTGTGTGAGCTTTTCACAATACTTATATCTACATTAATCGGATAATCTGGATGGGCAAAAGTGACGCGGTTAATATAACGAAATGTCTTTTTACTTTTCTCCCAATTATCAGATATATCTCGCGCAACTCCACCCATCACAGATAATTCATCCTCCGTCTGATAGGAAACGCGAAAGTTGAAATCATTGAAATTGACATCGGATAATTTATCTTCGTTCATTTTGACACGCATTTTCTTAACAAACTTGACAGACTGCGAGTATTCTGGCATGCCTTTTAATTTTGCGAGACTGTTGGTTTTGCAATATTCTTGAATAGCGCGGAATCCGGTGATTTCTGTTCTCACATTTGAATCACTAAATTTACCAAACTTGTCTAAATATTCATGTGTTGCTCGTAACAAATAATGACCTTGTTCATTTGTAGATGTGAATCCCAACGATTTAAGTTTACGAATAACATTGTCATAATCAATTTTTGTGAGTGGCTTGATTCCGCGGGTACCAAACTTCACCTCTAATTCGTGGTTGACTTTGACATTTTTCACATAAGGCGTTGCGTTATAGAAGGTCTGAACAAGCTCTTTAAATAATTCTTGCGGCGGCTTATTTTGCCCCCGCCGATCCCCTTCCGTAGGTTTTTTTTTGAAAAATGCGGAAGCCATAGTTGTATAACACTTAGACAATTATTTATATTCTTGTTCAATTTTATGCTTTATCTTTTTTGCAAAGCATATTCATCCGGCATTCTGCCTCCTGAATATGCTCGTCGCTCTCCGTCGCTTCGCGACTCCTGCTCCTCACAACAACACAATAATCATCCAAGATATTGCAGTAATCTTTCGTAATAGTCTTTCTTCTTTGGTTTCTCTCCCAATACGATACCGAGCTTCTCGCAAAATCCGACAAGCTCATCCAGTTTATATGATGACATCGCTTTGATCGGTTTGGACAAATTATCAATTTTGAACATTGTATCTCGTATCGTCTGGTTATTTTTGGATGCTTCATATCCATATCGCAACGGATTATCTTCACGCACCACAGTCTGGATATTATTTTCATCTGTATCAATATTTAGCTCATAAAACGTGTTTTTGTGAATGTACATGACACTCATGTTCTCTGCCACACAAAGAGCCAAAAATGTCTTGATATCAATCTTGAATTCATTCAATAAGGCATTTTCAATGTGGGCGAGCGGTGCCATCTTGTTTGTTTTTAGAACGAGTTTATTTTTTCGCAGCAATTCAATATACTCAATTTTGATCTTCTTTTCAATTACGATATTTATTTGACCTAAATCGCGATAAACATCTAGACCATATTTCATAATATAAAAGCACCAAAAAAGACTGTCCTTCTCCTTGGGAAAAAAAGGAACATCTGCTTGTGTCGTCGGATTGGATACATGCGACTTTGCAACTACGATTGGCGCGGTCTTGTTAAATTTTTGATTCATTTGCTTACATGCAAATTCTCTCATTCGTGTTTCAGTCAACATATATTTGCCTAGCGAATGAATGTTGAAATTTGTTTCGGGGTCCATTATATATATAAACGCATACTGTTTATGCTTTTTGTGAAAAATATATATTCTTGAAATCCTCCTTCTGTTTCTCGTCTTGCTTCAGAGCCAACTCTTGTGTGTTAACATAGTTGATATATACAACCAGCTTATTTATGATACTTTCATCTAAATCAGTGAGATTTATATGAACACCATACTTATTCTCATTCAACGTGACCTCACTGTGCTTACTCAAAATACGGAGAATCTCCACTTGGTTAAACTTTGTCATCACCTCAATCGTATCGCGAATAGTATTTAGATCCATAATAATAATTATAGTTGTTGCACTCTTTCTAATATACTTTTGAATATACTTTTGAATATATACTTTTGAATATACTTTTGAAAAAGTATAACAAAACCTCGCAACAAAAAATAATAAACGGTTTAGTGAGGAGCCGGAGTTGCGAAGCAACGGAGAGTGACGAACAGAATCATCCGGCATCCTGCCTCCTGATTCTGCATGTAATGTAATATAACGAGGAGATGAAGATGAAGATGAAATCGTAAAGCGATGAGCATATTCAGGAGGCAGAATGCCCGACGAATATGATACCATTCGGCATTCCGACCGACGTTATTCAAATACTAGTTTGGGTTTCTTAAAAGGTTCCTTCTCTTTTTCTAAAACAAGCTCTGCAATGATGGAAATATATTTATCATTTAATTCAAATCTTTGTCCAATGACACGCGCATTGAATTTATCGCCTTCTTGAATAGCCGAAAACTTCTGTGCATTATAATGGTGATCCCTAGCAATAAACACAACAATGGGACTTGGCGTTTCATTGGAGCTTTCTGCACGAATTCCCGCCTTAGTAATATTTTTCGCAACGCATGGAATCAGCATACCTTCTACTGGAAAACAGACTTCACATTCAATAACAATCATAAATTGTATTGTTACTCCTTGAATGAGCCCGCTGGAATAAGTAACAATCTTTGTTGACTTCGGCTTTACAAAGCCTTCCACTAAACATTTTCCTTCTAGAGTTGTCTGAATATTTTGCTCAATAGTCTGCTTTAAATTTTTACCAACTGCTGTCATGGGCAATGTAATTTGTCTCGTTATTAAACATCGGGAATAAATGGATACAAACTTCGGCTCCTTTTTCTTGTATTTCGGTCTCATAGGTTGAGCTTGTGTTTGTAATTCCATCATTATATAGTATAGATATTATTCTTTTATGTTTATTTTGTTCAATTTTATTGTAAAAAGCATTAAAGGAGGGCGACAAACAAAATCGGGAAGCCTGAATTCTGGATCAATAACAATTTCAACTCTTTCAGATATAAAAGGGTTAATATTGATCCTTCCTATGTTTTTTTACAAAAACGGTTTGTAAAAAAATGTTTGCTCCTACCCAGGTTTGAACTGGGGTCACGGGTTTATAAGACCCGCATTCTAACCAACTAAAATATAGGAGCATAAATGCGTGTAGCTCAAAACGGAATTATTGCGTTTTATATTTGCTGTATGCTACAAGTATCATATCTGTGTTATCTTTATATTCATTTTACATAGAATAATAATGTCGGTGGCTCTTCACTAGAACTTGTATATTTTTGCTGTATCAGGATTTAAAAACCATATTTTATTATCCTTGTTCAAATTATTAAAGTGTCTCATCAGCAATTCCTCTAAACAACACACGCTTGTATCTACTAGCGGTTTGATATTATTTTTATCGTATTTTTCTGATCCCACTATTTTATTCAAAAGAGCCAAGTTCTTTGACTTGGTTGCCTGATCACATCGCGCACCAGCTGCTCTCTTTGCAATCATGTCTTTCACCTTGAATACTAAATATTTATTCTTTTGTTCATATCCAATGAACCCGATAAATTGATTGAATTTGGACATATCAATCGTATATCTTTGTTTAATAATATTCGCCAAGTCGCGCTCGTCCTCCGGTTCAGCTTCTCTCCATGTATTCGTGGCTTGATTCAAAATTAATATTCTGCGAAGATTTACATTGAAAAAAATGATGGCTGTTAGTCCTTTGTCTCGCAGTATATATTTGTCAAAATATGCTTTTACTTTGTATTCAAAAGATTCCGTATCTTCTATAATTTGTAAACTTGTTATATAATTCAATAGTTCCAACTTTTCATCGTATGGCAATAAATCAATAATATGATCAATCACATAAAGCAGTAAACTTTGCAAGGGGATATTATCTTCTGCAATCAGTTTTTTCATTGCAAGCCCGCAATGTTTGTACCAACTGTCGTCTCCTCTAGGTATTACACCAGTCGTATCTTTGAAAAGAATAGCCTCCTCATATTTTTCTTTCATTGATTGAATCAAAGGCGAAACCTTAATTTCTGGTGCGACCTCAGCTGAAGAAATCATATCCGCATCAGACTTATTTGTTACCTCTTCTTCCGTGACTGATTTATCTCCCATTTTAGATTCCTTTTCTATTATAGCCGGAATACCATTCTTGAACTCAAAATTCAACATCTCATGTTTGTAGTCTATTGGAACCGACCGATCAAAAATAGACGTATTTGGATAATTCAACTCACTCGGCTGAAACAAGTAATATTCGCCAATATTGATCAAGTATCCTGTCCGACCGTATCTATCTATAATAAATTCGTTGCTATCCTCTATTAGTTGTGTCAAGGCGGCATATATCTGCACATAAGGGTATGGCTTCGGCGCATTTATTTTCGCAATTAAATCCTTTTTCTTGTAAAAGAATTGCTCCTTCATCAAATTTTTAATTTTTTGTAAAATCTTCTCCGAGTTTAACATAATAAACGACTCATTATACGTATCATTATTAATATCATCATCGTTTATTTCTTTGAACGGTTTGCATTTGAATTCGCATGTTTCCATATAATCGCATGTGGCGCTGAAAGGGGCATCGCCAACTTGAAAATCAGGAAGAACCGTTCCATTCGGTAATATTTGTTCAACTCTGACATTCATATTTGCTTGCGTAAAATTCACTTGATCTTGATTCAAAATACAATCTACTGCAGTCTCTTTCAATATTCGGCTGACGCGCCCCATTTGTATCGCTTTATATTCGGCCACGCGATATACATATAAATCAGCAGCTTCTTCCTTGTTTTCCTCTAGCATTGTACCATGCAAATAGATTTCAACATTTCTCTTCTCAAAAGGTAGATCTTTGTGACTGAAACTGCGAACAGCGCGGCCAATGATCTGTTCAGTGCGATTTAAATTGTACCATGGCTCCAAAATATGTACTTGGCGAATGAATTTGAAATCAACGCCTTCAGATCCGGCCCTAGATATTAAGATTACTTTTATTTTTGCTCCATTTATGTTATTATCGTTTGTTAATGCTTTAACCTCTATTTCATTGTTAGGTGAAAGTCGTGGATCGCCTGTAATCATTGAGTATTTCGCAACTGAAAATTGAGCACTACGATCCGCCTTCATTGTTATAGAGTCAATTGGAGGGGTTGGAGGTGTCTTGAACAAAGAGCGACCATGACTGCGTACGAATCCAATTTCTTCCAAGGCGAGTGCCATTGGTATCAATCCTGCGTCAATATATTGAGAATAAATTAAAACGATTCCTTCTGAATTTAAAATATGATCACAAATGCTCTTTATTTTGGCGCTGTATTTCCCAATCTCGGATGGAGAGAAAATTCTGCCATATTTATCCGATTTATATTCAAAGGATCCTTTTTCAGGAGGTGATTTACTGTCTACAAAATTCATTAAGCGTTGCAATCCCTTTCGTCCAGTAAGGTTGTGCACATTTATAGATGATATGTTAGCTGAATCTGGATCTCCTCCAGAACTCGGAATGGAACGCTCACTAGAAGGTTTTCTTGTCAAGTTTATTTTTACTGCCTCTTCCTCTTCCGACTCAGACTCAGACTCAGATTCAGACTCAGATTCAGACTCAGACTCAGACTCTTCCTCCGACTCCTCGGGCACTGTTTTCTTACCTACGCATTTCTGCAATTCTGCAATAAGACGTTGATTCTCACGTACCAAATCTTCATTCTCTAGCGGCGCCACCGCCTCAGGGATCTTTTCAGATTCTTTCCTTTCTGGAAGGATTTGTTCAGATAACGCGGACGGTAAAAATGAGGCTATGGCACTTCCAATTGTTGTAGAAGGTTCTACCACTTGTGCGGGCGCAGACGCGGGCTCTCCATTGGAAACCATCCGCTCAATACCCAAAGACTCTTCAAACGATCCATCCGAATAATTCTCTAACGGAGAAATACGCTGCACCAAACTCTCCAAATCATCAATGGGATAAACAATATTTAATGACTCCAACGGTAACTGTAATAATACATAGCCAAAGGACTCCATATTCTCAAAATTGGGCATTTCGCGCACAACTCCTTTTGCAGTCGTCGTGGCTATTTTTTGTTTTCGCAATTCATCAATAATATAACGATAAACCAGCGACTGATATAGTCCAATATTGGTAATATACAATTGACTTTTCAATATATTGAGCGTATCTTCCGGACGAATACGCTTTCCATTCATCTGATATTGCGGATACGCGAGTTTTGTAAATGTATTCTCCGGACTAAAAATAGTAGGAAATATACGAAATGGAAATGTATATGGGTTCTCTCCACGAACATAGGAAACATATCCGGTCGCCTTTCGTATCAATAGTTCCTCACCACCAACCTTGAAGTTTCCGAACTTGTCAAACACATTTTTAATGTCTATAAGACCCCGGCGATCATTTGCATTCATTAGATTTAATAACCATATAATCTCGCGATATGTATTATACATCGGTGTAGCAGAGAGAAGCAACAAACGTAAATTATCTGCTGACTTGACTAACAACATCAAATATTGCGCGACCTTTTTATTTTCATTGTCTTCTGAAATGCGAATATTATGAATCTCATCAATTAGAATAAGACGATTATTAAATTCATTCTTTAAATTCTGTAAAGCCCGTGCTTTACTTATTGTGGTCCGGTCTTTCCCATTGGCAATATTTCCGATATAATTCGCAAAACTGTCGTACCCCAAGAATAAATAGGATGTATTGATCAATGTATTAATCTGGTTAATCACCTTTTCTCTCGGCATATTTTTCATATTCATCGGATTGACCTCTTTAATCAGTTTGTTTCCCGTACATGCGCGAATATTCCAGAGACCATCAACAAGCTTTAGTTTTCTCTCGTCAAACAACTGTACTCGGAAATTCTCTTGCACATTTGGCGAAGCCACAACGATTATTCGTTTTTGCATACCAATTTGCTTCAAGTATGTACGCATCTCTTCACAAACACCAATTGCGCTGCAGGTCTTTCCTGTTCCTAGATTATGATACAATAATAAACTATTGTACGGTGTTTGAAAAGAGAGAAAATTCCGGACAAATACTTGATGAGGCGCCAATTCAAATTCAGCCTTTCCCAGAATCTCCGCCTGTTCTTTGATATTGTATATCGTCCCATCGTATTGAGTATCATTAAATTCTTTTTTTTCAGCGATCTTTATAATAAAATTCGGATCATCCAAACTCGGATATAGCATATCATTATTGGCGTCATCTCTCGCTAAAGTATCATGTTCAAGAAGCTCTTTTTTCAACAAAAATTTGTTGCATTCTTTGCTATAAACATTTTCCGGATTATTGCACTTATTTAATAAATATTGCTCCCTCAAAATATCCTCCTCATTCTCTTGATGAGGATTTAATGAGACATATGATTCGCCAATTGGAGGCACTTCCATGAGTATTATATATATTAGGCGTATAATCTATATTGTTGTAAAAGGTTATAAATATTCATAATTATTTTTTTCTTCTCTAAATTATACGGGCGAATACATTTTAAGCAGTCGTCCAATGTTTTCCATTCTAATTTACTCACTTCAGATTGCTGATAATTATTCATATTATCCCCTTCAGAGGAGGAATTTATATATGCCAAAAAATATTTATGCTTGTACGACTTGTGGTTGGATCCAATGAAGATCTCTTCAAAAGGCAATATATTTTCAATAATAGAGATCGTTGATTTTGAATAGCCCGTTTCTTCCTCAAATTCACGTAAAGCGCATTCTAAATCTTTTTCAAGATGATTGCGCCGCCCTTTCGGGAATTCCCACTCTGTTTCAGGCCAGCTGGTTTCACTGGAATTTACTAAATCGTTCAATGTATAAGTTTCATTGTTTACAACAACTCCATTTGTAATGAGCTCAAATTTTTTTGATGAAGCCATTTCTTCGTTGCGATACTTTGTGCCGTTTATGGATCCCCACATCATCTTCCACAAATTTTCAAAAGGTTGACTAATTATACCATGCTTTTCAGCAAGCGACATTTCATTGATACTATTTTGCAGCTGTTCCAAATTATAAGGCGAATAATTTCCGCGAATAAAATCAATATACCCAAAGCTATCTTTTCGGCGTATCATTAGAAATTGTAATCCCTTGGTACTTGGTCTGCATAAAATAATGCCATAGCTTGTAATAGGTAGTTTGCACTGATGAAACTGATGGCCTTGTTTGCCACAATTATTGCATTGAGTTCCTGTTTTATACATGGGTGAATATATGTTTAAAGTAGAATGTTTTTATGTTGATTTATCTCAATGGGATTAGATCCGGCAGTTTGGGGTCCACACTACTGGTTCCTATTGCATACGATTTCATTGAATTACCCCAAATACCCAAGCAGTGTAACAAAAAAAAAATATTACGAATTCATACACAATTTGCACTTGTTTATTCCTATAGAACAAATGGCCGGTGATTTTAGCAAGTTGCTAGATCAATACCCAGTAGCTCCTTATTTGGATTCGCGCGATTCGTTTATACGATGGATGCATTTTATTCATAATAAAATCAACGAGAAATTGGAAAAGCCGAAAATAAGCCTCAGTCAGTTTTATACACAATACTACGATGCTTATAAACCGAAAAATGTGAAAATAGCGGAATATTATCAATTGAAAAAAAAAGCAATCTATTTTGGGATTGTTTTTCTAATCGGCGGAGGAATTTATTTCCTGTATGATAAATAATTATTTCTAGGAAAGCACCATTTTCAAATATTATCTTGTGGTATTATAACGACAACAAAATGACATCAAAAAATACAAAAAAAAATAAATCCCGAACGCGAACACAAACGCGAACACAAACACGAAAACAACGAGAATCCAGACGTATAAGAAAAGGTGGTAAGGTTATCGGTTCAGGAGGCTATGGTTGTGTATTTCGTCCAGCACTCAAATGCAAAGGATCGCGGCGACGTGTCTCTGGAACCATCAGTAAATTAATGAGCAAGCGACATACAATAAATGAATACACCGAAATCGTAAAATTTTTACCCATCTTGAAAAAAATACCTAATTATAAGGAGTATTTTATCATTGAAGGTGCGTCTATTTGTCAGCCAGCCCGCCTATCTTCATCAGATCTAGAGATGTTTGATTCCAAATGTAAAGCGTTGAAAAGTGAAGAAATAACCAAAGATAATATCAATCAATCGTTGGATAAATTAGACAGCCTGAATTTACCGGATGGAGGTATAAATGTAGGTGAATATGTTGATTCCGGATTATCAAATATACAGTTAAAATCCTTGAATGAGTCGTTGATTAAGCTTCTAGAGCATGGTATTGTACCAATGAACAAGTATAATATATATCACGCGGATGTAAAAGAATCCAATATGCTAATAGATCCTCAAACCCACAATGTGCGGTTGATAGACTGGGGGCTTTCAACAAAGTATGATGATGGAAAGATTCCTTACATTATGTACAAGAAACCATTTCAATACAATTTGCCGTTTTCCTCTATTCTGATGAATGATACGTTTCCGAAAATGTACAAGGAGTTTCTGAAGTTGCACACTACCTCAGAGAATGATGCGATAGTCGTTTTTTTACGAAAATATATTGAAGAATGGGATAAAAAACGCGGATCCGGACACCGCAGATTAATAATATCCTTGTGGAAAATCATTTCTGGAAAAGAAAATATATTGGATGCGGTAATTATACCGTATTTGGCAAGAATTTTAGTAAAATATACGAAAAATGGGGATTTTCAGATGATGAAATATTTTAAAGAGGTATACTTGAAAAATATTGATATTTGGGGATTTGTAATGGCTTATTCTTCTATTTTAGAATATAGGCATGAAAGACGATTACCTATCAAAGCCCTGTCCAGTATTTATATGAAACATCTTTATGAAACTGCGACTGAACCTATTTCCGTAGAAAAATTAGTACATAGCTTACGATACAATCTATTATAATGTAGTAAGAAACAGGAGTTGCTTTACGAAGTTAGCAACAGAAGACGACGAGTATATTCAAGAGGCAGAATATTGAATGATTATATACGTTTTTATACACAAAAAAATATATATTCTACAACTATACATGTTCATTATTTTGAAAAATAGACCAGATAGAATGGGAGCCAACTTAACATGGTATATAATGCAAATTATATATGCTCATTATCATAAATATTTTATTCATCATCATGGATTGCATTTTTCTGACAGTATTTTTATAAAAACAATAATTAAGTTTGTTGATGAATATAATTTTGAATTGGGTGAATCGCTAGGCAATCATGATCATGGACCAACATTGGATTGGGTAGAACATAGCGAGCAGGATTGGCCTGGAAATAATATGATTGTTTGTAAGAAAATTAAATGTGATTTAGTCAGCTACTTTAAGAAGCATCTATTCGCAAAAATGAGAACCATATTAAACACCTTTATTCCTTATTCAATACCCACCAAAAAAACAATAGGTGTTCATTTACGATTGGATGATGTTGAAACTCGGTTTGACTACGAGGGAATTTTTTCAAGCAATTACTATCGCGATAAAATTAATAACGGAAATATAAATATTGACTTGGATGAAGAACATAGGTATTGCTATGAACGCGGCATTTTTGTAAATGGGTGGGGACGCAATTATAATTCCTATGATTGTCAAGCACCTATTGCTGAAGATAGGATACAGCGTATCATAGATCAAGCAAAAACAAAATATCCTGATCATGAGATAGTGATTGTGGCTTCCCCTTTGGGCAAAATTGAATTACCATACCCAACTGTCCGAAGTGAAAATATGGACGATGATTTGATTTACTTGTGCAATTGTGATGTTATCATTTGTTCGCGCAGTTTGTATTGTTTTTCATCGGTATATTTGGGGAATGCACAGGAGATTTTTATTCCTATGTGGGGACACATCGCCGGCACAGGTTTAACAAGCAAATACGACAACGCAAATTTGACATATTTTTACTAGAATTATTGCGGTATAATTAAATTTATAATATAATAATATTTATTATATATCATGAAAAACAATGCATATATATATGATATGATCCATCCAGACCCGAATGTTGTGCCTGGTTTTTTTGCTAATTATTTTTTTTTATTAGAATTATTCATATATTGCGACTATTATCAAATGGGACAGTTATATGTAAATGATAATGGTTGGATATACTCATATGACAAGGGACTAGAAGACTATTTTATTATAGACATGAAAAAAATTTGTCCAATAAAAAATAATAATGATATACCAAAAGATTCTACGATACAAGGTCAATTCAATCATGGATTTAGTTATCATCCCAAAGTTTCACTTCATACATTCAAAACAGCAATAAGTGATCTATATATTTTGAATGAATCTCTAATTGAGAGAACACAAGAGTATTGCAGAAGCATACAACTTCCAGAAAAATACAATTCCATTTACGTAAGGTGTGGAGACAAACTTGTACATGAAAGCAAATACTATTCAGTTGAGATTTATATTGATTATTTGTTGAAACAGATGGAAAAAGAAAACAATACTTGTAAAAATTTATTTGTAAATTCGGATGACCACCGTGAAGTGATGAAATATGTTGAATATATAAAAACAAACAAAATTGATTTAGAGGTTTTTTATATAACAGACGAGTCAGATAATGGAGGAACATTAGTTTCAGATAATTATAAAAATACACTTGATGATCGCGATAAGGATAAATTAAAAGAAATTGTATCAGAAAATAAAATCGCAATAGACCAGATGAATGCACCGCAAAAAAAGGAACATACCGAAAAACTTTTATGCGCAATTGAAATCATAAAAAAATCGGATATTGTTGTTTTGGATTACCAATCCAACGTTTCGCGATTCATCAAGTTATATTGCAAAGATTCCAAGGTATATTCTATTTGTGGTATAGAACCACATGATGATATGAAAGTGAGTCCAGCATATACAAATTTTATGATAGAGGGATAAAATGATTCGGCTTCTCGCTATTCTCCATATTTTTTCTAATCTGATTGTATGAGATTAGAACTATTCATATTAGGCATCACAGCCTTTTTTATATATAACACATATCACGACGGAAAATACACTAAAATGTTAATGGCTGGTAAAAAGTACTACAAAATGATCTTTTATGGATGTCTGGGTATAGGACTTTATTTGGTGATGAAACGCAATCCAGCAGAGTGTAAGAATATGTTGTTGTGTGCAAATAATATGGTAAAATATATGCCAATAGATAAATCGTCTATGGATATGTTGAATCCGATTATGGACTTTACATCAAAAACACAATGGGGCGGCGGAGAAAACGCAGACGGAGAGGGGGAAAATAGAACCGGCTCTTTTATGTCATCGTTTATGAATTCAAATGATTTGGGAGAGAAAAGAATCCTTCAGTCTGGCAAAAACGCGACGAAGCGATCTGTAAGCGAAACCAAGAAGAAATTTGTTGCCTCACAACAGAATTGGAAATGTGGTCACTGTAACAATCAACTCACTGCATGGTTTGAGGTAGATCATAAAAAGCGCCTTGAATATGGCGGCGGAAATGACGTGGATAATTTAGTTGCATTGTGTAGAGAATGTCACGGAAAGAAAACCGCAATGGAGAATATGTAAAATTATCCGGCATTATGCCTGCTAATTTTGTTCATATTCAGGAGGCAGAATGCCGGATGAATATGCTCCTCGCTCTCCGTCGCTTCGCGACTCCTGCTCCTCACAAGTGTCTTTCGCGACTTCGGTTCCTCACAATTTCGCTGATATTATACCTTTTTGGTTCTGGAAAATATAATGTAAACATAATATAATACTTACCTTATATGGAAAATGCTAGCAAACGAATTAAAAATGCTGTTTCATCTGTAGCTTCATATGTATCTTCATACACAGGTCAAAACACAAGAAATCCATATAATTTTTTATTGAAACGCCGATTGAAATATGGATTGGTACTAGCCGTATTCCTTATTTCAATGTTTGTATTCTATTATAAGGATCCATACTCCATTGCTTCCAAGTATTTCGGGTATACCACATTTGTTACCATTCTAGTAGGCGTGTTTTTATGGGCGATGATGGTTTGGTATACATATGCATTTACAAATGCACAAGAGTTGCATATTACTGAAAATACTACAGTTCCAGTATATGAATATTTTGTTAAAGCGTTGATATTTCTAGTATGCATTGCCAGCTCTGGTGCATTGATTTATTGGGTGGTGACTAGTATAAATAATCTATCTAATAGATCAAGCATTATATCATTGATATTGAACCTTCTCATCATTGTAGTGATGTTTGGTCTTATTTACAAGATTTTTTTATCCAATAATTATGTGCAGAGTTCTCCAATTATGAGATTTCTTACAAATATTCTATTCTATATTCCTTGTCTTTTTATGAATATTGTTGATTATATTGTTGCCATGTATCAATCAGAAAAAAACAAGACAAACAGAACAGAAATTATAATGCTTTTTTTGGCGATTTTATTGATAATATTGTATTTAATTTACCTATTCGTTGTACCCATGATTGAAAATAGATTTATTACACAAGGAGGGAAAGTCGTGGTAAATGAACCAATATCAATTGCAAATCGCAGTGTTTTAGACACCTATGGATCTCTCAATAATATTGACCCTAAAGCGATCAGTTTGGCCGGAAAATACGATTATAACTACGGTATTTCCATGTGGATATATATTGATTCATTTTCCACTTCTATGGGCGTAGATAAAGACACATATATTCCAGTTTTTGATTATGGAGGCAAGCCTACAATACTGTATAATGGGTTTACAAATACTATCATGATTACCGTGGCACCGACAGACGCGTCTGATAAACCTGAACCACGAATTATTTACAAAGAGGAAAAAGTTTTATTGCAAAAATGGAATAGCATTATTGTAAATTATAATGGAGGTACTTTAGATATTTTTTATAATGGAACATTGGTGAAATCTGAATCAAATGTGATACACTACATGTCTTTAGACACAATGTCTATTGGCGCGAGTCCAGGCATTAAAGGAGGTATTTGTAACTTGACTTACTTCAAAAATGTTTTAGATGCTAATCAAATTTATTATTTGTATAATTCTGTAAAGAATAAAACGCCGCCAACATTGGCAAAAACAAAAATATAAGAAAAGAGATATTTTGAGAGGTTTTGGAGTTGCGAAGTGACGGAAGATGACGAATAGAATTAGGAGACAGAATGCCGGATAATTCTGTGGATGATTCAATAATTTTATTCATATAGTATATAATGACTGTCGGATCCATTCTCTTAATTGTTATAGTGCTAGTATTATTGTACGCAATCATTTACTATATAAGTCGCGATGCACAAACCCTATCTGGAAGTGTGATGGATGGAACCGTGATGACGACAATTCCTGCAAGTAAATTAACATCAAAACAAGGTTCTTCAGGTAATTTTTCTTATTCAGTGTGGTTCAATATTGATGATTGGAATTATCGTTATGGGGAGACAAAAGTTATTTTAGGAAGATCAGCTACAGCGTTGACAGGTACCACAGGAAATACCACATCAACTTCATCAAGTATATCTGGAGCTAGTCCAACAATAGGTTCTACTACTACTAGTGGTTCAGGTGGAAATATAGATGTAGCGTCGCTTCAACCTTGTCCATTTGTTGTTTTAGACACTAAAGCGAACAACTTAATAGTTTCTGTAACATGCTACTCAAGCAGTGCGGCTATACCAGCGAGCGGCAGTGTTCCACTCGGTATTGTCCACAATGTGGAGATCACCAATATTCCTATTCAACGATGGACCCACCTGTTTGTAAGTGTTTATGGACGAACTTTAGATATTTACATTGATGGAAAATTAGTGAGAACTGGTATTTTACCTGGTACAGCTAATGTCAACCCCAATGCAAACTTGTACTTGACACCCAATGGTGGATTCTGGGGGTGGACATCTAAACTACAATATTGGAATAATGCTACCGACCCACAGACAGTGTGGAATATTTACACAAAAGGATATGGTCAAGGAATATTCGGAAGTTTGTTTGGCAAGTATCAATTGCAGTTATCTATTCTTACTGATAATTCCACAACAAGTCAGATCACTATATAAATACAGAATTCGTTTTAGCGACGAGCATATTCAGAAGGCAGAATGCCGGATGGGTATAACAAGTGTAAATTGGGATTTAAGTCGTGTGACATATACTTTCTAAAAGTATAAGATGTGGTTTTTTTCATAACATATATATATATACAGATGTCTAGTGGATTTGCAGGATTTGGCACAGGCTCTAATTACAATCAGTTTTCTATAAATCAACCATTACAAGGGACCAAGGATTTTTTGCAATCAAATACAATAATTGCGAAAGTGGCATTCTTGATCTTCATTCTATTCATATTTGTCATATTACTAAGTTTAGGTATACGTGCAATCACATGGGCGCTTTCTTCCAACCCATCTCCTCACTTTTTTGATGGCATGCAAGACGCCAAAATAATGGTTAATTATCCACAGGTTCCAAATACAGCGGGAGCTGTAACAGTACAGCGTTCAGTGAACCAGAATCAAGGTATTGAGTTTACATGGTCTATCTGGATGTTTATTGACGAGATAACTTATCAAGCAGGTGTATACAAGCATGTTTTTAGCAAAGGAGATGCGCCAACAACTACCACCAAGGATGGAATTATCGTCTTAAATAATGCGCCAGGTTTGTATATTGCTCCCAATACAAATGCATTACATATAATCATGAATACTTACAATAATGTAAATGAAACCGTAGATATACCAGATATTCCTTTGAATAAATGGATGAATGTGATGATTCGCTGCAAAAATACCACATTGGATATTTATATTAACGGTGTTATTACACAAAGTGTAATATTGAATGGTGTTCCCAAACAAAATTACGGTGATGTATGGTTATGTGCAAATGGTGGGTTTGCCGGATATGTCTCTAACTTGTGGTATTTTAATTATGCGTTGAGTACTTCAGAAATTGCGGCCATTGCCAGACGAGGACCGAATAGAAAGATGGTTGGATCCAACTCAATGACCATGAGAAATCCAAATTACTTGTCGTTGCGTTGGTTTTTCTATGGAAATGGAGATCAATTCAATCCATCCCTCGGTTATCAGGACGGATTTTAGTGAGGAGTCGGAGTTGCAAAGCAACAAAGGGTAATGAACATAATTAGGAGGCAAAATGCCGGATGGTTATAATGTAGAAACGAAAAACGGAAATAAAAAGCAAAAAGAAAAAGCAAAAAGAAAAAGCAAAAAATAGATATTTTATATATAGTTGAATTATATAAAATAATGCCTGATTGCTTCCCATTACGAGGACTTCCTCCAGATCCATCACGGGTATGGAGTCGCGTACAGAATCAATGTTCTACAAATACGACTGCCTCTGAATATATATATATACCATATTTGAAAAAAACGGTTCCATTGAGCCAGGTAGCTTATGAGTTTGACGTAATAAACAAGGGAAATATACTGCAATACAAAGAAAATAGCTCTAATATAACTAAAAAACAGCGTTATTCACAGATTGCCAAGGGGATGTGGACAAACCGAACGACCACATGGGCTTCTCAAACGCAAACAACCAGTCTTCCAAACACTCAACAGCTACCGCGTATAAGAGATACTCTCACTTGTAACAATGGATTGACCAACTATTGTATTCCAACAAGTGCCTCGGATGTTCCAGGTCCCATAATTAATCTTTGTTACAATAGCGGCATTTTTCCTACACACTATCCTAGACAGCGCTATATTATGACAAATAGTGGGAACAAATTCCCAGTGGGGTACAAGTTTTTTACATCCTCAAGGTCGGGTTGATACATATATCCTGAGTTGGGAATATATCTCCTGTCATGCAAGTATCTGCTTCTCCGACAGAAATACAGCTTCGGAACCCTCTGTCTTCGCCAATATAACACCATCCAGATTTATTTCCTGATTTGGTTTTTTGAATACTGCTATATGAATCGTCTGCATAATAATCTTGCTCATGTTGTTGTGCGTTATTGAGAGCTTTATTCAACGTGTTTCTATCCATATTTGGTGGTTCGTTTGCTGGAGAAGTTGTAGCAGGTGCGGGTGCGGATGCGGGTGCTTGCCCTGGTAATGTAGTGGATCCACCTATTTTTGCCGCAGTTGGGCTGGGTTCCTGATTTTGTTGCACTTGACTAGGAATAGCGGAAGGAGTTGCATTTTGCGCTACTGTCGCAGTGTCAGGTACATCCGATTTATCGTCTGTAGGTTTATCAGAGTCATGCTTGAATAATTTAGTGACGGATTGTTTTATTTGATCCCAAGCATTATTGATATTAATAGATCCTTGGTTTCCTTTTGCTAAATAATTATAGAGTGTGAGGGAAAAGAAAGCGGTAAGTAACACAATGATAAACCAAAACGCCCAAGAAGAAAAAATACTACTTTGGTTGTTCGGCGATATTGAGTCATCGGATCCTAATAATGTGGACAAGTTTTGTTTATTTGTAGAGTCATCCATTATACTAAAAATAAATATATTAAATTTTTTTGTTTCGTCGCGACTTTCTATTTTTCTTCGTAGTTTTACCACTATGATAACGACCGCTCCGTTGCCGTCTTCTCCGTCTTCGTGTATTTTTCCCACCAGTAGTTACAGTTAATTTGTTATCTAGCGCCGGTGCGCCAATCGTCATAATCTGTACAATTTTACCTTGTTTATTGTACATTTTAAGATACGTTCCCAATCCACTTTTTATTACACGTTTTGGAAGAAATATTGGTTCTACTGTAAATGCCTCTTCAATCTCTTGATCGTTACAACCCTCTACATAATTGATGCAACCATTACAGATTATTTCCAATTTTTGAAAAACCGTATCATTTATCGCATCTTCCATGGTTTTCTTAGTTCCCTCTGTTCGGCTTCTTTCAACCCCAAAAGGAGCAAATGGCTGAATATAGACTCCATTCAAAATATTCACATTATGATAAATATTCGCAGCTCGGTCATCTACCAGAAATGTATTAAATTTGTTGTATTCGGGATATTTTTTCCAAACATATTCTAAATTCTTAGGATTGTCCTCGCCTGCTTCCACGACATCTTCATTTCCAAATCTGAACAAGAATATATCTTGAGGTAATTTAAACTTTTTTATAATAATATTCGCAATATTTTCTGCATATTCCCTGTCAGAATATGTCCAAATAGCGAGCTGAATTTTATCATCATTATTTGTAAGATAATTTAACAAATTTTGCAAATAAGGTCTAAAAATAATATAACTCCCGGCGTCTTCTATATATTTAAATCTTGATTTTATATTTTCCGGTAGATTAATCCATTTGTGCGATACTTTTTTGGGTATAAATTGAATTAGTGTTTCATCAATATCAAACACAATCAGAATTTTTCTCTTATCGCTCATGATATATAAACGCATTATAATATTTTTTATCATTTCAACAGCCTATATCAGGTGTTGAAATGATTTATTTGAAAGAATACAAGTATAAAAACTGATTCAAATCGCCTAATATTTCGTCGCGAATATTGAAGAGATCCGAGTTAGACATCAGATTTAACGCTTTTTTTGTGTCTAATCCAACCAAGTAGTTTTTATACGATATTATTTCTCTTTTGAATTCTTCCGGGGATCTCATATCTTTGAGCGGAATCATTTTTACGGATGTCAGTTGTGTTCTGTTTCCGGCTTTTCCAAGTAAAACCTCTATAAATTTATCAATGTTTTCTCCTAGCTTGGAATAAAGCTCATCGGTCGCTTTGTGTGTCGCGTAACTATAAGTCTTCCAATGATATAACTTTATCGTGTTCAGCATTTCCAAAAATACGACTGTTATTTCTTGCTCAAATGACGAAAGCGAACTGTTATTATTACCGTTCTTATACGCCTTGCGTGTGCTGCCTCCTTTTTTATGGCTTCGCTGGCGCACATATCTTCTTGTAGGCATTAATATATATTACAAATATTTTTATCGCGGTCCTCATTTAACCCTTTCATGCCTGAAAGGGAATTTTTGAGTGGCTAAAGTAATCATATTTGGTTACTTCAGCTACGAAAGAGTTAGACTCGCGGTATATACGTCTCTCCAAAATTATTCATCTTTTCTAATTTTTCAATTGTTTTCTCCAAGTTTGATTGTTTGACATCTTTAAATAAATAATCCGTATTCGGACTTCTCTCGTTTTTCTTGATTTGTTTATAGATAAAGTCTATTTTTTTGACAATAATTCCGATCTTTTCTTTCGTTTTCTCTTTCAAAAGTTCTTCACCGATGTTTATAGGTTCAACCAGGAGAGAAACCGCAAAGTACATGATAAATTTGCGTTTTTTATAACTGCTTGTTGTGTATTTCAAAGTAAACAGCGTTAACAGACTTTTCAATACTTTTTTTACTAGGGTGTGTTTTAATTCTGCTTCTTTTAAAAATATATCCCAAATAATCCAAACAATATCTAGTTGAAACTTCGCATCTACCAGTATATGAGTTCTTCTCTCACATAGGCATTTGTCCTTCTTTGCTTTGCAAACAGATTCAAATTCCATAATCCATTCCATCCAATAACACGCATTGATAATATTCTTGCCATCTTTAGATATATTGAATGCGAGTTCATTGGCTGCAATATAGAGCTCTTTGGGGTCTTCTTTTTGAAATATAGGCTCGGCATAATGAACATCTGGCGCTTTCAACTTATCGCTGATTTCAGTCATGTCAAAGTCGGATAACTTAATTTTTATCTCATCAAAACTGTGTTTTCTCTCTGCTTCGCATAAGATACCAATAATTTCACAAAAGAGCTTCCGGATTTTTTCGCTATTACGCATTCGGATTTCATTCCCATTATATCCATTCTCCACAATATCTCTGAAATTTTTGATACGGAGTTCTAAATATATAGCTAATTTAGGATTCCCTAGATGCACATATTTGCTATAAAAAAACAATATAAAATCCCATAGGTCACTGTAATGTCCTGCACATATTAATTCGGCGCTCCAATAACAAGCGGGTTCTAGTTTAGCATTAATTAAACTATTTAGTAGTTCTTTCTTCACATCGGATTTTTTGAATTCGGAAAATGTGATCCCTTTGAACTCTTTTGGTTGACGTATATCATTTATTTCAGAGTCTGCTGACATATAATACAATTTATACAAAAAAAATATGCGAATAACATATAGCAATGAAAAAAACTACAAATTTCAATAAATTATCTCTATGGGCAAAAGTTTTATTAATCGTATCTGCTATATTACTCATAGTCGTGGCTTTCAATGCCATTACAAATCGCAAAACAATGCAGGAAGGCTTTGAACAAAACGAGACCTTTACATTCAAAGAAGGGCCTGCTGTCTATGATAATTTTTATGCGGATATATATGATCATCTGGTATACAGTCAGGCCAAAGACTTGTACGAGGTTGGAGAGATATTGAATGCTACCAAACCGACGAGCGAGAGTATTATCCTGGATATAGGAAGTGGTACAGGTCATCATGTCGCATTGATGGAACAAAAAGGCCTACATGCTATGGGTGTAGACATCTCTAGCGCAATGGTGAAAAAAGCGAAGCAAAATTATCCTGAATTGAATTTTGTGCAAGGCGATGCTATAAACGCGAATTTGTTCAAGCGCGATTCATATACTCACATATTTTGCCTGTATTTTAGTATTTATTACTTCAAAAATAAAGACGCCTTTTTTGCAAATTGTATGAAATGGTTGATGCCAGGCGGTTACTTGGTCGTGCATTTGGTGGAGCGCGAATTATTTGATCCCATATTGCCCCCCGCCAATCCGCTCTTCTTGGTTTCTCCACAGAAATATGCTAAAGAAAGAATCACTCAATCCAAAGTCGTTTTCAATAATATGGAATATTCCGCGAACTTTCATTTGGATCAGGACAAAGATATGGCGACATTTAACGAAAAGTTCAAGGACAAAAACTCTGGAAAAACGCGCAAAAACAAACATATTTTTTACATGGAACCCGATAAAAATATCATCGTTAAAGCAAAAAATGCTGGCTTTATTGTACAAGGAAAAATAGATCTCTTAAAGGTGGGATATGAATATCAATATTTGTATATCTTTACAAAGCCGAATTAGCGAATCAATCAAAGTCTATAATAGAACGCAGCTCTTCACTCAAAAAGAATTTTATTGTGTTGTAAGCCATGAAGATATACCATGTAGGATTTATTACTTTAATTTTCTTCAATGTTTTGGAATATTTTTGTGTAATTAATTTGGCGATTTCTATACCCGTATTCAATTCAAGCATGTGCTTTATTCCAAATCCTTTGCTATCAAAAACCCATATCCACTGTCCATCCCCGTTTTCTCTCAACATGGCATCATAATGGTTTATGATTCCAGCTGTATCGTAATATTTGGTAGCATTGGCCGGACACGTATAAAATACGGTTGTATTATCTGTTTTATACATCTTAGAGAATGAGTGACTTGACGGATCGGCGTGACATATTGCACAAATATTTTCCATAATAATACATGACAAGTTTAAAATTTTGCTTTTTTATCTAAATGATCAACATACACCCCAATAACAACAACTATGACATATATTTATTCTATACTCGTTTTTTTGTGTGTTTTTATATTGATCATGTATATTTATATTCGTCTTAGGTACGGGTTCTGGTATTATCAACCGGTGTTTCACGTATATGACTTATATTCATATATATTTCCATGCGGAATCATTATGCACGATTTGCCTAAAAAAAATAGATATACGAATTTTCAAGAAATTACTACACTACATTTTGATACCATACGCGGAACGCGTAAAATGACAGAATTCGCAAACTTGATCCAGTTTCATTTTTTGCGAAATAAAGAAAATCGGTTCACACCGAAAAAAAGGAACCTGATTCCTTATTTTCTAGGGTACAGTCGCAATCATCCTTGTTTCATTTCATTTTATTATGAAGACGAGTTATTGCATGACATCAAAAATAATACAATGATTCCCCACAAAAAACTAATTGGGGCAATGACTACTAGACCGCTGCATGTGTTTATAAAAAACAAGAATGCGCAGTTTTACGTGTATTATGTTGACTATTTGTGTGTGGACAAATCTTATAGAAAAAAGGGCATCGCACCGCAACTGATTCAAACACACGAATATAATCAGCGTCATGGAAATGATAAAATTTCAGTGAGTTTATTCAAGAGAGAAGGACAACTAACAGGAATTGTTCCGCTGTGTGTTTATATGAATTATGGGTTTCCGCTTGATCATTGGTTGTATCCTGAACCGCTTGTTCCTAGATATAACTTGATAGAATGCACAAAGCAAAATATTCGGTTTTTGATGGATTTTATGAAACAGGAGAGAGACCAGTTTGATATTTGTATTACAGCGGAATTGGCTTCTGTAATCAGTCTAATAAACAGTTACAATTTACACATCTATTTTTTATTGGATACGGAGAACAGCGATATTTTAGCCGCTTATTATTTCAAAAAAACATGCGTCTCTATTCAGCATGGAAAAGATTGTGTTTGTTGTTTTGCCAGTATCCAAGGCAAAGGAACAAAAGATGCGCTTTTTATTGAGGGATTTGGTCATGCGATTGCATCATTGCGGAAATATAAGTATAAATACTCGTTCTTATCAATTGAATCCATTTCTCACAATATAAAAATTATTAACCATTACGGAAAGGCGAATGCGACGATTGTATCGCCGGTCGCCTATTTTTTCTATAATTTCGCATACCACACATTCCATCCGAGAAAGGTCTTTGTTTTGGGTTCATAATCATCGTGTATATTTGCCAATCCGAGAGAAAGAATCGGCAATAAAAATGATGAATATGCCTAAAAAAGAATAAAGCACAACCTCTTCGGTGACCGATCCGGTTCTCTCATCTTGTTGTTCCTCTAAAAGATGAATCATGTAGTTCAATTTTTCAAATAGTACATCCTTCTCAATTGCTTGTGCTGGTGGTGGAGATGGAGGTTGAGAAGAAGAATAATAAGATCGGTTCATGGATTCATCTTGTTTAGCAGCCATCTGTCCATCATAATTCGGTATGAGCCTTTTGTAATACTCTTGCGCGGTAATTTTATTTTCATAATTGGTTTGATAATTATTCAATTGGAGCTTTTCATCCACATACTCTTCTGCTGGTGCAGGTTGTCTACCTAAAGTAGACATGCCTTCTTTTTGACCTGTATTTCTTTGTTGAGTCGGCTCTCTCGTTCGCTGTACTCCAGAAGATATAGGCGGAGCCGGAGGACTGAATTCTCCTAGATCGTGAGAATCATCATCATTGTTTCCTGGAGTATTATGAATCGTTTGCAGGACTTGATTGACCTTGTCGGTATCAATAATTTGATCGGGGAATTTTTTTTGTGTTCTGTTATGCGCGCCACGTTTCATATGTATACTAGAATTTTGGTGAGGGACATTATCATTATCATTGTTAAATGGAGCCGCACTCATTGCTAAAGACATTCTCTTAATAAAAATCAAGATAATTATTTGCAAAAGACACTGAAATTGAGGCTTTTTATAAAAGTCTATTTTACAGTCTAAAATAAAATCTGGTTTATTTGTATAGCTAATGAATCAAAATAGTTCTATTGTTGCAGCTATTGCTTTAGTAATATTTATAATGATCTTATCCGGTAAAAATATGAAGTTTTTATTATATACCATTTTGGGTAGATGCTTATTGATTTTGTCTGTTTTGGGGTTCACCGTAGTAAACAAGTTCTTGGGAATTGTTTCAGTGATCCTCATTTTTTCGTTATATAATTCTATGGATTTCCCAGAAGGATTCACATGTTTGGATCCGGTAACTGGTGCGACATCAGAGCAAAATGTAGAAGACGAGGTCAATTGTACATTTACTCATTCTTCACCTCAGAATGTAATTAGTTTGCCTAGCATGATAGGCGAAGAACCGCCATTAATAACCCCTACTTCGCAGCCTATAGTCACCTCCGATATAGCACCAGCATCTACTCCTACGGTCACTCCCAATGTAGCGCCTGTTTTGCAGTCTATAGTAGCTCCAGATATAACACCTACACCAACACCAACACCTACACCTACACCTGCATCTATTTCACAGCCTGTAGTCACTTCCAATGTAGCGCCAACTTTATAAACTATAATCTTTAAAATATATAAGGGCGACCAATGAGAAAAACGGGTATGTTTACATTTATAGTTACTGCTATTTTGCTTATATTCATTATTGTCTGCTTTAGTTATCATGCAGAACGGAAACAAGAAGGATTTGTATCTTATGTGCGTGCGTTATATCACCCGCGAATTAGAAAAACACGATTGTTTGTTTCTGATATAGCAAACGATACTAAGAATTATCTGCGTACAATCTCTAGAAAATTAGGATTATAGTTGTCCTTTTTTTCAGAAAAAAACTTCTGCATGTAGTATAGTTAGTATACAAATTATGGCTAGACCTAGAAAAATTCCATCTCCTCCACCATTGCCGAATGCGGTTCATCATCCAGAAAAATCAAAAGGAATTTCAGGCATGTTTCAATATATGCATCACCATGTTCTTTATTTGAATAATAGCAAATTCTTCGCGGGTGTCGTTATGATTATGCTGAATGTCGGTTCAAAATTCATTTCTATTCAATTTAGCAAGTCTACAGAAGAGTATTTGAAAATGTCTGTTACAAAACAGCTCTTAGTTTTTGCAATGGCATGGATGGGTACTCGTGATATATACACTGCATTGGTTCTAACGGCGGTGTTCGTTGTTTTGTCGGACCATTTATTCAATGAAGAGAGTCACTTATGTGTGGTGCCTCATAAACACCGAATTTTACACAAATTACTTGATACGAATAATGACGGAACTGTTTCAGAGGAGGAAGTCAAAAATGCGGAAATGATTTTAGAAAAGGCGAAACAGGATAAATTAAAAAAGACGCAAAAGGAGGCAATGATTAAATTTGATTTTATTAGAACAAATGAGCAGACATAAAAATCTAAATGTATTATAGTATGACATCAATCCCTAATACATTAACAATATTTATCAATACGCGAATTCGCAATAATAATAGGATCAAATACAATCCATCTATGACAGTACCGAATATTAAATCAGATATAATTTGTTTTGATCCATTGATAAAATTGAATAAATCTATCGTGACAAATATTCCTCCGGATCAGCCTTCTGAAGAACTATATACGCAATTTTTTAGACGCAATGAGTTTAATAGTTTACTACAAAGAACACTTTCTGGCAAGTCTCAGTATCCGCACGATTTAACTGGAGCAAAAGTGGAAGGTATAATTGATCAAAATATTCGGACAACATTGGATATTTTATTCAAGTCGGGTAGCCCCTTTTACATCAATGGCGAGCAGTATACAATTCATTCATATGATTGGGTAACTGGTGATTGGAAGATAGATACCAAATTATTTGAAAAATATGTATCTAAAGGGTTACCTTACTTGAATGTTCAATATGACAGAATACGTGATAACAATGCAAAAAAGGAGCTTCTCTCTATACCGAATGATGTGCAAGTTGGAAATGTGCCGCATAATAGTTCCAAAATAGTTAAGGCTGTGGCTATAACAGAAGGTGTTCCTTTGGCAAATGTTAAAATTATGACTCCTGTTCAAAAGCCTGCACCGATTCCTTCTGCTCCGCCATTACCTGCAAATATGTATCCTCCTTTGTCTCCCAGCACAATACAGGAAACTACAGAACTTCCTCCGCCAGTGCCTCAGTCCGCGCGTGTGTCTGTACCTGCACCTGCACCTATACCAACATCTAAAGGGCGCCCTGAACGTCCAATTGAACCGTCTAAAAATATCGCTTCCCCGTATGCAATGGCATCCGCCAACTTTTTGGCGGAGAATTTGTCACCAGTAAAGACTAAAGTGACAGATAAAGCGATTGAATTAATACCAAACAAAGTTAGAACGCCCGAAGAGAAACTTGTTTATCAACTTGAGTTGGCGATGGAACAAGGAATACGAAGAGATGTATTATACAGTCAAAACAATGTGATAAATGAGGAGACTCTTAAAGCGGTTGAACGATGGGAACTCGCGAAGAATAATGGTGAAGGCGATTGTCTCTTTTATGCCATGAGGGATATTCTATCAAGCGATCAAAATAGAAAAAAGAGTGAAAATCCGCTGATTGTTCCAAGACGTATGGATAAACGGGGGAACATGGTTGTTTTGAACCCGAATCCCTACTTAGATAATGGTGTGTATACTGTGCGAACATTGCGCAAAGCGTTGAAGGATTATCTATATTATCCAAATCCGGAAGAGCCCGATTCTCTACAAGGGCATGAAATATTATTCCAACAATACTTGAATGGTGGGATAGCTCAGTGGGAAGCCGCAGATCCAAATACACTTTTGGGAAAAGAAACGAAAATGCGTTGGCAGTTTATTCGCAATGATGACAATACCGGATTTATTACATTATCGCAATTGGCTGACTTGATCGGAACGCCGTCGGATCCCGTAAACCAACTCATTAATATAGATGGCCCATCCAAGCCGATGAATAGATATTATCTTGGGGACGAATTAGCCGTACAGTGTTTTGAGGATATTTTTGGAACAAAAATCGTGCTTATGACAGATCCGGATATAAATGCTTTGCGCATTGGTGTACGTGTGAATTTTTTCAATGGGACTGGAGACTTCCATACAGGAAATGTAAAATCGTACAATGCGTCTACCAAGCAATGTGTCATTGAAACGGATGATTACAAGTTGTATGAGATAAACGAGAATGACGCTGATATAAATATTGAGATTGTAAATAGATATACAATATATAATGCACCGAGTACAGTGCGATTTCCTAAACCACGAATTGATCCACCCCAGTTTGTATTCATATTTTATACACAAGGTGGAATCGGGCATTATGAAGCCATGTATGAAAAAACGCCTCAAGCAGGTAGATTAACGCGTTCTGCTGGCGCACCTCCTCTCCGATTTATTTTTGATTCAGTGCAAATGCCAGGTTACATCAAGTATATGATTTATTTGGCATCGTATGGCTATGATATGAATGGGAACTACGGTGTGCGCAATGATACCTATCCTCGTATTCCAGTATTGAATACATATCTGAACAAGATGTACCAGATTGTGTTGAGAAAAATAGACAATCGCGATGAGCCTGTAAAGATAACATCTGGACAGAAGGTGCAATTGGGAGGTGCATTAGGTAATTTTGTGTCTTCCTATCTCCAGAATGCGCCTCATATAAGATTTTACGATACAAAATTGACCTTTTATGTAATTATAGATTTGGAGGTGTATCCAGGTAAGTCCATTTCTAGCTCGGAGAAGCGTATGTTAAGTTGTAGTTCAATGTACGGAAAGATTATGTCTACATATGCAGATATGCATGGTATGATATATATGCCGCCTGAATTATCTATGCCGAAAGGCATTGTTGCGCTAAGCTATAAACAAAAAAGCAAAGGAGGAAACAAGAACAATACAAGGCGAGGAGGTTATAGTAAAAAATATGTCAAAGGAAGAGCGAAAAAACGAACACGACGCATATCCAGAAGAAACAAAACGAAAACGCGCAAGGTTGGGTCTTCTTTAAGCCAAAAATAATATAATAAATGGGGGAGGGCTGGTGCTCTTTAAGTCCGTTTGCTCATTTATTATATAATTCACTCAAAACTTTTTTCCAAGACTATTTTGGAGAAATGAAAAAAGGACATTTATTTTTGTCCATTTTTGACTTGGCCAAAATAGTCTTGGAAATTGGATTATTGTGTTTTTCATTTTAGATCATAATGCTGCAAGAACCGCATTTAAAAAAAACAATTTGTTATGATAACATTTTTTAAAATTTATGTAAACGGAAATCCCTATTTTTTTCTGTTGTCTATTTAGACAACCGATGGCAACCAATAAAAACGTATCGCATTTATACTGTTTATGTTGTGACTATATATCACGCGATTCTTATAATTTTAATAAACATATTAACACATCTAAACATCAAATTGCATCTGTTAGACAACCAAAATCCCTACAAAATTGTTTAGATGTAGCAAATGAAATAGTTCAGGATTCGTGTTGTGATGTAAATGAGTCAGAAAATAATTTGATAAAAATATCCAAAATAGTATCCCTACAAATCCCTACAAATGTAGGGATTGAACAGCAATCCCATTATACTTGTGACAAATGCAATAAATGCTACAAACATCGCGGTAGCCTTTTTAAACATAGAAAGAAATGCGTTCTCATAAGTAGTTCAAGTAATAATATTCCTACTCCTACATTAGAATCAATAAAAAATACAACAGAATTTCAGTCTTTTATGATTGAACATACAAAAGAACTTCAACATTTTTTGTTAGAACAAAATAAAACTATTATTGAATTATCTAATAAGATAAACGTTACTCAAAATAATAGTAACAATACAAATATAAATAGTAATAATAAATTCAATCTGAATGTTTTCTTGAATGAAACCTGTAAAGATGCGATGAATATTACTGATTTTATGAATACACTTCAATATAAGTTATCCGACTTAGAAAATACGTGCGACTTGGGATATGCAGAGGGAATTAGTAGAATAATGATTCGCGGATTAAAAGATATGGATATATGTAAACGTCCAATCCATTGTAGCGACTTAAAGAGGGAAACTATATATTTGAAAGTTACCAATGGTTGGGAAAAAGAAAATGAAACCAAGGACCGATTACGTAAAATGATTGGGACAATTGCAAATAAAAATATCAATCAAACATGTAAATGGATTGAAATGCATCCCAATTGTAAAGATTGGAATAATAAAAATAATACAAGATATATCAAAATTGTAGGTGCAAGTATGGGTGGAGCAGACAAAGAAGAAGATGAGAAGTTTATGAATAAAATAATCCACAATGTTTCCAAGGAGGTGGTTTTGAAAAAAACGGTATAAAAACCTCTCAATCTTTTATTGAGATGGAACCCTCTTTAACTCTTTCGTGCCTGAAGTAACCAAATATGGTTACTTAACCACTCAAAAATTCCCTTTCAGGCATGAAAGGGTTAAGTTAAAAATTCCATTTATTATATAATTCACTCAAAACTTTTTTCCAAGACTATTTTGGGAAAATCAAAAAAGGACATTTATTTTTGTCCATTTTTGACTTGGCCAAAATAGTCTTGGAAATACGAAAAAAGTGAGTAGTTGTTACTGATGAGTCCATAACACAGAAATTTTAATTTTCGGTTTGTTATGATAAAAATTCCTGTTTTTAATGTTTTTTTTTCTGGCATTTTTTTGTTCTATAAATATAGAACAATTTAGAACAAAAAAAATGCCAAAAATGCCGATATTTTACGAATGTAAAACATGTCACTTTAAATGCAGCAAACGATCCAACTTCAATGAACATCTATTCACATCAAAACATCAAAATAGAACAAAATTGAACGAAAAAACAGCCATTTCCTGCCAAACCATATATGCTTGTAAAAAATGTAATAAATTGTACAAAGCAAGAAATAGCCTGTGGTATCATGAAAAAAAATGCACACAAAAAGATGCAATATCAAATACAGATATATCTTCTTCTGTTTACCCAGATATGGAGTCATTGACAAAATTATTTATGAATAATATCAAAGAAAACCAAGAATTCCAAAAACAAATTATTACAGCTATCAAAGATACGTCTGTGATAACTAATAATACTAATAATACTCATAATAACAACACGATAAACAACAATAAATTCAACCTGAATGTATTCTTGAATGAAACGTGCAAGGATGCTCTAAATATCAGTGATTTTGTGAATTCTCTCCAACTGCAGATTCAAGATTTGGAAAATACAGGAGAATATGGATTCACTGAAGGCATTTCGCGAATCTTTATGAGAGGTCTCAAGGAACTTGATATATATAAACGACCTATCCACTGTAGTGACTTGAAGAGAGAAACCATCCATGTGAAAAGTGAGAATAAATGGGAAAAAGAGGGAAGTGATAGAGCTACCTTGAAAAAAGCGATTAAACAGATTGCGAATAAAAATATTTGCATGATTCCCGAATGGAAAAAGGCAAATCCGGGCTGTGAAAAATACGATAGTAGGAAAAATGACAAGTACTTGAAACTTGTGGTGGAATCAATGGGTCCAACGGATGAAAAGGACGAGGAAAAAGAATTCAATAAAATCATCCGATTTGTGGCCAAGGAGACTGTTATTGACAAGGACTGTAACTTGGTTCTTTAAGTCTTTCATACCTGAAAGAGAATTTTTGAGTGATTAAAGTAACCATATTTGGTTACTTCAGGCACGAAAGAGTTAAGCTCATTTGGATAATTTATTATGTAATACATTGAAAATTATCGGACATTTTTGTTTTTCTTTTCATTGAAAAAAACTTTTGAATAACCTTTTACCGGTTTGTATATATGCTCTAAATCCTCCCTTTTGCCACATTGAATAGATAAAATACACTAAAAAAATAAAAATAAATATATATATCCAGAAAAGCATTTTCGCAAATGTGTAAATAATAAAATATCCAGGCTCGGGCTGCACATCTAATCTCAAAAGGGATATTCTCATTTTGCTAATATACGATCCCCAATAGTTCCCATCACTTCCCCAGTATTTTTGATTTTCCGTTTCAGGAAATAGTTGATAACACAGCGGTTCATAATAAGTATAGCACACCGGGTTCCATGCATCCCAATCTAAAATATTGCGATGTTTCTTGTGTGATCTTGCGAAATCTTCCCTATATTCTTTACTAAAAATACAAGCATGTGTTGCTGTAAAATTTCCATAATAAGTATATTGATCATACGGGAACAAAAATAATGGGACGCATCCAAGGCTATATAGAAATTTTCTGTCTCCTTGTTTTAGTATAAATGAATTTATACGATTAGATACGATTGGGTCTATTATCTTTTCGTTGAAAAGAAAATCGTCTTCCAAAATAAGGATATTGTTGTATTTTTTTTTTGCAGCATGTGTGAAAATTTCCAAATTGGCATCTACGAGATCCAATGGCGGAATATCAACATACAACGGTTTGGTACATCGTTTGAACCCCTTGTTTACTACAATATAAACAATTTTAGTGGGTTTATAAACGGACAATTGTTGTAAAACTTGGTCATATCGCCCATTCCCTTCTAAATAAAGAATGTATGTTGCATCTACACTTTCATCCAGAAATCCCTTGTTGTAATAATGCTCCTCAAAGGTATAACAATCTGGATTTAATATCATTTCGCTACTATATATGATTGCTATTATTTTTGACACAAACATTTCAAAAATATTAGTTACTAATTGATTTGTCGGTCATGGCTTCCATGAAAGTAACTTATACTTCTATCAATTTTCATTGATTCAGAACCAAAAATATAATAAATAACTTCACCCCATAAAGGTAAATCTCCCCATCTTCTCTTATATATCATTTCGCTTGAATCCAGTTCATTAATATATTTTCTAAATAATTCATTTTCTCTTATTTTATTCAAAGAAAATCCAATTATATTTGTATAAGGACCATCTGCAGATTTAGTGTTAAAATTCTTAAATGTAAAATTATCTTTGTTTTTATTTATAAAATCTATTGAAAAATCATTTATTCCCACAACAGCTTCTTCAGCATCACCACTTATTTCCCCTACAACAAATGTAAAATCGCCTATATTTAATAAAAGTTTATCAATATTAAAATTTATATAACAATCTTCATCAATTCTTAATAAACTGTCATATTCTTTAACAATATTCAAAAAATCAACAATCCAAAATGAACACATATGTCTATAGCCTAAACCAAATTGAGGCATTTCTTCAATAGGAATATTCTCCTTTTTTTTATTGAATGCGACATTTAATATATTTATAAATTTTATTTGTAAATCAGGTGTTTCATTTTGAATATATATTTGCTGATCCTCTGTTATGTTGCCTTCATGAAAAATTAAATTATGAATTGATTTATCGTGTAAATTATTAGCTATATGTTTATTTCTTTTTATCAACATAGAGTACTGAGTGATATCAGAATAGCCTCTAGTTAAAACAGCAATACACGATTTCATCATATTACATAAACTGAAAATAAAAACGAAATAAAACTGCATTTTCAAAAATACTTAATTAGGTATATTTTGGAGATTATATATTATTAACCCTTTCGTCTCTTAAGTAACCAAATATGGTTATTTAGCCACTCAAAAATTCTTTTTCAGGCATGAAAGAGATAACTAAACAGAATTATCCAGCATTCTGTATTCTAATTCTATTCGTCGTTCTTCGTCGCTTCGCGAGTCTGGCTGCTCACCAAACATTTCAAAAACAAAAACAAAATTATTGCAGAAATATAGTAATAGACAAGGATGAACCAAAAAGCCGCCTTGGAAAAGGCATATATGTCACTATATCCCGGCTCTGGTTGTGTATCCAGTTTCAAATATAAAAGCAAGTTTTTACAAATTAACACAATAAAATATAAGGTACTTTCATATTCCTGACCCCAATGCTGTTTATTTTCCGTTTCTGGAAACGTTTGATAACAGATTGGTTGATGATAAGTAAATCCTATTCTTGTATATTGATCCCAGTCCCAAATAATTGTATGGTCATCTAATAAAATATGGATTCGGTAAGATTTACTGAATATGCATGCATGGGTTGCCGCGAAAAAAGGAGTGCAATAATGATTCATTGACCATGACCATGGAATGCTTAAAAATGGCAAACACCCCAATGTATAAAGAAAGGGCTTATCCTTCCTTGCACAAATGAATGCGGTGATGTCACGGCATACTATTGGATCATTGATTATATCGTTGAAAAAGTAGTCATCTTCAAGAATAAGAATATTCCCATATTTATGTTGATCTGCATGTTTAAAAATTTGTAGATTGGAATCTACCAAATCTCTCGGTGGATTGTTTACATAGGGAGGTTTTAACCCAGTTTTATAACCCTTATTGAATACAATATATACGGTTTTACTGGGCTGGTGCTTACAAAGTTGAGTTTGGATGTGATCATATCGTCCATTTCCTTCTAAATGAATAATATAAGTCGCATCTATTCCATCTTCCAACAATCCGCGACCATACGCATGTTTTTCAAATCGGTATCCAGATTCATTTATATTTATATTCATGTTGCACAATACTGATATATGTAATGGTATTCTTTTGTAAATAGGTTACGCATGATTATTGACTAAACCAGATCCTATATTATAGAATTTAATTGTTTGTCTATAATAATGATACGCGTAGATTTTATTTTTTCCTATTGGATCGTTGTGTGGTATATACTTTATGTATTGAGTGTGACCAAGTATAACCCTAAATTTGCTCTTATTATTGGGTTACTAGATAATTTAGCGATGCTCCTCGTTCTATGGTTTTTTTCTACAACAGAGAATATGATTTATTTTGTCATTGTGAATTTTTTAATCAAGTTTATTCCATATTATACCATACGGAATACGCGTATTTATACAAAGGATATTTATGCCTTTTTTGTGTTGTTTGGTATCTACATATTATGGATCGGCGCGAATATGTGGATATATGGTAATAAAATACAGGTAGCTTCTATTGAATCGCTTTTACAAAATAAAAACGAGACGCCTGGTATCGCCTTTTTGCATTGGCTTTCTCAAAAAATAAGAGGATAATAGTGAGGCGGTGGAGCCATATTCATCCGGCATCCTGCCTCCTGATTCTGTTCGTCACTCTCCGTTGCTTCGCAACTCCGGCTCCTCACTAAACTTTGAATGTGTTTAATTTTGTATTTTAGTGGGGATTCGGACTCGCGAAGCAACGAATATCATGTGATTTGTGGAAAAAAATGGCTAACTACCCACGTCACTTGTCGGTGTACACAACGTGGTGGGTAGATAGCCATTTTACTCATGATTTGTGGCTCCACCTTTCCCAAATTATTCGGTTCCACCTTTCCCAAAGGTGGATTTAGATATCCAAACTCACGGTATTCTTATCAGATCGTTGTCTGCGTTTGCTCTTCTTTGGCAAGATACCGTCTCCTTGCATATCCTTCAGGTCGGAAATGCTAATCGTACTGCTTTCGTTTAAATTAGAGGTTGACGTAGACTCTTGAATATTAATGGTTTTTGTCTTGAGTCCAGATAGAATATCGGAAATATCACTTGGTCCCCTCATCTCTGGACGCGTTGATTGTGGTGGCGCACGTCTAGAGCTTCTCTCTGCTTCTGCATATGTTTCGCGAATATTAATTCCATCATCTACAAAGCTGCTTTTTCCGAAACTGCTGTTATTATTTCCTGGGCGATCGCGCATAGGAGGCATGGCATTTGGTCCCTGTGTAGCCATTGGTGGTGGAGGCCCGCGCCCCATTTGGGGCTCGGGCTCGGAATTCATCATACCGTCCATGAATCCAGAAAACCCTGGGTTGCTCTTTCCCATAGAATTCACCGCAGCATTCTGGAACTGACGCATCAAATCCGGATTCTGTCTCATAATATCGTCCATACCAGGCATTGCCGATTTGAACATTGTATTCGTCATATGCACCATCATAGCGCTTCCACCTAATTGGAAAAGAAGCTTCAACTCGGGCGCCATAGACGCCTTGGACTTGTATTTCTCATACAACTCTGAAAAAATCTCATCGTAATCAGTAAGGTTCTCGCCAAGTTGCTCTCCCCATCCGTCTAGTTTGATATCAAATGGATCAAAACGATTGTTTAAAAACTCAATACCATTGATGCATGCCATCAACATATTTCCTTGGAATTTTACAGAATTTTGTTTCGCCTTTTCCTCCATAATTGTCTCATATTCGCCCTGCATCTCCAATAAAGAAGAATCCATGTTGTATTTTTTGGATAGCTCTACCCCTTTCTTCTCCAATGCTTCCAACTTTCTCAAATACTTGAATTTCTCTCGCAACATATCCTCCTTGGACATCTGTGGTTGATTTTGTACTGGTTTGGAATCTGGATTGATTGGAATATTATTAAATTTTCCATATCCGTCCCATGTTTTGGCATCCCCATTGTCTGTTTCGGCGGTTGATTGTCCGATGGAGGCTGAACCCGAATTCATTCCAGACGATTCATCAAATCGTACACTATGTCTGTCTGACTGGTTTCCGCTAAATAAATCAGACTTGGCTTGAAATGTATTAAACATGGATGTATCTTCAGAAAGGTTATTCAACTCATTCTCCAAATTTGTTAAATCCTCCAAATCAATATCACTAGATAACCTGCCAGACCCCTCTTTGATCTTGTCATTCATTAATAATTCAATTCCGCTTCCAAAATTAGAAGATTTTAATGAATTTCCGCCTAATTTAACTTCATGCGTCGTATCATCCAAACTAGAAATTTCAATAATTTCTGACATTATTATGTTACTTAGAACATATAATTCTAAGTAATACGAACCTTTAAATATATATTATCTCAAAGAGAATCAAAATTATATTTTCCAAGCCCACAAAACCATATTGCTTGTAAGAAGGCATCCGCCAAATCATCCTTCTTTTTATGACTAGCAAAATAGCTATACCATTCTGTGGAAGAATGTTTTTCTTTCAATATTTCTAAAGATTTTGATATGCCAAGTTTTTTGCGATCGGCGTATGACGTCTTCTCATGTGGTGTAGTGAATTCTTTAAGTTTATTAATAGCAGACACAAATTCTATATTCGGACAAGAATTTCTCATAATAAAGTATTGCGCAATCATACCTTGTATCGTCTTCATCCGATTTGCAATTGGACTAATTTGATTCTCAATAATCACGTGATCAATCGGTATCTGAGAAAAAATGTCGTCAAATTTATTTTTTATGTTTTTTCCAATAGTCACCAAATTCAGCTTTGAAGAATTCACATTTTGTATCGGATCAAAACATGTGGTATTTACATAATTGCACAACAATTCTACCAAATCGCATTTTTTGATAGGTTTTTCATATTTAATATTGTACTTGTCAACTAGTTCAAAGAGTTTTTGAATCTTTTGTTTATTGATATAAGAAAGTTTCAGCTCAGATGTTGGTATTTGATAAGTCTGTTTTTTTGCATGTTTCGCACAAAAACATTTCTGATCTTTGATAAATTTTGCTGGTTTATTGCATAGAATTCCTTTTTCAGATGCACTGCAAAAAAAAGATTCTGTTTCGGATACATTTACAATATCCCACTTGATTATGTTGCCATTTTCCAGTAAACAAAATGCCAAATTTTTTATACCAACATCTATGCTTAATACTTTCATATATAGTATGTCAACTTTATCTTTATTCTTTACTTATTAGTATTATTCCAATAATTGTCAACGCTACACCGAAGAGTTGTTTTATACTATAATTTTCTTTGAAAATAAACATGCTAACCGCAACAAGCGCAAATATTGATGCGCCTCGCAATATCAGAGAATTTAACATGGGAGTATTATAGTTCTTGTCCAAATCTAACAAGGCGATACTGGATACTATTGTAAACAATGATAAAATAAGTAAACATCCAAAATGGGATGCCGTAAGTTGTCTATATTTTTTACACCTTTTTTCATTTCAAACGCCGATTATTTATAGATATTTTTATAAATAATCACTTGTAAATTTTCATTACTTTTCTGGTTTTATTCTTTTCTACATATTTTTCTGGTCTTTCATAAGCACCCTTAAATATATTTTCATACTTTTCCTTTGGTATTTCGCTTATTACTTTCTTTATATTTTCCTTCAAATTTTCATATTTCAATCCATCTAATTTCTGTAATCTTGATTTAAGCATACTAAAATAATTTTCAATAGAATTTGTGAAATGTTGGTAAGGAACAGCGTATAATATATTGTTGTTTTTATTTACTAATGATTTTATTCGTTCATTTCTATGAGCGGAAGCATTATCTAATATTATTAATTTGTTCTTCAATTTACTGGTAATATTATGTTCCAAAAAATCAACTAATCTATCTGTATTTATTCCACCCTTTTCATATAAATCCCAGTGTAAAACACCATTCACCGAAATAGCAAATACACCTGTATATTTCTTGAATACATCTTGTGATTGTGTTTTTATTACACATCGTCGTCCTTTACTACTATAGCAGTGATTTCTTTTTTGTAATGATTTTATGCTAGTTTCATCAATACAAATGATATCTTCTATTTTATATTTTTTCACTTCCTCATAAAATTCTTTTATTTTTGAATTTATATCAATATCTTTACCAAATCTCTTTATTGGTTCATGTCTTATTCGTGTAAGTTTCAAAGTAACATTATTATCATTTATTACCCTATAAAGTTGCGTTATAGATATATCAGCATCCTTATATTTATCTTGTAATTTTTGTTTCAAATCTTGTAATGTAATCGTTTTATTCTTTTTGATTTCATCCAATAAAAACCTAACATATTCCTTTTTAACTTTGTATGCAACTGGATCTCGGTAATGAATATTAACATTTCCTTCTTTTTTATATCGTTCAACCCAACGCATTAAACTTTTAGGCGAACATTTGAAAATCTTACATACTTCTTCTTGTGTTTTATCTTCAACTAAATAATAATTGACAGCAGTTAATTTATAATCGGTGCTTTTATGAGATGGCATATGTACTATATTTTGAAAAAAATGATATTTATTATAAAATATTATATAAGTTTATATTATATAATGACTGTAATAGATGGAATAGAAATAGATTGTTTGTATTACAAAATGAATGATATAAAGTTCTCAATCAAAAATAATGAACCCATTGAAGACAAATTACATGTAATAATTATTATATCTAACCCTTGCTTTTATAAAAGACGTTATATTTTGATAAATGAATTCGTGAAAAGAATAGAAGAAGAAGAGAATGTAGAACTTTATATTGTAGAAATGGTTTATGAAGGTCAAAATTTTGTAATAACAGATAAAAGTAACCCAAAACATTTACAACTTAACGCACAAACGCCTATATGGCATAAGGAAAATATGATAAATTTAGGAGTTAAATATTTACTTCCGTCAAACTATAAAGCATTTGCATGGATTGATAGTGATATTGAATTTGAAAATAATAATTGGGCTTTAGAAACCCTTAAAATATTAAATGGTTCTAAGGATGTCGTACAATTATTTAGTCATTGCGTTGATATGAATAAGGATTATACAACTTTGAATTTATTTCAAAGTTTTGGATATAATTATAATAAAAACAAAAAATATTCATCAAAAAAATTGGACTATTGGCATCCTGGGTTTGCTTGGGCGATGACATGTAAAAGTTATGAAAAACTAGGAGGACTATTTCAAGTGGGTATATTAGGTTCAGGTGATAATGTAATAGCTTTATCTCTTGTTGGGAAAGCCGATATAATTATTAATAAAAAATATAGCGATGGATACAAAAATGCGATTTTAAATTATCAGAAAAACGCAAAGTCACTACGTCTTGGATATGTACCAGGTGTAATTAGACATCATTTTCATGGCAATAAGCAAAATCGTAAATATGTAGAGAGAAATGAAATTCTAATAAAACATAATTATTCTCCTTACCTTCATTTAACTACAGATGAAAAAGGAATATTAGTACCTACAGAACATTTTAAAGAAGAATTTAAAGAAGATATTATGAACTATTTTAGAGAGAGAAAAGAAGATGATTAAACAAGTCATTTTGTATTATTTTTAAACATATTTTCGTTTATAAATGATTAATATTTATGTAAATCTTTAATGATAAATCAATTTGCCTAATAAAATGGGCGTTTTAAATGAGGAAAGGTGTAAATGTTTTGCTAATATCTTCTGGATGAATTACCAGTTTATATATAAAAAACAATAACACACAAATGCTCACAATAAATGAGTTTATAAACAAAAATTCATGAGATTCCAGTAATTTTAGAACATGCTTTCTAAAGTATGGACTGAATGATTTTAACATTGTTAGTCCTGCAATTGCATACCACATTATAAAATATTATATATATTACGTCTACATAACATTTTAGGATGGATTATAGGTGGTTACAGCCTATTTATTCTGGGAAATATTTACTGTTGGAGAGATCATTCGCGCATTCAATTGCTCGCGAGTAATATACGGATTTTTTAAATCGCTTGTAGGATATCCAAACCCCGGCGCGCTATTATCAAAGGTAGATTTATACATATACGGAACATTGCTTGATGGCGTCTTATTTTCTGTTACATGTGGGCTTAATCCAAGATCATAACAGGCTTCCATTGTATTATATTTTATCAATTCTGCACCATTATGCGTTAAGAATTGCCTATATTTCCAATTTGTGTTGATATGTTGTTGCTCTTGTATACGGGCATTTATGACTGCCTCAGGCTGCCACGAAGAAAAATTTCTTCCGTCGCTCATAATAGGTGGATAATTAAAATGGATATTGTTAGAGCCCGAATAACATGTAGCCCAGCTCATAATTTATATACTATATTGAGAGAAAAATTCAATCAAGTTCCAGTAATTTGAATAACTCGGGTTTCTTTAGTTTGTTTGCGTCGCCAACTGAGACTAATTTCTTTTCTACTACGGTGTTTCTGAGTTTTGTTAAAGATGCCTTTTTGTAATCAAATACAATATCTAAATTCTTACCAGTCAAGTCCTCATCCTCATCTATATTTAAGACCTTTATATTGTTCTCGGTTAAGTCATCAAGCACCACAATATCATCTGCTGATGCGGATGCCGATGCCTTTTCAGAGTCAGAATTGTTTATGTGTATTTTATCTTCATCGTCATTATCGTCGGAATCCTCGTTTGAATCCTCGTCTGAATCTTCGTTTGAATCCTCGTCCGAATCTTCGTTTGAATCCTCATCAGAATCCTCGTCTGAATCTGAATCTGAACCAGAATCATCATCTGAAACAGGAATCATATTCATTTTAGGATAGTGGTTCTCCACTGGCACCGATCTAACTCCACTTCCACTTCCACCTCCACCCCCGCTTAGGTTATGTTGTAAATGTCCGCGAACAATATTTAACTCATTCGCTAAAGTTGAAACCAACTCAAACATGGATGTAATCTTGTGATTCTGTTCATTCATCTTTTGTGTAATGTAAAGGCCTACCATTCCCACTAATAAAAGACAGATTCCTAAAGAAAGCAAAATAGAAGGAATTGATATATCGCTTGAGAATCCCATTATTACAGAAGGCGAATATATTTTTATATTAGAATCAACGAATCATCTTTTTGCAAGCAATTGCGAAAATTATAATCTGGAACGAGATAGGATCTCTTCCGGATATTGCATATCGTAAAGTACCTTAATACCACCGCGCACTTCAGATATTCCTTTTTTGAATATATACGTGTAACGAAAGCTGTCTTCCTGTTTTTTTGTTTCCATATGGAAATTTTCAATCAACGGATGAGTGTCTAGATTCTTGCACACTTGAATAAAATGCGTTGTTAATAAACATCTCACGTTTTTGAATTTCACTAAATATTCCATGAATGCATTGGCACTCATCACCGCCTCTTCAGGATTGGTCCCAGAGTACAGCTCATCAAATACACAAAAATGCGTATCCGATTTGTGTTCATTAATTATATCAATGATCTCCTTGCAGCGGCGCGCCTCAGCTTGAAACAAACTATCCCTACCACTTGTATCAGGGATATTCAAATAACAATGAATATGTTTATAGGGGACAGCTATATTTGCACTTTCATAGAAACCGCACCCGAATTGTTGAGTCATAATGACGTTGATCAAGGCTGACTTTAATGTGGTTGTTTTACCTGAAGCATTCGGTCCAGTAATAATAATGTTCTTGTCCAATTTCACAGTATTTTTGATCGGGTTTTGATGTATTAATGCAGTATAATATGATTTCTTGAACGCGGTCTTCTGTTTCTTCTTAAATGTGGCAAACGTGATCTTCTTTTCGCGGATATTTTGCATCAATCCACGCAAGTTATCAATATATCCATGGAATCCGAAGGAATGCAAGAAACTATTATTGTACGCTACATCCACATGAAGCTCATAAAAGCATTTTAATAAATAACCCACCTGTTGAAAATTCCGCAAAGAGAATTTATCGCCTCGGATTATAGATAGTTTATCCTTGTAGCCGTTTAATATCGCCATGTTTTGACGCAATTCTTCGTTAAATGGACTATATGTTTTCAGCGCGCTTGAATAAACAAGAAACTGATTCATGGATTCAACTGTACGATCAATGTATTCTCTCACATCTCGCAAAGAGTTGTGAATTTTTTTCATATTTTTATGAAATTTTATGCACGTTAAACAGTTTTGATAAATAGAAAAGAAATAAAGACCAGTTGAGATAAGTAAATACATCTTCTGATCTATTGGTACACTTGTAAAATGCGTACACATTTTTCCAATGGCATGATTCGCCGCAATAATCTTGAGTACGTCCATGTATTCTTTCATGGTGATCTCAAGTCCTTTGGCTTTGATAATGAAAAAAGGGATAATTAGTATTACGATTGGAATAAACAATGATAGAACAGGTGATGCCATATTATACATGCTCATTGCTTGCAAGAATGACTCGGATTTATTCAAATACTCCCAATACGACCAGTCAATATAATGGTACTTGTCTTTGAAGCCGGTGTCATTTTTTAATTCTTCCCATAATTCCAACATGGAAGATAATGCATCTTCCGACGATTCCTCTGGATATTTGTATGTCTTCAATAATTTTTGTGTTTCTCTCAAATAGGTTACATCAGAACTATAATACTTGGGAAGCTCTTGTAAAATCGTCTTTCCAGGCTTTGTATTTGGTTGAAATGCGAATTCAAACATAGATATACCTGATGGGTCAATTGTATTTGCCAGCTCCAAATCAATAATAATATTTTCTTTCAATTCATTCTTAGATTGCGTATAATAAATCGGCAATTTAAAATGATCTTCTATTTTTGACATATTTATATCAAAACTAGAAAAAATATTACGAAAGAAGACGCGCTATCCCTTGATGAGTTGTTCAAAATTGGCGGGCAATTCCTTAATCTCTGTGCTGTAATGTTGCTCAATCTCTCTGATTTTGGGAATATCTCTGCGAGTAATAAAATTAATACCCACACCCTTTCTACCCCAACGGCCGCTGCGTCCAATTCTATGCAAGTATGTATGTACACATTTTGAAACATCAAAATTAATAACCACGCTGACTTGTTGAATATCTATACCGCGAGCAGTAACATTGGATGAAATTAATACGCGATGCTTGCCATTGCGGAACTCTGAGAAAGCTTCATCGCGGGCCGACTTTTCCATGTTGCTATGAATACAGCAAACTGGAAATCCGTCTTCCGCCATCGCATCATATAAATCGGATACGCGTTTTACACTGTTGCAATAAATAATACACTGACTCATAGACATGAAAGAATACAAGTCTTTGAGGGTTCCATATTTTTGTTTATCATCTTCCACCGCAACATAGAATTGGCTGATTCCTTCAAGTGTTAGACTCTCGGTCTTCACATAAATGCGCACTGGATCGCGCATAAATTTCGTAGTAATTGTGTTAATATAATATGGTAAAGTTGCACTAAATAAAGCCACCTGAATATTTACACTGAAATATTGAAAAATGTTATAAACTTGCTCTTTGAAGCCAGTTGACAACATCTCATCAGCCTCATCCAAAATAACAAGTTTGATGTCTCTGCTCGTAATATTATTTCTACGCATCATATCAAATACACGCCCTGGACAACCTGTAATAATATGCGGTATATTCGCGCGCAATGAGCGAGAGTCTTCATCAATAGATGACCCTCCCACCAATGTTTGTACACGTAGACCGGTCATCATAGATCCAATATTCAACATAACGCTTGCTGTTTGTTTGGACAACTCTCTAGTAGGAGACAATACCAAAATTTGAGTCGTATTCTCTTCTAGATTAATGAGCGACAATGCACCAATCGTAAACGCAGCAGTTTTACCCGTTCCAGACTGCGCCTGAGCAATTACGTCTTTTTTTTTCAAAATAGGCATAATTGCCTTGCATTGAATAGGACTAGGTGCCTCGTATCCATATGCGTAAATTCCTCGTAAAATATCAGGACTCATATCTAAATCATCCCAGCTACGTATTTCGTAGCTTGGGTCATAATTGTCTTCCAATTGCTCTTCATTACTGGCCATTTATTATATTGTATGTGATTGTTTTTAAGTCTGTACTTGCAAAAATGATCATAAATTCTAAATAAAAGCATATTTTAAAAAATTGATATAAATGTAACATTGACAAGTAATGTATCTAACTAGACATGGTGCAATACACTCTCCAAGATATTGTTAATATTACGTTTGATGGCTTTGACTTCACATTGCCTAATGAAACGATTCAATTAATACAAGATTTGGCAAGCCAGGTTGGATCTCCATCATATATCAAAACTCCTGTATTTCAGAAGAGAGAAAGAGAGCTGATACCTCTTCAGACAGCCGCAAATTCCGGATTTAAGAAAAAGAGAAATAATAATCGGGGCATGGAGGTAGTGAGCGACAATGATTGGGAGAGCCTCCGAACATTTCATGCAACCAAGATTGAACAAAAGGTGGGATTGGATGCGGAGATTGATCAGATTCGTTCTTTCTTGAATAAAATGTCAGATAAGAATTTCCATGATATGAAGACCCACATTATGGATCTGTTAGAAAAATTGAATAAAGAACCAGATGATATGAATCGCGTGAGTGTTACTATATTTGAGATCGCGTCAACAAATCGGTTCTTTTCAAAATTGTATGCAGATTTGTATTGTTGCTTGATTGACAAGTATGATATTATGCATCAGGTGTTTGAGAATAGCTTTGAGTCATTTATGGATTTGTTCTCTGTAATTGAGTATGTAGATCCTGATGTGGATTATAACAAGTTTTGCAAGATTAATAAAGACAATGAAAAGAGAAAGGCGCTGAGCGCATTTTACGTGAATTTATGCGGAAATGGCATTTTGAGCGTGGAGCGTCTGACCAGTTTGATTCATGGTATGTTATCACAGGTTATGCAGATGATTGTAGAGGATAATATGAAGTATATTGTTGACGAAATGACAGAAAATATTGCAATTTTATATAATAAAACACAGATTGAGACAGAATTTATAGATGGTCTAACTGTTGAGGAAACAATAAAAAAGTTGGCTGGAAGCAAAGCAAAGACATATCCTAGTTTGTCAAATAAGGCGATTTTCAAATATATGGATATTATTGATATGTAGTAGAATCTCTCTCAAAAAATACGTTCATCTCAATAAAAAATAAATATAATAAAAATACATACACAGTATGTCGCACAACATAGATCATATTTTTTACATCAACTTGGATAGACGAACTGACCGACGGGAGGAGATAGACTCGGATTTAGCCAAGTATGGACTGAATGCCGAGAGATTTACTGGAATTCCTCACAATGAAGGGATTGTTGGTTGCGGACAGTCACATTTGGCGGTAATGAAATTGGCGCGCGAGCGTGGATATAAGAATGTTCTTATTTTGGAGGACGATTTTACTTTTATTATGCCCAAGGAAGAATTTGAGCAAGCGCTATCTTCTTTTTTTGATGCAAATATAGAATATGATGTTTGCATGTTCTCCTGTAATATGGTTAGAAAACAACAAGATAAACCGTATCCTTTTCTAGATAGGATTGTTGAAGCATCAAATGCTTGCGCATATATTATCAATCATACATATTTGGACACATTGATTGCTTTATATGACGTGGCGATTCCGCTACTTGAACAAACAGGTGAGCATTGGATTTATGCAAACGACCAAGTTTGGAAAAAACTTCAAAAGGATGATAAATGGTTTTGTTTTTCGCCGCGTTTGGGAAAACAGCGATCTGGATACAGCGACAATGCGAAACGGGTTATGGATTATGATACATAAAAAATATAAAAAAATATTTAAACAACTATAGCTATGTTTATAGTATAGGATAAATATGAAGAAGGATAATATAATATATTCTGTAGAAGAGGAATCTACTGATGATAATAGTAGTGTAGACTTGAATGAACTATTGAATAATTTTGAGAATATTGAAGTCTGTCAGGAAGAGGATTTCCGTCTGGCGCAAATGGATGATTATGATATGAACTATAGCTTGAAACAGCTTGGTATTATTTATGAATATTACGGTTTAGGAAAAATAAGCAAAATTAAGAAAATGGATATGATATGTGCGATCGTTTTATTTGAGAATGATCCGAAAAATATAGATATCATAATGAAACGGAGGCAAATGTGGTTTTATTTGGACGAATTAAAGTCGGACAAGTTTATGAAGCGTTTTTTGCTTTTATAGGAGTTTTTACGAAAAATATTTTTAATACCAAAAATATTTTTGACTTGATTCTGAGTTGTTGCTCGCATTTTTTAAAGACGGATATATATAAGAGGAAATGGTTTTATCAAAAATAGATAGCAGTATTAGTTATACAGAAACCAAGAAAATGAATACCGAAGATATGAAAATGGAAGCGGATTTGTATGAGATTGAAGTTCATGGTCTTGATATTATTATTGCTGTGGGAAATCCCAAAAAAGAATATGAAGAAAGAGGTATTCTGTATTATCCCATATATTTAGTGAAATCCAACAAGACCGTTACACAAATCGGCGTTTATGAGATTCTTTCAAGTAATCTAATTAAATATTTGGATGAAGATGGCGATCTTGACGTGGAAAAGTTGGACGATCCGTTGATTTATAAATTCGTGACAAAACGTTTATTGGAGGACAAACGGTTGGTCCCTGATAAAATAGAAAAGAGTGAAGAGGAAGAAGGAGATAAAGAGGAGAAAGAAGGAGAGGAGAAAGAAGAGAAAGAAGAAGAAGAAGAAGAGGGACAGGAAGGAGAGGAGGAGAAAAAACGACCCAAACAAATTACTCCTAGTGAAATTCCAGAATATAGAAAGGATATTTTTATTCTTACCAAAGGCGTAACTATTCCACCCTTATTGATTGAAGAAACAAAACAACACGCAAAAGACATTCGTGAAAAATACAAGGAAGAAAAAACTCATAAATGGATTCAAAAATTCATGAAGAATAAATATTATGATATTATTGATAATGAAGGTGGAGGAGACTGTTTGTTTGCTACAATTCGCGATGCTTTCTCTCAAATTGCTCATCAAACTTCAATTGCCAAGCTAAGAAAAAAGCTTTCAGAGGAAGCGACGCAGGAGGTATTCCTGAATTACAAAGAACAATACGACATGTATAAAACAGCAATTGAAAAAGATACATTGGATATCAAAGATCTCAATAGACACTACACGGACATTAAAACAAAGTTCTCTCAGGTATTGGATAGGAACGAACAAAAGGAGCTGGCCGAAAATGCAAAAAAGGTGAAATCCCAGCACGACCGATTGGTCTTGGAGAAAAAGGTAAGCGCACAAATACTGAATGAATTTTCCTTTATGAAAGGATTGGATACTTTGGAGAAATTTCAAAAAAAAATCTGTACATGTGAGTTTTGGGGAGAGACATGGGCGCTTTCCACTTTGGAGCGCATATTGAATATAAAATTTGTTCTCCTCTCTCGTGAGGCATATACAGCAAAAGATTTTGATAATGTTATGCAATGTGGGCAGCTTAATGACAACATATTGGCAAACAAGGGGGAGTTCAAACCGGATTATTATATTATTGTGGATTTTTTAGGATGGCATTACCAGCTGATATCATACAAGAATAAACAGATCTTTACTTTTGCAGAGCTTCCATATGATATCAAAAAACTCATTACAGACAAGTGCATGGAAAAGAATGCAGGTCCATTTGCGCTTATTCCGGACTTTCAAAATTTCAAGCGTGAGTTCGGTTCAAAATCGGCAAAAGAGCCAGAGTTTGAAGAGCTTTCCGAGGCGAAACTTTTAGGACTCTACGATGATAATATTGTATTCAGTTTTTACTCCAAGTCGGCGAATAAACCGCTTCCTGGAAAAGGATCCGGGGAGAAGATCCCCAAAGAAGACATGAAACGATTTACGGAATTAGCGACGATCCCCGATTGGCGAAAAAAACTTGCCAATTTATGGGTGCAGCCATTTACTTTGGACAATCATCAATGGGCAAGTGTAGAACATTACTACGAAGCATCCAAGTTTAAGAAGAATAATCCCGAATTCTACTTGAGTTTCTCTCTGGATTCTGGAACAGACCTGTCCAAGGATCCAGAAATGGCTACTGGTGCTGGAGGAAAGAGCGGTAAATTCAAAGGTATTTTGATTCGCCCCAAAGAAGTGAAGATTGACGAGGAGTTTTATGGTCCACGAAGTGAAAAGGAAATGAGTGCCGCGCAGTATGCCAAGTTCAGTCAGAACCCCGACTTAAAGCAACTATTGTTAGCAACACAAAACGCCAAGCTACAACATCATGTTCGGGGAAAAGAACCAGAAGTGTTTGAGGGACTAATGGTAATTCGCGACAAATTGCGTAAAGCGTAAAGCGTAATATAGTATCTCTTTTTTATCTCTCTTTCAATATAATAAAAATGCTATATTATATTGAATTGTGTGACAAGTATACAGGATTAACGAACCAATTGAACAATCTGGTCTCAGCCATAGTTAAATGTATTCAAGAAAAAATATCTATTTTAGTTGTCGGTAAATTTTTAATGCAAATATACACAAACAATTACTGTCCGATTAGCAAAATATTGTGTTTAAACACACTCAATCATTTTTTGAGGGAAAGATATAGATTGACTCTTATAGACAGCTATAATATTTCAAAAAAAGATAGGCGATTCTTGCATAGATTAAAAATAGGTGATTCACAATTACAGACTACATCATTCGCAACTGAAATATTTAAAAAAATACGCTTTGTTCCCAGCCTTGCGATACCTGCTTTTCAATTTGTAAAGACAACACTGTCGCAAAGTAATAGTTCAATCATGAACGTAATTCATCTGCGTATGGAGGATGATGCAATCATACATTGGTCAAAAATAAATGACATGACGCCAGAGGATTTTCAAAGAGCTCTGACAAATAAATATATTCAACTGATTCAACAACATATAGTAGATAAAAGCCAAATGACAGTTATTCTCTCAGCATCATTGAATAATGAAGTGGTTTCTTACTTGCGAAATAATGGATATGCATTTTCTTTTTTGAAGAAGACTGATGATGTCACTGGTAATAGTAATAGTAAGCGCGAAGTGAATGCTGTTCTGGATATGATCATAGGGAAACAATGTAATGGTATATTTATCGGGTGCGGCGGTTCAACGTTTAGTGATCTATTATGTAAATTGATGCCAGAAAATATACCGAAATATTTATTTGATATAAATCATATGTCCTAATAAATAATATTTACTTATACTACTATTTATGGTTGATAATTTTATACAAATAAAGGAATCATTTAATAACCCATTGGTGAAAAAAATAGTTAATGTATATCAGACTGCAAATTTTATTAATGGATCACCTCCAGGGTTAGGTGATTATTTAAGAGGATCAATATGCTTATATCAAAGTGCGAAATTACTTAACTTGGAATTTGACATGGATTTTAAGACGCATCCAATATCTCATTTTATACAAGTTTCTGAAGATCAGAAAAACTATAATGTGAATAATTCGCAACTATATAGATTTGAAAATTTAAATTATACAAGTACTGAACTTGGTAAATATCACACGGATTCTGTGACTTTTTTACGTGATTTTGTAAATCACTTGAATTCATTGAATGAAACAAATCCGAATCTTAAAGATGGTATTTACTATTTATTTTGCAATAGTTTCCCGATATTTCCCAAGTATTCGGAACAAGCGATCGCCAATATTCAATCTAAACTTATTCCGATGGATTTAATGATAGAAAACATAGAAAAAAAAATGAACGCATTAGGCGTGACACCAAAAGACTATAATGTGATTCATATACGATGTGGAGATTCATTTATATTAGATCCACATAAAGCATCTAATAATGATAATAACACTGTAGAACACGGTTCAAGTATAAAAACGAAGAGTACATTTATTATAAAAATTCTATACATATTAACTAGATATCTTGATAAAAATAAAAAATATGTTATTCTAAGTGATAACAATGAAGTGAAACTATTTATTAAACGAAGATTTCCAAATTGCTGCATTATTCAAACGACGCCGATTGTGCATATGGGTCAGTCAATAACAATGAACACTGATGGAATAATGCATACATTGCTGGATTTTTACATAATGAGCAATGCAAATAATATATTATCTTTATCGGGTTATACGTGGGGGTCTGGATTTAGTAAATGGTGCAGTGTTATTTTCAACGTTCCATACAAAACATACAACATAAACTGATCATATATCTTTTATGCCAAGAGTGCTTCAATTTCAGAAAAACGATTTTCTGTATCATTATGAAATGAATATGACCAAAATTGTTTTGTTGGAATAATTATTTTATTATCATTACTAAATAGAAAATTTGTATTTTCCTTATCATACATGTACATATAAGACCCCATGATGTTGAATTCTGACAATTTATATTCATTATATATTTGTAAACATCCGACATGCCAACTAGTACCCATTTTACTTTCTATTATTTTTTTGATAGGAGAAAATATGCTAGTTGGATAGACTTGAGGTATTCTTCTCATGAATTCATATTCTGTTAATAATTCAAGCTTGGATAAGCACGGTTTCCAACATAGAGCATCGCCTACATCATTCCAATAATCTTTCAATAAAATTAATTTTTTATTTTCATCAAAAAAGGCTTCTTCTAAATTCACATAATTATAAAAAATGCAATCACTATCTACAAAACAAATATATTCGGCATTTGTATGATTATGTGCATTCAACTTTGAAATTTGTTGACCACAATAATCTATTTCATCACTAAAATTTACTGCTTTAATAATAGTACAATCAGATATTTCTACATTCAATTGTTGTAACAACTGATCATATTCCTTTTCTCTCACACAAAGAATAATATTTCTATATCCAGATGCAAATTTTTTTATTGATTTTAAACAATACTTCAGAATTTGAAAATCTTTGCTGTATGTGCGAATAAATATGTCAATTACCATTACCATATATAATTTCTATTTATAATTATTTTTATTTGTAGAATCATATCATTTTTACATGATATGTAGCCAAAATATAATAAATACGTATCATATACAATAGTCTAAATATGAAATTATCCAAACCAAGTCAGATATTGATGTCTTTTTTTTTGAAAAAAAAATGTGTAGATCCTGTTCACCAAACGAAAAAAACGGATGATATATTACTCCAGCTTTATGACGATATTCGTAAGGCAGACCTGTATATTTCATCAATAAAATTGCGCCCAATTATAGAAATTAACAAAATACAAACAATGAATCAAATACCCAAACCAGAGAAGTTTCCAAGCAATAGTTTTCCCAAAGAAGTTCGCGAACATATCAATGACAATTCTATGGTGGATATCAAATACTCATTTTCTCTCTTTGAGAGAAATATCAACTTCCATTTTGTTGTGGAAGATTCAAATGCGGCATTGAATATTGAAAGATACGACGAGTATGCGAAAATGATGCTCACCTGGATGCATATCTTGACACAATATGCATCACGAACATGCGCAAAGACACTTACCGTATATTTGTATTTTACACGACTCTTAAAAAACTTGCCTGATATGAATATTCACGTTTTGAGTGAAGAGCACATAAATACTGCATTTACGACAACATGCCCGAGCGTATCAGAAATTATTATTTTCAGACAAGAAGAGTGGTTCAAAGTATTTATGCATGAAACATTTCACAATTTTGCCTTGGATTTTTCTGATATGAACAACGGCGAGTGTCATGCCACGATTAAACGCATTTTTCCAGTAAACTCCGAGGTGAATTTATTTGAAGCATATGCCGAATTTTGGGCGGAGATTATGAATGTCTGCTTTTGCAGTTACATAGAAATGAAAGACAAGACAGATGTTGCTAGTTTTCTCTCACACTGTGAAGCTCTAATAAACTTTGAGAGAACTTATGGTTTTTTTCAAATGGTGAAAACACTTGGATTTATGGGATTGAAATACAAGAATATTTATGCGAAGACCGAAACAGATGTCATTGCGAGAGAAAATTTGTACAAGGAAAATACAAATGTCTTATCGTATTATGTGATACGATTGATTCTACTGGCTCATTATCAGGATTTTTTGCAATGGTGTAATATACACAACACTTCTCTCTTACAATTCAAGAAGACAATACAAAATCAGCGCGATTTTTGTGATTTTATTGAGAAAAAATACAAGACCAAGGACTTCTTGGAAGGTGTTAAATGCGCAGAGAAGTTTATGAAAAAAATCAGACAGGAAAATCCGAATGTATTTTTGATGCGTAATTTGCGCATGTCTATTTGTGAACTAGGTTGATCTCCATGAAAGTAATATAATCATTTGGTGGGTCTCTTGTTTTGCGAATCCAGATTCCGACTTCTCCCTAAAAGTATACTGTTGGGTTCACAAACCTAATATCCATTCATATGATATTTACAGTTTTCATTTCCTTTTTTGGGTATACGATTGCAGAATGAACATTTATATATGTAATATCCATTTATCATTGATTTCTTATTTTTTCTCCACGCAACACTAGAATCATCAAAGTCTATATTGACTTTATATATTGGTTTTAGAAATAAGCTGGAGTCGTGAAACAATGGAGGACGGCGACGACTGGAACATAAAGAATCAGGATTCGCGGAGCAATCACTGTCAGATGATTCTACTCGGGCTTTCGTTTGACTTCTTGTTTGCATTTTATTTATATATTGTAAATTCAATAATAAATAAAATAATATCATTTTTATATTTTAGTGAAGACTCTGATTCTGGAGTCTGATATTTTTTATGCCGGATGGTTAGCTTCGTAACTCCGATTCATCACTATACAACATTAACCTTTACACCCTTGAAGATTTATGAGCCGGGAGATGATTAACTCTTTCGTGCATGAGGTAACCAAATATGGTTACTTAGCCACTCAAAAATTCCCTTTCAGGCATGAAAAGGTTAAAGGCATAATGCTAATTTTCCATATTCAGGAGGCAGAATGCCGGATGAATATGGAGATTAGACATTAATATAGAATGATCCATTAGTCACATAATTATTAGTTGTATTATCAAAAATATTTAACAATAATGTTCCGGTATTAATACTGTTAACATTTGTTAAAGGAAATGCATATGTATATATTTTAGAAATGCGCGTATTATTTGGATTGGTCCCTCCATTGGCTACATATAATATTTCTGAGTTGATCAGGTCAAAACATAAGCCAGTAGGATTACTGATTCCCGCAACAGCCCATCCTTCAAAATCTACTCCTGGTATTAGAGTTCGGTATGGTGCAAGTGGATCAATAATTAGATAAGAGAACAACTCACTGAATGCAGGAATTTTAATTTTGCTCAAATTGTTATCGTTTTGATTAGCAATATATAAATATCCATCATTATTATTTGTCATTGTGAATGGTTGATATGATAGACCATCTATAAAATATTGGCTGTATCCATATCCGAAATACAAATTAACATACTCAACAGTAAGGTTTATTGCAGTAATCACATAACTTCCATCAATAGGATTTGTATCACTTACATATAAGACAGTTTGATCTTTATTATAATTGTCAATTGTTAACCCTTTTGGATTATATAATTTAACAGCACCGATTAATTGTACAACATTATATATTGCAGGATTTGATAATAAAATTCGTGTAAGTTGTACATTTGGAGTCACGCCACTAATGACATAAATGTAGTCTCCTGTAATTTGATTAATAGTCATACATATGGGATTTAGAATTCCAGTAAAAAATGTATTTGATACAATAGTTATACCGGAAGATGTCTTTACTGTGCTTATATATCCATTATTATTTATTCCTGTATTCAATACATATAATACACTAGAATATTCAACCAAAGATATGGGACCATTTAATCCAGATGTTACAGGCACAAAATTATTAACAACCACACCTTTTGTTAACACGTTATTTATAGTTGTGTCATTTATTGTACTGATTGTGTTATTCTTGAGAGAAGCAAATACACCACCGTTGATTTGAGGGGCAATACCTATCGGATAGGTACCTGCGATAAATCTACTATTATTGAATGTGCAGTTGTTACAAAAGTTAGAAGATATTGTAGATCCATTATATTTTACAACATAACAGTCTGTTGGATTTGGTATAGTGTTGGGTATAACAAAATGTACATTAATATTTGTTGGGGTATTTTGATTAATTGTATTAGGAGTTACTAATATATACGGATCATAAATATTGAATGTTGTAACGTAGACACTTCTATATAAATTGTTAGTTGAAGTACTAAAAATAGATAATGTATCATCATAGATACCCAAGTTTAAGTTTGAAAATGAAAATGTTAAATAAAGCTTATCTATTGTACTATTTATCACATTTGTTGTTACTAATGAATTCTCCCAAGGTATATAATTTACACTATTTAATGAGTCATATGGTCGGGTTGTGCTAAACGGAGATACAGTTACAGGCGATCCAGAAATTATATAGAATTGTGAATATTTAGGTGGACCTAAAATATAATGTAACACGTTGCATACAGCATATAAATTATTATTTGAATCAAAAACTATACCGTTAATAGTAACAACTCCATTATTTTCATCATGAATAGTAGCATATGTTATTCCAATCAAAGTATTTAAATTTACTTGTATAATTATACCATCATTGTTATTACTATCACTTATATATAGATTATTGTTTGAATCAAATGTTAATGCATAAGGCGTTAACAGCGTTGGTCCAGTAAAAGTTAATATAGAACTGTTACCACTAACATAAAGGTCTGTAACTATTATTTGAATAACAACTCCATTTCCTAGGTCTGAAATGTATAAATTACCGTTTGTAGAATATCTTATGTAACCAAGATTAGAGGACAATTGAATTCCTGTGAGAATAAATTCTGCAGAAACTGGAGGTGATTGTGTCATATCTATGCTATATATAGCTGGTGATGCACCAAATGGTGATGTTAAAACATATAAGATTTTATTACTAGGGTCAATTGTAATGGATACTGCTCCAAAATAATTAGATGAATTATCGTAAATATTGAAATTTCCCGAGACATCAATAATATTTATATATTCATCTTGGTTATTACAGATGAATAAAGATGAAGAAGCATCATAAACAGCAATATCCTCAGGAATATTTAATTGACTTAACGTTCCAACATAGAGTATATTATATGATATATTTATATTTACTTTTACGACTGTACCATCACCATAATTTGCAATATATAAATTACCCATGTTATCCGATATCATTCCAGTAGGCTGATTTAAAGAAATAATATTATTAGAATTATTTATGATTGAGGCGGTATTATTATTAGCAATTGATATTATATTATTAGAAACGTTATCAGTAACAAATAGATTTCCTGAATTATTATTAAATAATACACTTGAAGGACTTGTAATGGTTGCGCCATTCGTATTGTAAATGCTAGCTATACCATCAGTTACTTTTAAAATGTTGTTGTATCCAGCATTGGAGATAAATAGATTCGTAAATGTCTCATCAAAATCTAAACTATTTGGATTTAATATTGGGGATCCCATAATATTATATATTACGCCTGTTCCAGTAGTTGGACTGTTGATTGTTACAATAATAATGTTATTTGAACTATAATTCGCAATATATAATTTTCCCAAATTATCAAATACTAATCCGGATGGATTATTAAGAGTAGCTCCTGAAATTGTAAACAATGATCCATTTGAATTTGTATCAATCGTGATTATATTATTACTACTTGTATTTGCCACATATAAGGTATATGATGAATCAAATATGATAGAAGTCGGATTGATTAAAGGTACATCTGTTAAAGGATTTAGTGGATAAAATAAAGCGGGAGGTGTGCCTGATGTCGCATCTTGTTTAAAAATGGAACCAGTTGGATTTGAAACATAAACTATTTGTTCAGAATATATATTTTGTTGCATTTGGTTATATTCAGCTATAAATAAATTTAATGATGCATCAAAAGCCAATGCATCAGGACATGGTCTATAACCGTCTCCATAATATGGAGTAACATAAGATGAACCAACATAATATGTGTCTAATTTCCATATTTCTATTTGTTTTTTATTATTTTCGCCATTGTTATTCGCTGACGTTGTATAAACATTATTTAATGAATCTGATGCCAATCCAAAAGGAAATGGTACTTGAAGATAATTATACGTTGTATTATTAATTACTTGAACTACATATGTAGTATTTATAGTATCATAAAGACCACCATAATTGGCTACATACAATATATTATCCTTTTTATTAAATAATAGTGTTGTCGGGTTATTAAGACCACTACAAAAAATGCTTGCTGTACCATCTGGTATTACCTTTATTATATTATTTTCAAAAGAGTTTGCAATATATAAATTATTAAAACTATCCACAGCTATATCCATTGGTCCATTTAATCCTGTAAAATAAGGAGTATAAATTGTACCAATTCCTGACCCTCCTGATATTTGTATTTTAATAATGATATTATTTCCTCTATCAGCTACAAATAAATTACCAGAACTGTCAAAGGCTAATCCTCGTAGTTCATTAAAAGTAATATTTGTAATAAGTAATGTATAACTACTCAAAGTATCTAGATTTAATACAATAATTTCCGAAACACTTGCGCCTGAAGGTCTATATGGAAAAGACCGCGCACAAACAGTAATATATAATAATCCAGAAGCATCAAAAGCTATAGCTTGGGGTACATTACCATCAATAAACGTATAGTTTATATTAACTAATGCATTATTTACAAATTTACAAATGCTAGGAATGTTTGATTGATTTACAATATATAATGTATCATTTGCATCAAATGCGATGTATCCTGAATTACTTATACTTACAGGCGACTGATAAGGAATAAAATTTGTTGCTATATTATTATTTGATTGTGTTACCAAGCTATATGTACTACCATATGTTGGTAATATGTTTAAGTTTGTATATGATAAACTATTTAAATTTTCAAGCACTTCTCCAGAAGGAGTTGTTGTAATAGTATAAGACATTTTTAAAGTATTCAAATATTAAAAATAATATTTTGAAACAAAATGATGTATGTGTCGTTAATTCTTTCATGCCTGAAAAGAGTTAATTATGAAAATAAATTTTATGTTTGCATCTATTTCTGAAGTAAATATAGAAAATATCAATGCCCAAAAGTGTATAAACAAAAAAGAGATTCATTGTATTTTAGAAAAAATTGGGTTTATTCATGTAGATTCATCTGGTATGCTCTCTCCTGTACTATATTTTAGAAATATTTCAAAACTCAATTTTGTTCCATCCATCTATAGAAAACATATCCCCATACCACATTTTATTATCTTCATATTTTGGATAATATATATTAGAAAAAAAAGATAAATACCCTATAATTGCTGAAAACGACCCGTGTGATAATATGATATTTTTACAAGTGCTTGCAAACTGAAATGTTTTTATTTCATCATAATCAATTATTATTGTATTTGGATATTTTTCAACAATTTGTTTAATAATAACATGATCAATGCTATCTGATGATACATATATATTATCAAAACTACTGCATGATATTGCTTTCATATAATATGTAATTCCTGGGTTAAATCTTTCAATATCGCCTAATCTGATATGAATAAATAAATCGTTATTATTATTATACCTCTCTTCAAACTGATTTTTTTTTATTATGTTTTCTTTTATTTTATCACTATGCAAATAATGATATATCAGATTTGAAATATATTTACTTTGAAAATAACTATAGTCCCCAGTCATATTTAGATTTGTAGTTAATGATAAATTGTTGTAAAAAATAGAATAATTATCGTCTGTTAAATCTTTTTTACTGTTGAATTTATTTTTTCCTATAAATAGATCTATTCCTAATTGTTTTATTACTTCATAATAAGAATAATCTACATATAAATCATTTTTTTCAGCAATAAGACTAACTGCCAAGTTTCTAAAAATTTGATTCCCCAATCTACCCCCACAAGAATCAGACATAGTTGTAGTCATTATACTAATTAGTTATTTTATAATCAATTATTATTTATCGCAAATTATATTTATTCTATTTGCGCAAGCTATCATAGTTTTTATTAAACCATTCCACAGTGCATTTAATACCTTCATCCACAGATACAAAGAAAAACGACCCTTCTTTCTCCAAAAGTGACATCAATTTTCCATTATCCGCTGTTTTTTTATATTGACCATCTGCAAAGTTAGTATCAAATACTATTCTATCCGAATAATCAAATGATTTGGCAACGGCTCGCGCAATATATTCAATAGTAACCTCGTCTTGTTCAGATACAGAGAGAATAATGCTCTTTTCGTTGTAGTTTTCCAGAGTCCACATCATAAGCTTCGCTAAATCAGTAGAATAAATAAACTGGCGCAAAGGTGTTCCAGATCCACGCACCACAAAATCAATGTTTGCTTTTTTTGCCAAATAACATTTGTGAATGAGAGAAGGAATCACATGTCCATCTTCCAAATGGTAGTTGTCATTCGGTCCATAAATATTTGTAGGAATTACACAAACAAAATTATCTCCATAATTCTCTCTATACGTCTGACAGTGAATCTCCAGCATTCGTTTGGCGTAGGCATAGGCATCATTGGATGTATGCGGAGGGCCGTCATGCAACATAGATTCATTGATTGGATAAACCGTCTTGTCTGGAAAAATACAAGTAGAGAGACATGCAACTAATTTGTCAACGCAGAAATCGTGACAGCACCTTACTACGTTATAGTTGATCATCATGTTTTTTTCTAACATATTTACCTTTTCGTTCATGTTTTTGAATAGTCCGCCTACACAGGCTGCTAGATGAATGACATAGTTTGGTTTAAATTTATCAAACATATTTTGTGTCTGTTCCATGATGGAGAGATCGTAATCTGCAGATTTAATAAATATGAACTCATATTCATAATCTTGAGACAGACCTTTTATAGCCGAGCCTACCAAGCCAGAGCCGCCGGTGATAAGGATTTTCTTGATATCCTTTTTCTCTGACATATAATTCTATGCTAGAAAAGTATTCAAACTTTATATCGCAAAAATGGGTATAAATATTTTCTTTTTCTAAAAAATATTTATACTTATGTAAATGAATTTATACTTATGTAAATGGAATGTAATGGAACGGAACGGAATCCTCTACCATTTCACATATTATTTAAGCAACCACAGCAGCAACGTCTCCAGTCTTGACAGCCTTGGCGAAGTGGGGGCTCATGTAGCGCTGAAGATTGAAGTATGTAAGCTCATCAGACTTCTTGAGCTTGAGGAGACCAGCAAGCTTGGTATCAGGGTTAATCTTGCGGCCATTCTCCTTGTCCTGAAGGTTGTTATCGCGGATGTACTTGTTGATATCGCGAGTAACCTCAGTGCGCGCCATCTCGGTGCCAGAAGGCTTGGCGAGGAAAGTGGCAAGCTCGTCGCTAATGCGAGTGGGCTTGACAAAGCCACTGGGGGAGCGAGCACCAGTCTTTCTCTTGCGCTTGGAGCTCTGCTTTAGTGCGACCTTGAGGTCACGGTTCCACTTCTTCTCTAGGACACGGAACTCGGACTTGATGGATGCAATAAGGGTGCCAAGCTGCTGAAGCTTGGTAAGAAACTCCACGGACTGCTCAGTCACGGGGATCTCACCATCGGCGGGGGCAGTCGCTTCCTCAGTGGAGGCAACAACGGGGGTCTCGGTGACAGCAGGGACTGCCTCCTTCTTAGAAACAGTCTTCTTCACCTTTAGGGTCTTCTCAACAACGGGGGTCTCAACAACAGTAGTCTCAGTAGCCTTTGCTTTGCTTGTTCTAGCCATTATAATATGTATAAACAAGAACTTTTTAAGTGTTTTAACGCAATATATATATATATATTGACACGATATTGTGGGTAGGAAACGCCTAGACTCTCCTACATTTTGATTTAAACTCAATAAAAATTATTAATTTATTTTATAAAAATATATTTACATGTTGGCGAGGTATAAATATATTTTTAGTTTTTTTTGTTTTTGTCTTTTTCTAAAATTAATTGTTAAATCCTTTCATGTCTGAAAGGGAATTTTTGAGTGACTAAGTAACCATGTTTGGTTACTTCAGGTACAAAAGAGTTATTATTCAATCAAAATTGTGATACGAAAATGATTGATAAAGCCACGGTAAAGACAATGCAGCATTTTCATTGACTATTGTTAAAGCTCCCAATACATAATAAGATCCTAAAGCTTTGCTATCATTATCTACACCCAAGGTAACCATTTTTTCCATAATTTCAACGATTTTTTTCCGGATATTATCAATATTTGGTTCATTGTATACTGTTTGCAAGTGAAAATTCCTAAAAGGATCGCCGTTTGGTGGACAGATAGCCAACTTCACTTCAGCATTTATTTGAGCACGATAATTCCAGATTTCCAATAGTTCTCTCACAAATTTAAATAACATACTTCTATTCAGACTTGTAAACCATTGAGTGCGGCTATAATTTCCTAAAGAATCAATGTTTTGAAACAAATCCAATATTCGCAATTCAATGCTCTTTTCATTTGAAAGTTCATTCGTTAAATCCTGAATATGAATATCTATTTGTACATTCAATATTCTGCTCAGCCGAATGAGTCTCTTCATTTTCAAAATAATATCTATAGGAATATCCATACGATTATAAGGATTTCTAGCCTCATTTCTTGTTTTGGATTTTTTAATCAAATTGTAGAGAGAAATAATATCAAACCCATAAATAAAGCCGTCTATATCCCGATAACTAAAAAACTGATTATGTGGAAGAGTAGCAATTTCATCCATTGTAAAAAAATCGGTTTGGTTTGTACAGAGAGAACGATTCAAAAAAGCAGGACCTCTACACATGTTATAATTTCGTTGAATTCTACCTCTGTATAGCTTTTGTATTTTTATAATCACTGCGGATAGTTGCAAAAATCCTTGGATACGCAATAATAATTCCTTTTTGTTACCAGACATTTTCAATTTATAGTGTTTGGTGATTTTTTTCAACTGTTCCTTGTTATAATTATATTGAACAAGAATATTTAAATTATCAATTGTTGGTATTATCAAATCGTAGTCTGTTATTTTTTCAAGTTTTACCATATTAGGTATAGGCTTTGTATACTTTTGATAAATATATTGTATATAGTCGTCCATAGATTTGATCATCTTTATATATATAAAGAAATCTTTTTATTTACATTTATAACGAAATGCATAAAAAAATGATATCGCATGATATATGCAGCGGTGGTTTATTAATATGAATTCACTAATTATAAAAAAAATTGATTTAAAGCTACGCCATATATATTATGTATACTAGCAAACATGGCAGACACGATCATTGACGGAACCCAATTCAATTCGCAAAATATTAAGTACTCGGCACCTAAGGCAAACGCCTCTGGTGGTAAAAGTGCTTATATTTTGAATAAGACTACAAATTCTGGACTTCGGATTTCTACACCTCTTATGCTCACATGGGGTGCATCTGATTTTGTAGATGAGAAGACTGGGCTAAGCAATGGAAAGTTTGAGATGGCGCTTCAATTTCCTACTGATGAGTACAAGAATGCAGATACAGACGCATTCCTTACAAATTTACAGACATTTGAGAAGAAGGTTAAGGAGGATGCCTTGACATATTCTAAGGAATGGTTTGGAAAGGTCCACAAGAGCGAGGATGTAATTAACGCGCTTTGGACACCACTCCTTAGGTACAGTAAGGATAAGACTACAGGTGAGCCTGATATGAATAAGGCTCCAACAATTCGTCTCAAGATTCCTGTGTGGGAGGGCACCTGGAGGTGTGAGATTTACGACGAGGATGGTAATACGCTATTTCCTAACACAAAGAATCCATGTGTTACGCCGTTGGACTTCTTGCAGAAGGGAATCAATGTGGCAGTTGTTATGCAATGCGGTGGACTTTGGTTCGCAAATGGTAAGTTTGGAATGACTTGGAAGTTGATTCAAGCGGTTGTACAAAAGCCTCGGGCTTCACTAACAGGTAAGTGTTTTATCAAGCTTAAGCCTGCAGATAAGGAGAAGCTCCAGTCGGCAAATCCTCCAATTGAAGAGGCTGATGCAGAGGCGCCAAGTGTCCTTGTTGAGGATACTGATGACGAGGATGAAGATACAGATGAGCCTGCACCAGCTGCAGTACCAGAATCTGAGCAGGTTCAATCACCGGCGCCAGAACCAGAACCTGTTACAGAACCTGTTACAGAGCCTGTTACAGAGCCAGAGCCAGTAGTAGTCAAGAAGAAGGTAGTCAAGAAGAAGGCAGTAGCATAAAGTAGATATAGATTGTTTATAATAATTAGTAAATAAAACACCCTTTTTTATTTTATTTTCAATAAATAAAATGAAAAACTTTTGAGGTACTGGAGCCATCGCGAAAACGATAAATAGAATCAGATGAATCGCACTTTGATATTTACACCGCCTTTAGGATTCACATTATACATATTATTATCATCTATTTCTGAAACACCATAACCAGCCATAAAATGTGTCTGTATTTTCTTGAATTTTACAGTAAACCAAAGCGTCTCCTTTCCCAATACAAATGGAATCGTTTGGCTATCCAAGAGAGAAAGGGAAAATGGCACCTCGTGTTCTATATGCAGTACATTGTTCTCATCAATACTCATATTTTCAGGTAAATCCGGAATACAGCGAACAATAATATCTCCGTCGCCGCCAGATCCGTCAAAATATACTTCATTGTGCCAGAGTGGAACTAGATATACAGAATCTCCTATTGAAAGTTTATATACATTGTTCTCTAATAAATCATCCAAGGATGGATTCAAAATATAAATTTGATCATTCTTGTATTTTTCTAGGATCATCTCTTTCACCAAATCCAATGTTTCATTGTCAATATGCAAAATATGTTTGTACGTTGAGAGAAACGTATATACACTAATTGAACGATCCTTGTCCATATTTTCAAATAAACGCATAGATATTTTTTTGCAACCATTAATCACGATTTCCTTGATAATGGATATTATGTTTTGGGAATGCTGGTGCATCATGCTTTCAATGAATACTTGTAAAATATGAATATAATCTGAGTTTGAATCGTCGCTAGTTGGCACTGATATTGAAGGCGGTTGTGTATCAATCTCTCCCTGCAAGCATTCATATGCCTCTACAATGAGCTTGAACCTTTCTGTACTGTCGGCACTGTTTCCATTTTTATCGGGATGATGTTGCAGAGCCATTTTTCTGTATTTTTTTTTTAGACATTCTAATGTCAAACATTCATCATAGTCTATACCTAAGATTTCTCTAGCTGTAATGATGTCCATTAAACGTAGAGAGAAAAAGTATCTAAATACTTTTAACCTTTACATCTTCATACGTGTTATTGAGTGTTAACTCTTTCGTGCCTGAAGTAACCAAATATGGTTACTTAGTCACTCAAAAATTCCCTTTCAGGCATGAAAGGGTTAAAAATTATGCAATACTTTGATCAAATAGTAAAAATAACCTTCCATATGATAGATCGGTCTATAATTATTGTTGAAGTATTGAAAAAAACTGTGTGTTTTTATAAGAACCTCTGATATCTTTTTGTCTGGAATCAATTTTTCATTCACCAATGTGGAAAAAATATACCATACACACTCATTAATATCTAAATTATAAATTAAAATATCATATAGCAAATCGCGAAATTTCAAAAACTTGAGATCTTTTGCATTCTTTATAGATTCAATAAGCTTGTCTGCAATTATCTTGTAATTATTCATTAACAATCCATCCGAATGTAAATTCTTTATATTCGTCACATCATTCAACTTTACCGGTATTATTTTTTTATTAATACATTTTTCATATAGCGTCTTGGATGGTCTAGCTACATTGATTATCTCACAGCAGTTCAATATATTATCCGGAATAAAACTAATATTCTCAGCAATAAGCACAAATTTGACATCTACACATGTCATTGTATTTTTTTGCATATAACTATAAAAGTTGTCCAACAGTTCGTTGTGTATTTCATGAAAATACTTGCACACAATTATTCCCGACTTGTCCGCCTTGGCTGAAATAATGTCTAATATTTGCTGATAAATTTCATGCCAAAGCAGTTTGGAGTTGCATCCTAAGAGAGACATATCTATTTCGTAATGTATATCGCTAATTTTGAAAAAATACTGTTGTTTGTTGTATGTAACGCTTATTTTTTTTTCGTATTTCAAGTCGGTAGGACTATATTTCTTAATGGAACGCAACATTTGTGTATACTTTCCTACACCACTGGGACCATAAAAAATCAAATTACGCAAATCGCGCATATTGGATGGAAAATGCTGAAATACCTTTTCAAGCTTTGGGTGAAGATTTATTTTTTGATTCGCTTGAATATATTCTTCAAAATGAGTCTCGTAAAATTTCATTTACAATACAATAGGTTCTTTGTTTGTTTTTAACTTAAAAACAATAGAATAATATTAGTAGGTGAACAGATGAATATTATTAAAAGAATAGATCAATATAATGAAAATTATGTACATTTTTGTGAGTCAATCAAGAATAATATCATGAATAACGGCAATTTTATTCGGATTTTGTATAGCACGCATATGTTTACAATTAATGGAATATATTTGTTTATTTCATTAAATGATGTTATGATTGAAAAGTATTACAATAAGTATAAATGTTCTTTCAATATTTCTGCACATGTAGAACTTTTGGAGAGTTTGTCTTTTCTCGAGGCCAGCCTTCTAAAAAAGGCGAATTTAAAGAATAAGATGCCGCAATTCAAAATACACGAACAGTTTAAAAACGGAAATATAAAGATATTTTCAGAAACACAACCAAAGCAAAACACAAATACTTTTTTGTTGAAAATATCTGGTATATGGGAGACGGATACTCATTATGGAGTTACCTATAAATTTTCAAAGATCAATGATTGTTGAGGTTGTTATCTCTTATCCATCTGTTGTGTAGAGAGACAACATCGTATTCATAATTATTACAATGTAAATATTCACTATACTAAGAAAGTAGCTTCCGGTATTATATATTAGTGGTAGAACTCTATCTTCTTGATAGCGGGTTGATCTCATTCCTTTGAAAAAGATAATAATTTGCATCAAAACTAGAGATATAGATATTTTACTAAATACTGTATATTGGTCTGGTACATGACCCGCATTTATAATAATATTATATTTGAACAGTAGATAAAGGGTGAATGATATAATGGCTATATTTAGAATAAAAGGCCCAATATTATTAAATAGAATACCAAGTGCAGTGAGCCAGTTTCCATCTGCTTGCATTCCTCTTGTACGAACACTATTAAACATATGAGCGCAAATCAGTAACATGGAAACAAGGATAGCACAATAGCCTGCAATAGACGCATCTGATATTCCTTTGAAACCTGATATCGTCAATACAACTAATAAAATAAGAAATCCTGTGAAAAATAATGAGGTATAAATAACTGTAAACCAGTCATATTTTAGAGGAGGCATATTATAATACAAAGGTATTATAATTTGTTATAGTTTTCTAAAAAATATAGAAATATAAAATACATACTAATATTATGAGCCGATTCAATACATCAACAACTTATCCATTGATTCCCAATGCACAGCAATATATGTTTGAAAAACAATACGTTTCCATACATTCTGAAGACAGAAATATGGTAAAATATCCCAATGCGAGTGAATTTGAAATAGAACTTCCACAGGATTATTTAAATGTACAAGGTGTGAAGTTACTCTCTGGTAGATTTCCATTTACATTATATACTTTCTCTCAGGCGAAAAAGAATGTTACTATGACATTCAAATTCACTGAAATATATAACCCTGGGGCACATGCATATAGTGATCCGTTTCAAGAGGCTATTTTTCAAACATTGTACAACTACATGGATAATTTTGTGATTGTTATTGAAGATGGTTTTTATACATCTCCGCAACAGATGGCAACTGAACTAACTAACAAGTTTAATTCATCTGTTACCGATTTATTATTGTCGGATAATTCCACGCTGACTTCTGTACAAAAAACAATTTTTATTTCTACAGGTGGATATAAAGAATTTATTATTGTGTATAATATAGTCTCTAGAAAATTATGGTTTGGCAATAAAAGTTCCGGATTTGAATTGACCAATACAGATACTGCTATTTTTGAAGAAAATGTTATACAATGTACTAGAAACGCATTGCCCGACTTTGGAAATTGGGGGTTACCTGGTTTCTTAGGTTTTACACGATGTAGTATAGATTCAACCGTACAATTAAGCCTAAATGATACGCGGTTTTATTATGGAGATGTCGTCCTAGGAGATAATGGATATTGGTTAATTGCAAATCCTACCTTGCCTGGAGCAACTGCCTATTATATCACAGCGCCACTCCAATTGGATATTCGGCCTCCAACTTATTTTTATATGGAGATACGAGGTTTAAATTCTATTGATGAAACCGCGCCTTATAATTTTAGTAATTTTACAGTAACTACAAATCAAACAAATGGCATTGTTAAGTCTGCATTTGCAAGAGTTCCTATAAATTCGTTGGAAGAGAATTTTCAATGGTATGAAGTTACAGATGATTACAAAATATTCAATCCTCCTGCAGAGAGAATCCGCAAACTACAAATAAAACTGCGGTATCATGATGGATCACTTATTGAATTTTGCAACTCAAATTATACATTTATGTTGGAGTTCACGTTGTTTCGCCCGCAGAATCAAAAAACATATAATATGTATACGCCTGAATCTATTGTTAATAGCAATAGCAGTTAATTCTTTCGGGCATGAAAGGATTAAATAGAGTGGGTATTTTTAATCCAGGTCAGTAAAAGAGAAAGGTCACATGTTATATAAGGTTGTTCAAACCCTCGCAAACTGAAAAATTGGGGTTTCTTCATTTTTTGGGTCTTGAAATAAATATAATCTCCGTGCTTGCTTTTTCTTATCACCATATTTGGTGTAATTTCTCTAATTATATTTCCATCTTTTTCTAAAATTTCAATTACATCTGAGTAATTGATGTTTTCTATCGGGCGATTCCCAAAACATTTCAGTGTCTTGGTCTCTTCACCCCAGCTTAAATAAATACCGAACTTTCCGCGTTTCAAAATAATATCTTTGCCTTCATAGGGTCCGAGATTGTATTCTGTTTTTGCCTTGGGTTCTGCAAGGATATCCAATAAAGTGTATTCGCCGCGTTCTAATGCATGTATATCAATATCCTTTCTAGCAGAAATAAATGTAACTGGTGGACCGATACATTTTATTACAGGTCCATGCTTTCCAATCATGTAGGTGTGATCCTCGTCTATTTTTATCTCCACCTTTTTCTCTCCACTGATAGTTCGTTCTATTTGTTCTGTGAGAGAAAGAATCCGATCCAAGCACTCCACGCATGGGTTTTTCTCTAATTGAATTCCCCTTGCAATTGAGTCAAGACAGTCTTCCATTTGTTTTGTATATTCATATTGAAACAATTCTGCAAAATATTTTTCCAGAAAATCAATTACAAGTGTACCTAGCGGTTGAATGACTAATTTCCCTTTTTCATTGCCAAATTCTCTCTTTGTCTCAGTCTCAAATATATCCGTTCCTTCCAATTCATAGTCTTTACATACGATTGTTTTACCTGCGATATCTTGTTTTTTGACGTAACCTCTCTCTTGAATTTTATCAACGAGAGAAGAAAAGGTAGATGGGCGACCAATACCATTCTCCTCTAACAATTTGACTAAGTGTGCTTCAGTATAATGCAATTTTCGTTCTTTTAAAGTAAGCTTGCTTTGAATTTTTGTGTAGCGTACATTTGTTTGATATTTACCCTGAGCTTCTGCATTTCTCAGAACGAGATATTCTTTGTTTTCTGCGATTGATTTCTGCGTTATCGCCATCCATCCAAGGAAGCTCGCCTGTTCACTTATATTTGTGTATATGCTATCATCTGCTCCTTGGATAGTAGCCTTTACTGAATGAAATATGGCCGGAGACATACAAGAAGATAGAGTCGTTTGCCAAATCAACTTGTATAATTTTCTTTCCTTTGAATCCATCTGATCTGGAAGTTCACTGAGAGAAATGTTCGTTGGACGAATCGCTTCGTGTGGAGCTTCGGTGTTTTTTTCGTGGCTGTTCTTTTTTCCCTTTTTCTCCTTCTTCTCATTCGGGTGAGCATCCTCCTTAGTGCTTGAAACATACTCTTCACTATAGGCTTTTACAATATATTTTTTCACCGTGTCCAAGAATTCCGAACAATATGTTTGACTATCTGTTCTCATGTAAGTAATGTATCCGGCTTCATATAAAGATTGACACAGCTTCATTGTATCCTTTGGAGAGATATGCATTTCATTGCTCGCCGCTTGTTGTAATCTGCTGGTTGTTAATGGTTGGGGTGGTTGTTTGAAAACCTGAGTGGGTTGTGTGCAAGAATATGTATGATTAAACTCAGAGGTTGCTTCCAAGAAATCTACTAATTTATCTTCTGTTTCATGATGTTTATTGAGAGAAAAAGGAATTGCTATTGGCAAACAAAAATAGCCAATCGTATCGTACATTTGCTTTCCCTTATTTCTCTCTATATCGGCTTTATTGTCATAAATTAATTTGAGTGCAGGAGTTTGACACCTTCCTGCCGACAAATTTTGGTTGGCTATATATTTCCACAATATCGGCGACACCTTGAATCCAACCAGTAAATCAAGTATTTGTCTTGTTTGTTGAGACTTTACGAGATTCATATTTATTTTTGTCGGATTCTGGACAGCATGTTGTAAAGCCGATGCGGTAATTTCATGAAATATAATACGATCTGTTTTCTCGGGATTTAATCCAAATAACATACAAATATGCCATGCGATGGCTTCACCTTCGCGATCATCGTCTGTAGCCAATAAAACGGACCCCCCAGAACGCGTGATATTATCAATCTCTGACTTTAATAATGCGATCTGCTTCCCTTTTGACTCGGCGTTTGTATAGGTTGCATTGAAATTATTCGCAATGTCTACATTTGCGAGAGAAGTCAATTCTCTCAAGTGACCAAAGCTGGCTATACATTTGTAACCCGACCCCAAATAATTTTCTATTTTTTTACATTTTGCAGGAGATTCAACAATTACTAGTGTAGTGGTTGTTGAATATTTTTTCATTTGTTATATTTACTTAGTGAAGAAGGTTTAAGTGTTTTTTATGTCATTTTCTTGTAATCTTTCCATGATATTTGCAAAGCGGGTTCTCTCTGCTCTTCGTTGTCATTATCATTTTCATGTTCCTTATTTAGTTTGTCTGCTTTCTTCAATGCGCTATCAACGTATAACTCCTTGAGAAGTGTACCTACGATAAAGGATCCTTCGTGTTGGTCTACATTTCCTTCTTCAATATCTTGTAACACGCCCAAGAATTTATATAATATCTGCAAATCTATTTCATTCTTGCGCACCTTGTTATAAATATCCGTGTAGTAATTGAATAAGAAACTGCATTCGCACATACATTCCATATTTAAGCCTTCTTGATCGTCTCCATACTTCTTCATTAGTTCCAAAAGTTTACCTATATTCTCGCGCAAAATAACACTGTGCTTTAGTTCGCGAATCAAACCAGTCTGATCCTCTACATTGTTCGCCTTTATCATATTTTGTAGTTGTAATCGTGCTTTATCGTCCATATAATATACAAAATTGTGAGGTTTTTATATTCTATTCTTATTATATAATAAAATGCCAATTGCACAATATGTTACTTCGCCAGAGGTACCTCAAGGACCAACAATGGCTTTACATTCGTTTCAACAAAATAGTATTAATCAAGCAGCATACGTAAATGCAACAACTGGTGGAAAAGGAAGGAGGAGAATAGTAAGGAACCTGATTCGCAAAGCGACGAAGAGTGACGAGCATATTCAGGAGGCAGAACACAGGATGAATATGAGAAGGAAAACCACAAAAAAAAATTACAATGGAGGTACCACGACTACTCCGTCTGGAATGGTATTGGTTCAACCATTACCGGCATCTTCTCCAGCAATATCTAATATGAATAGTGGGAATAATGTATATATGCAGGCGACAAGCAATCAAGCAGTCTCTAGTGCAACAAATGATAGTCTGGTGAGTAATCCTACACTCCCACCAGCCGGAACAAGTTATGGAGGTTACAGAAAAAAACGAACAAGTAAGATAATTAGAAGAAGAAAAAGTGGGAAAAGGGGAAGAAAAAGTGGGAGAACTACGAAAACACATAGAAAATAGTTTTGTGAGGAGCAGGAGACGCGAAGCGATGGATAGCGATGAGCATATTCAGGAGGCAGAATGCCGGATGAATATTGCACAAACGCGCAAATTCACAGGAAGAAATATATAATCATAATATAAAGTATGCCGAAGGGTACCGCTTGGATTAATTTTATATATATTAACGTAGGATTTGTATTGCAAATATTTATTATGTATTTTTTTGCAAAAGTCAGCGAAATAAAGGCTAATTGGCCCAAATATCGGTGCAATCCTATGTACATGCCATTATCTGATAATATAGCAAGTGATTTTGTTTATTGTGTGCAAAGTATGCAAACCAACTTTATGGGATATCTTTTACAGCCTATTACTGCGATATTGGGTGGATTAAGTAATATGAGTTTTGACTTCTTAGGGAACATCGGGGATGTGCGAAACTTATTTAGCTATATACGAAATCAAATTGCTACGATTATTGGTGGAATATTCGGCGTGTTTTCCAATATTGCGGTAGAGTTTCAAAAAATAACGATGAATACCAAAGATCTTGTTGGAAAAATAGTGGGTATAACAGCGACAATTATGTATCTCATTGACGGAAGCATGAAAACGATACGAAGCGCTTGGTCTGGTCCTCCTGGGCAAATGGTGCGTATTATGGGTAACTGTTTTGATCCAGACACAAAAGTAAAATTAAAAGATGAAACCATTATCAGTATGAAAGATATAAAAATAGGCTCTATATTGTCAAACGGGTCTCGTGTGCGCGCAGTGATGCAAATAGACAATATTAATAAAGAACCATATTATTTATTTCCGTCTGGGGGAATAGACGGAACAGATATTTATGTTACTGGGTCACATACGGTACGCGATGAAAATGAAAAATATATACACGTCAAAGATCATACAAAGTCTATAAAACAGTCACACGCGCCTATTCCAGAGTGGTTTAGTTGCTTAATCACAGATGATCATCTGATTCAAATAGGCGACTATGTATTTTGGGATTGGGAAGATTACCTCATTTCTATCCCGTAGCTTTTTCAATTATATTATCCGAGTAGTATAATAATGGATGATATAATTCAAGATAGTGCCAATAAAATAAAGAAAATGTACAGGAATTTAACATATTTTGATGAATATGGCAATTCAGTGATTTTGTTTATCGTGTTGCTCACTATATTATTTTTGGTGCATTCTTATTGTTCTATAATGGTAAATATCCAACCAATTAAAGATAATTGGCTTGAATATAGATGCAAACCGAATATTATCCCTTTTGCTGGATTAATCAATAAGCCACCAGACCAAACCGCCACTGAATTCGCGCAAAATAATTTTACTGGCTGCGTTCAGAACATGGTTGTTCCAATTACAGTGAATGCAGTCAATCCGTTCAGTCTTTTAACAAAAGCGTTATTGTCTATTTATACCATTATTGCAGATGCAATTCAAAAAATTAGAGATATGTTCAATGCAATGCGAAATAGCATTTCCGACGTTTTGAAAGATATTATGGGACGCATTTTGAATTTTTTAATTCCGGTCCAGCAGCTCGTGCTTAATGCGAAGGATTTAATGGGTAAGGTGTCTGGTGTTATGCAGGATGCGTTATATACGTCTACTGCGACATATTATATGTTGAAATCATTTTTGGGAACAGTTGTTACAGGATCTATCAGGACATTATTGATTGGTGTGGGAGTTATGATAGCCATGTATGTAGTATTGGTTGTATTATCTATTGTATTTTTTCCGGCAGCCATGGTATTTTTGGCTGGTGCGATTGTACCTTACCAGATTCTATATATTGTTGTTGTAGGCATTTTACTTTATATTATTATTTTCTTGGAAACCGTTGTCGGTGTGCATCCTGATGGAGTTATACCAGGCTTACCTGATACACCACCCCTGGGAGGCAGTTGTTTTGGTAACGATACTCTACTTGTATTGAAAGATGGAACCAAACAATATATTTCAGAGATAAAGGTGGGAGATGTTTTGAAAGGATCAAAAGAAGATAGCATAGTCACGGCTACAATGAAATTAGATGCAACCAATATAGATATGTATTGGTTATATGGAATCGCTGTCAGTGGAATTCATCGTATAAATTATTTGAATAAATGGATATGTGTAAAAGATCATCCATTTGCGATGCTTATGGATAATTATACAGACCCATTTATTTATTGCTTGAATACAAACACTAAAAGAATAGAAATACGTGGAATAGTTTTTATAGATTGGGATGAAATATTCCGCGAATCAACCGTAGATGTGCACAAATATTATGATGGTGGATTGGATCCGGCAACGCCCATTATTTTGCAAAGTGGGAAAGAAGTTCAAATTGCAGATGTAGTTGTTGGTGACGTATTGCAAAATGGTGCGATTGTTTATGGCACAGTAATTATTGATGGATCTACTATAGACAAACAGTATATATATGATCACGGATTTCGTGGAAAAATAATTACAAATAATGTTTCAGAAAAAATGGTTTTATCCAAGAAAATAAACCGCCTGTATCATCTATTGACCGACAAGAAAGAGTTTTATGTAAAATATTTACAAGTGTACGATTATAATTATTATATAGATTCCATTGCTTCATAAACGCATAAAATTGAAACAAAAATAGAAGATTGTATACTTTATATATAAATATACAATCAACATAATGACTGCGATTCCTACCATAAAAATAGTAGAATCATATGAGAAAATATTGAAAAATAAAAAAATGAGAAACGAAAAAAATATTCCACCATTTCTATTAGCCAACTTAGATATTGAATATTTGTATCATGGATCAACGCGATTATTTGATACGCCAAATACGTATGATTTTAGAGGATGTATTACACAAAAAATACCTTTATTTTATGCAACCAAGATATTTAATAGCGGCTATATTTATAAATATAAATTAAATAAAGTAATTGATAACTGTCTAATAATAACTGACTCAAAATCAACTGTAGACGACGCAATTCAGTTTTTACAAAATAGCGATGTAATACAACAATATCCCATGATAACCAAACGGGAAAATTATTTACGCCGAAATAGCAGCGATGGGGCTGAAACAATTGTTTTATTAGGCATGTTTGTGAAAGCTGTCTATTATCCAAATGCAGAAAATCAGGTTATATGCTTTATGAAAAATATAGATAAAGATTTATTTACGATTGATACGATTACACCTATACAAAAAATATAATCGGTCTCTTTTGTATTTTACAAGACCGATACTGTTGTTAGAATTGTAAGTTGCAATTATTGTTATATTTTGAAAGTCTAGGAAAATATGCGAATTATTTTTTCTCAATATAATAGGAAAAAATATTTGTAATATATATAGATTCATGGCAAAAATGTCTTTTGCTTCTCTTTGTATGCCTGCAAAGGTATATTTAGTTTTATCTGCAATTTCTCTAGTTATTGGACTAGTTAGTCAATTTCATATTATTGCCATTCTTACCAAGTTATTTTTCATTTTGTTATGGACATGGGTATTAAATTGGTTGTGCTCTAAAGGACTCAAAACACTTTCATGGATTTTAGTTTTGTTACCAATTATACTTTTTCTTGTTGCTGGCTTTGCTCTTGCAGGCATATTTATGAAAGCAAAGAAAGATCAGAAACATCAATAAATATTATTTTTGGATTGGATAACATAACATAATATGTAATGTAACATGTAGTTGAAAAAATTTGAAAATATTTTAATATACTATTTTCAAATTTTATGAATATTGGTAAATATACATGAAAATCTAATATTCTGAATAAGGAACATTATTTCCTCCACGTGTAATCAAGTAATTATATTGCTTTACTGTCATGCAAGCGCAACCAGAGCTATTTGAATATGTATTTGGACAACATTCGGGTTTAAATTCAGTAGTAGCAAACATAGACAATTGGTCAGGTGGTAAAGGAACCGGCTGAGGTGTGCGATTCAATATTTTTTGAACTCCTTTTGGCACAGGCTTTCCAGGATGAACGATCATATTGGGTCTACCCCATGCCTTTGTATTTACCCTTGAAGGTCTATCTAAATTATACGAGGATGATTCGCCGTTATTTGTACTGGCTCCGTAAAATCCTTCTACAGTACTATATCCTAATCCTCCTCCCACACCAGTTCCAGCCATGGTATTTAAACAAGAACAAGAGATGCATGTTTGACACATTATAAAAAATACCACAACAAATATCGCTATAATTATTTCTAAACGGATTTTCATTCCAAATATTGCTACGTCCATACTATACATATTTCACAGATAATAATTTTTCACGCGCCTTCCAAAGGTTGTTATTTTACTATTTCTAGGAAGTGAAAGGGTTAAAACGTTGTTTCACAATGTTTGCAATATTTCACGATTTGTGATTTTTCTGGATCAGTATCAATGTAATCTGTCAAGATTTCGTGGTTGCATTTTTCTTTCAATAGTAGATTGATTCTTTGAATTTGAATATGCGATAAATGTATTTTATATTCTAAATCATTGAAGAAACAAAGTTCATAGTCTATTTCAGATCTGTCTACGATTGACTCTTGTAAATACAATACATGCTCACAGAATAAAATATGTTCTTGATGCATTTTTTTGACAGCAATTAGATCGTTCATAATAATATAATATTTCAATAAATCTTTAGGTATTTTCCCGATATATTTATGGATGCTGTTAGTGAGGGCGCGGCTCAGGTTTACATAATAATTTTATAGAGAAGAATAAAAATCTCCTTGTAAAATGAATTTTTATATATACTTTCATTTTTGCAAAGAATATCAGATAAAATAGGATCGTCTATTACATAATCTACATCACCTTTTAGTTTTACCTGTAAACAATTATCTATATATACCGTTACATAAGAATATTTTACAATAAATTTTAGTATTCTTGAAGACATTTCGTGATTTTTTATTAGCAGGTTTCCTTGAATTGTATTATCTTCAGTATTCTCATCAAACTGCACAAGGATATCTGCTGCTTCTTTTTGTGATGCAATATATTTCTCGTAATCCGACTCTCTAAAAAGAATTTGATTCATCACTTTTTCCATAGTATATCCTCGCTCAATAACATCGCGTTGAATTTTCCACGACTTCATCAATTCGCGATCAGTATCCATGAATATTTTCAAGTCAAGGATTTTATTCATTTGTGTATCATAAAGCGTATGTAGACCGCAAATAATTATATTTTGTTTGGATTCTATTTTTTCTTTTCCTGTAAAACGTCCAGTATCATGATCATAGTCTACTTGATAAATTTCATTTCCTATTTTTAAATTATATACATCTTCACACATTTTTTCCACATTATTCGCATATGGATTTAAATGAGTGTATTTATCATAGTTTTTATTTCCGCGTTCCCATTTGTGATATCGGTCTGTTTCTAAAAGCAATGTATCTTTCTCTCCCAAAAGGGGCCTCATGCATTTCATCATGGTTGTTTTTCCAGAGCCTGAATCTCCAGATATGGCAATTACATTGCATTTGTATAAAATTAATTTATATTGGATATCCATCAAATAATATTTTATCTTATTTTCTTGAATATATTTGTATATGCCTATATCTAAAAATGTTGTGTCTTTTGTCATACTTTTGTATAAACCCGATAATAAGTTGGGATTTTTTGTTAATATAATACTATCATTAATGCGGTCGTTTGTGAACGATGTAAATTGATTCATATGTACTTTAGGGAAGTATAACGCATCCGGGTCTATTGAGTTTATATCAAATGACCATTTTTCAATGATTGAATCGCTTCTTATAATTAAATATAGATCGCATTCATCGTTAAATAGAGGTATACCGTGATGCAATTTGAATGAATAATTTAATGCATTTCTAAATTCATTGTCGTGTTGATCATTAAGAATCAACGTCTTCTTCACATGAGTCTCGGGAACATACTTGTAGTTTGTACAAATATACAAAGATATATCAAATGTCTGAGAGAAAATACTCGTAATATTATCAATTACCAAATCAATACTCCGAGGCTCTCCACAAATAAGTATGCCCATTTTTTGCATACTAATTTCCTGTAAATTTATAATACATTATATTCCAAAAAAAATAACGATTTAAATATATATATGTTTATATATTTAAAAAATGGGAGATGAAACTTGCTGCAAATATGTTTCTTCAATAGGAATATTAAAGTCTTGCAATATAAGAAGTACAACACGGCAATCATCTTGTCAATCGGTTGAAGGATATGATTTTTCCAAAGGATATGATGGATGTACATTGTATATATGTGCCACAGCGATGAATCATTTTGCTTCTATATTGCATAATATACCTTTTAAGTTTATACTTGTTTCAGGTGATTGCGACATTACTGTTCCAGACGAGTGTTTTCCAAACACTGACATTTTTCAAAAATTTATAAATTCAGAAAAGATCATTCATTGGTATGCTCAAAATTGTGTAACATCCCATCCAAAATTATCTCAAATACCCATTGGACTAGATTATCACACGGTTGCCGAACGCGATTATTGGGGACATCAGCAGACTTCGTCAGTTGAACAAGAGCGATTTCTTGAACAAATATCAAATTCAAGTTTACCGTTTTGTGAACGCTTCTCTAAATGCTACGCAACATTTCATTTTTCTACATATAATCGGTTTGGAAGAGGTAATGAGAGAATTGAAGCCAAGAATGAAATACCAAATGAGTTGGTATATTACCAAGAGCATTTTGTAAGTCGTGAAATGACTTGGCGGAATCAATCAAAATATGCATTTGTAATTTGTCCACATGGAAATGGAATGGATTGTCATAGACAGTGGGAAGCATTGGTTCTAGGATGTATACCGATTGTGAAAACATCGCCGATTGATAAATTATATGAGAATTTACCAGTATTGATTGTGAATGAATGGTGTAATATTACACAAAAATTGTTGGATGATACAATCGCTGATTTCAAAGCGCAAGCATTTAATTACGATAAATTGTTATTGAAATATTGGGTGAATGTTCTAAATGGTGTAGAAAATAATTAACCTTTAATTTCCAGGCTCATTAGTGAGTATGGAGATGATTTTGAATTTGTTATCATTATTGGTAATAAATTCAAATAAAGGCATATGCTAATTTTCCAAAACGTTCCATATTCATCCGGCATTCTGCCTCCTAAATATGTCCGTCGCTCTCCGTCGCTTCGCGACTCCTGCTCCTCACAATAATTGGGACAGTTTGGAGATTAGACATTAACTCTTTCGTGCCTGAAGTAACCAAATATGGTTACTTAATCACTCAAAAATTCCCTTTCAGGCATGAAAGGGTTAAAGGATTCGCTCTAAATCTCTGTAAAAAACGATATTATCAAGCACATGATAATCATTGTCAAGGATAATATCCTCATTATATATGTATATGAAATTGACTTTATTGATCAACGATGCAAATAAAGAAAACGACGAATACTTTTGAGAGAGAACGATATATTTACTCATTGACATGACATAAATATCAATATATGTTTGTTCAATATCTTGGGTTATATTATTATTAAATTGTAATGGGTTATATTGTGAATATTCCTTTTCATATTCAGCTTTTGTAACTGGACAATCTGATGCAAAATAAATATTTGTATTTCCATTTTTAATTAATTGGTTTAATATATCTTTGGTTGTTTTATTCAAAAAATCCATTTTATCTACTGGAACACCATGAGATCCACCTACCAATAGAGAGCTTTTATCCGTTCTTCTTAGATGAACTGATACCATATTTTGCGGTATTTCTTTGACAAGTTGTAACAGTTTGTCTTTGGGTTTAAATTCTTTCAGTACGTTGTTATATTTATCCAAGTAATCCTTCCAACTATAAGATTTTGATATAAATGCTTTATAAAAAGTTACTGGAGAAAACATTCCTCCTAAATAATTTCTGAAGCAGCTATCGCCATCTCTCTCCATTGTTTGGAGCTCTCTCTCTGGAATAATATGAATGCAATCTGGAAACTCAAAATATTCCATAACATTTTCTATTTTGTAATCATTGAAACGAATCTTATTCCAAATTTGTTTTTGTATATCATCAACCTGTTGCTCGTGCCAGCATAAATATAATGGTTTTTCGTATAATTCTGACATAGCCGCAACCATAAATAAATCTATAAGTCTATCACACAGTCCTGATCTAGTAGAATTATACCAAATAAGTCTTGACATTAATTATATTACCATAGATAGATATTTCCTCTATCTTAAATACGCAATAAATGTATTTGTATCAACTACATATGGGCTATTCAAACCATTGTCTAAAAGTTCAAATGCATTTGAATCTAACCAAATCTCTTGAAATTTCATCGTATTGTTGAATCCGGCAACATCATTGTTTGAAATACGAATCAAATATTGATTCTCTGGGCGATAATCGCATATCTCTCCAATTCTATCGTCCTTTGCTTTTACTCTGCAATAAAGAGGAATCCTAGAACCGGTTTCCAGATGTGTGGATACATTATTGAAATATTCTATATTGGTGTGCTCCATAGAATATTTGAACCGATAATTGATATCCAAAAAATATGGTGTTACGATCACTATTGATTGTGTGGTAACTGGAGAGAATAGAAGATTTGCCATTCCACCTCCAATGCTTCCACAGACAATTTCAGCATTCATAAACAGCGCAATTTTTTCATCAGTTGTCAGATTTTCCGCAAAGATTTCATGAAACCCATGTTTTTCTCTCAATACATCAACTAATGTATCCTCGTTCATCATTTTTCGTCGGCTTGTATAGTCGGTTCCTATATTGCTGCTATCTTGATTTATCCATGTTCTCCGAGATATGTAGATTCTCTTAGGGAGAGATAAAAAAGGCGGTATAATGACCTTTTGTTTGATTCGATCGTAAATCTCATGAATTTCTGCTCTAGGTGGATCATTTGAAAACCCTCCATGCGTCAATGACGAAGATACATATATTTTGCTATACAGATTTGTAGCACAATGTATAATGAGATCATCTAGACTCACTAACTTTTCCAAGAATTCTAGATTAAATTTATAAAATTCGGTCTTGTCCTTGTTTGGATAATTCACCAATAGTTTCAATTTAGGAATTGTTTTTTTCAAGTATAGAAATGTATACAAATAAGGTAACGTATCATACAAAAAATGGTAATAATTATCAAAATTATATATAAAGAAAAATACAGGATTTTCAATTCTTGTGGTTACTTGTTTATATATATTAATATGGTCAATCTCAAATATATTACCATCATAAAAAGAATCCTTATTCAAAGACATTATTTTTTCATCATAAGGAGAGATAACAATGACATTGTTGTATAGCAGTGCATTCGGATAAAAACTATTTCGTCCAGTTATATAAATATTCTCAAAGGCAACATATCCAATATCTTTTTTACTTGTTTCATCTGCAGTATGGATTTTGGTGTAAGTCAAGCGATTTCTAAAAGAGGTAATACGCATATAATTATATTATACAAAAATATTTATATCGTATCTAATGCATATATAGTAAATGAATTTACTCGGGAACCGGAGTCGCTTCGCGACAAAGGACGATGAACAGAATCCCGGATAATTCTATTATCTACGCAACTTCTCCTCTTCCATATTTCTTAAATAGTTTACATCCATAACAGGCTCTAAAAATGTAGGAGTCAATTTTAATAGTGTGCTATATTCGTTCAATATTTCATGCGAATAATATGCCTTGGTCATATTTTCCGCAATAATATATACCGTGTCTTTATAAATCACTGCATCACTATTGCAGGATAGATCGCGCAAATCATCAATCACCGCAACCTTTTGAACAAAAACCGCCAAATCCGGAAAACAATAAACAAGATTCTTCATTGTCTCAGCTGAAATATCCGTTTTTCTGACTACTTTGCTTTTTCGGTCTATTTCATAAATATTTCTCGTTATAGTAAAGGACTCCCATTCGGACTGGAATGTTTCTTTAAGTAGCGAATTAAAGTATTTATATGTGTATTCAAAGAGATATAGTATTTCATCGTACGAATTGGCAGTAATAATGAGTCCATGATTTTTCAAGAAATAGATTCCTGTGTCGGTATCGTAATTCTCTTTGATCTTTTCTGCTAAAAGTGAACCGGGCGGGCAATATTCTATCACCTTGTACTCATATTCAAAATTATGCAAAGATTGATGTGTTGCGTTAGAACCGGAACATAAAAATGCATTCGCTAATGTAAAATGCACGTGAACTGTATATTTTTTCATAAAGGAGTGAAAGTGTGTCTCCATTGATGGATTTCCATAGCCGAATAATTTCGCTTTTTTCAAATTCGCTGTTTTATTCTTGTCTACGATGCAATATCCTTGATCGTATGACATATTTCCCAAAATAGAACCGGATGATTTAATAAACATTAAATCTCCCATTTTCACCGAAATATTTCCACCGGGGCCTTGCGTTGTTAATGGAGATTGTCCGAAATATTTGGAGAAAAATATCAATTCATTGACCGAATGATAATATTCATTGAAAAAATCATATAATTGTATATATCCGCCTATTGTGATATAGTTATTTTCTAACTTAAAGGGCGACCCAACAACAAAATGAAAGGGCATCATGGCTAGATTCAGCGAGGGAGCTATATCATGCTGGTAATTGTCTCCAATATAAGCTAAATTTGTGAAGGGGGCTTGCATTTTGTGAGAAATATTTAAAAACATATTTATGTGTGGTTTCTCTTCACCACATTCGTCGCTTGTTTGTATATAATCAATATATTGTGTTATATTTGCTTGCTGCAATTTTTCATACTGTTGAATAAAAATATTATTGGAAAGAATTCCGATTTTCACGTTGTGCTTTTTTAATAATTGGATAAACTCTACAACGCCTTCGTATAGATAAAAATGATCGGTAAATGTATTAGTATAACAAGAAAGATACTCACACAGGAAAGAGATAGGTATATTCATTTGTTCCAAAATTTGCTTTATATAAATAATTTTATTGAATTTATTTGATGGATTGTTAGAATGCTTAATTGCTGCGTTTATTTTATTATATGTGTCTCTCAGAAAATTTTTATCTAAATGATGTGTTTCGTGTATTGATTCTAAAACAGCGTTTATTCCCGCTTCATTCGCAATATCATAATTATATAATGTATTGTCAAAATCAAATATGACACCTTTGATCATAATTATATGCTATCCTTAGAAAAAAATAGGTATGGTAAATCGCTTTTTATATCCAATGAATTATATTGTGCGTTTTACAACATATATAATCAGGTACAATTCCCTCGGCTATAAAATAATCTCTATATTTTAACAGTTTATATTCTTGTTTTTGAAGCTCGGGGCTAACTATACATATTTTTTTGTTTTGCATTAAAAGGTCGTTATATATTGCAGTGTTCAACGGCTGCTTTGTAAAACAATCAACCCATACATGACTAATCATGTCATTCATCGCGTTAACACTTTCAATCGGTTCAAACTCGGAAAATCTGCAAGCAATTTTATTGTTTTTGTACTGAGTGTTCAATAAATAAATCATGGGAAACGAAGAATCCAAGAAAAAATAATTGGTAATATTGTATTTTTCAAGAAGCTCCAAGCATTCCAGTTCAATGCGCTCTGATTTTATGTTCAAAATGAGGGGAGCCTCCATTTTTCTCTCTGCATAATGATTTAAATATTCTGAAAACGACTCTCCTTCTTGATAAGGATCGTGTGCTAGGATAAGCTCATTGAATGAATTGTCATCGCGAATATCTATCTCTGTACCAAAACACCTAGGTACTTGGTATAGTCCTTTTAATGTATTTATACGATGACAAATAAATTGTGTTTTAATAACAAAGTCATTATGGATTTTTATTTTCTCTTCACCTATACATTTATAATATGTTTTTTGTGGTTCACTTCTTATCAATTGTAAAATATTATCAATTGTTAAGTTGTGGTACGTATCTGTGTCTATTTTATATATTTTATAAATATCCATATATTATTATATATTTGTTGGATTTAAATAGAATTTTTTATAAAATAGTTATAAATGCAGATAATTATTCCTATGTCCGGTATAGGAAAACGCTTTGTAGAGGCAGGATATACTGATCCAAAACCATTAATTATGATTGAAGGAAAACCCATTATAGAACACGTAGTGAATTTGTTTCCAAACGAAACAAACATCCTTTTTATTTGTAATGATCAGCATTTGAGAGAAACAAATATGAGAGAAATTCTAGATAGGATATCTCCAACATGTACAATCGCAGAAGTCAGTGTAGAAAATCGCAAAGGACCCGTAGATGCAGTATTACAAGCTGCATCGCATATTAATGATGATGATGAAGTTATAGTATCTTATTGTGATTACGGTACTCAGTGGGATTATCACGGTTTTTTACAAGATATGCGAACGAACAAGGCTGATGGTGGAATTGCATGCTATCGCGGTTTTCATCCGCACATGTTAGGAAGCGATAATTATGCATTCGTAATGGAACAAGATATGGAAATGATCGCCATTCAAGAAAAGAAACCATTTACATATAATAAGATGGATGAATATGCTAGTAATGGGACTTATTATTTCAAGTCTGGTCTAATTATGAAAAAATATTTTCTGGAGCTGATGAAGCAAAATATATGTGTGAATAATGAATTTTATGTGAGTATGGTATACAACTTGCTGAAAGCCGATGGTCTATTAACACGAATCTTTGAAATTGAAAAGATGTTGCAATGGGGGACTCCCAAAGACTTGGAGGAATATATGGTATGGTCTGATTATTTTCTAAAAAGAGATATTGATTTTACCTCACGATTTGTAGATAATGCGGATACTACACTGATCTTACCTATGGCTGGAGCTGGATCGCGTTTCTTCAGTGTTGGGTATCAAATACCCAAACCCCTTTTACATGTGGAAGGATTACCTATGATTGTACAAGCAGTAAATTGTTTACCAGATACTACCAATAAAATTTTTATATGTCAAAACGAACACTTGATCAATTATGATATTGCAGACGCTCTGCATACAAATTTTTCTAATTCTAATATTATAGGTATAGACTATATTACAGAAGGTCAAGCATGCACTTGTGAAATTGCCATTGGAAACTGCAGTCCAGATAAACCTATTTTGATTTCTGCATGCGACAATGGTGTTTATTATGATATGGATAAATATAATGCTCTAGTAGCAGATCCAGATGTAGATGTCGTAATCTGGAGTTTTTCCAATAATCCAACAAGTAAATTATACCCTCACATGTATGCGTGGTTAGATGTTGATTCAGATACAGATTTGATCAAGAGGGTATCTGTTAAGAAACCATTTTCAGACTGCGAGAATAAACATTGTATCATTGGAACCATGCTATTTAAAAAAGCTAGTTATTTCTCTGAAGGACTCCGTATTATTTATGATGATGATTTACGCACAAATGGCGAATTTTATGTGGATAATTTGATAGAACCGTTGATCGCCAAAGGATACAAATGTAAGATATTTGATGTGACGAATTATTTATGCTGGGGCACACCCAATGACTATAAGACATATCAGTATTGGTATGAATACTTTTGTTAACTTTTAACTCTTTCGTGCCTGAAGTAATCAAATATGGTTAACTTAGTCAATCAAAAATTTCCTTTCAGACATGAAAGGGTTAAAGAGAAATCAGATTCACGAAAAAACAGATAACGGTGATTAAATATGAATCTTTATTTTTATATTATTAGTTTTTAGTAAATATATACTTAAAGAAAAAGGTTCAATAATAAAATGTGGTGCGATAACGACAAAAATAATTTTAATGCGCATAATAATATGGTAGCTGGACAAATTGATCCAAATATGCCTGTAGGAAAAACTATTATTGATACAATTAAACGTAACCAATTACGTACAATTCTTGACATAGGAACATGGAATGGATTGGGAAGTACTAAATGCTTTTTAATAGCATTAGAAGATAACCCGAGTACATCATTTATTAGTATTGAATCAAACAAAGATAAAAATCTAATTGCAAAAAATAATTTATCGGAGTTTTTATCTAAAAATAAAAACGCTGATTTGTGTTGGGGAACAATATTAAAACCAGATGATATTACAAATATTGGTGATATATTTCCTGAGTATTTAGAAAATAGCGAATATCAACGATGGCATGCTCTTGATATGGAGAATCTTAAATTATCACCGTATATTTTTGATAAAATTCCAGATGAATTAGATTTTGTATTATTTGATGGAGGCGAATTTACTACGTATTTTGAATTTTTTAAATTATTTCCTAAATGCAAAAAGTTTATTGCATTGGATGATGTACATGCATTAAAATGTGATAGAATCCGAGACTATTTAAATTCTCATAATGAATGGGAAGAAGTTGAATATATTAACGAACGAAACGGATTTTCATTATTTAAGAAGCGCTAAACTTTAATCTTACGACTATTGTATATGAAGAGACTAGCGTATGTTAGTGTATATTAGTTTTCAGAAGTGTACCTGATTGGGTAGATCTTGGTTATTAACCCTTTCATACCTGAAAGAGAATTTTTGAGTGACTAATTAACCATATTTGGTTATTTCAGGCACGAAAGAGTTAAATATTAACCTTTTATGCTTGAAAATAATTTCAAGCATAAACAATAAATTATCAGTGACTTCTATCCCAGTGACGAATACGACTATAATTATTTATTTTTATAATTGGCGCAGCACAATTATTTATTTCTGGACATAGCTCATCATCTAAAAAATGTCCTCCATATTTTTTGAGTAAGAGTGAAAATATACTCTGATCATGTCTATGATCTATAAATGTTGAATCATTTTGTACAATGCTTGCTGAATCATCTACCAAATGATAAATAGAGTTAATTTCATACCATTTCTTCATGATAAATTCAGTGTGAGATGATTTTCTATAGACGAATGCAGTTGTAACGATTTGCTCTGAATCCATATGATCATAACAGTCTAAATATTGTATCAAATCCATTTTGGTATACATTTTTTCTAAATATCTTATTTTAAATGCAACAATTCCTTTTTCAGACTGTTTTGCAATATCAATATATTCTTTCATTCTTTCAAAATACTCTACTTTTAGTTCACATCCAGCATCCATATAAAAAATAATGTCCCCTTCATCTATTTTCTCTAAAAGCTTACAATTCAAATAAGATTTCCAAACCCAATATCCATATCCACGCATGTTACCTTCAATGAAAGAACCATGTTTTTTCCCAAAACTCTGTATCTTGTTTCAGATCTTCTTCTGTATATCCATGAATCTCATCAAATATGTTAAAACTTCTAGCTTGTTCAACAATTCTTTCTACTGCCCCATGATAATCTTTTACAATTGTTTTATGACCGTCAAAATACCAAGAATTATCAGGATTTGGTGACCACTTTTCTTCTATATTCGTCTTTGTAGGACCGCCAAACGCTATAAAGTGGCACTTCATTATTATTCATTTATATTTTATCATAAATTAATAAACCAATATAAAAACTGATATATAGAGTATAATATGTTCCAAAAAACATTGGTTATATGTTGGCAGCAAGTCTATTATAATATGCCTCAAGATACAGTAAACAATTTTTGGGGAATTGGAGACTTATTACGAGGTACATTATCATGCAAGCAAATATGTAAACAGAATAATTTTAATCTAGTTGTAGATACACATAAGCATCCCATTGGACAGTTTTTAAAAAATAGTCGGTCAGAATTCAGTGAAAAACTTGATGAGTTAGGAGATAATATACATTTTGTTGAGTCGCCTGATATTATAAATCATCTAGAAAATAATTTGTTATTTGCGAATAATGATATAATATATATGATGACTAATATGCAATGTTATTTGCCATTATCTGAAGAAGAAAAGGAATTCGCGAAACATTTATTAGAACCAAATGACGATATGTTACGTCTAATCCAAGAATATACACTAAGACTACCCCAAAATTATAGTATACAGCATTATCGGTTAGGAGACACAATGCTTGTTCGTGATGGTAGTTTGGATTTTAAAGAATACATTCCGATCCTTGGAATAATTTGTCATTATTATGAAAATGGTGATGTTTTATTGAGTGATTCTAAAAAATTCAAGGATTATATAAAAACAAAAACAACAAATATTATAATTCTGGATACAGAAATCGGTCATTTAGGGTATCATAAAGATATATCAAAAATTAAATATACCATGTTAGATTTTTTTATTACGACAAAAGCAAAATCTATTAAGAGTTACAGTATTAATTGTTGGGGATCAGGGTTTGTGAATTGGATATCTAATATTTTTGATATCCCTTTGATAAAAATTTCATAATTTCAGAATTATCCGGCGTTCTGATTTATAAATTCTATTTCTCGTCTTCCATCGCTTCGCGACTAAATAACCATATTTGGTTACTTCAGGCACGAAAGAGTTAATGTCTAATCTCCAAACTGTCCCAATTTTGGGACAGTTTGGAAAATTAGCATATGCCTTTATTTGAAATTGTTACCAATTTTGGTAACAATTTCAAAGTAATCTCCAAACTCATAAATGAACCTGGAGATTAAAGGTTAAAAATATTATTACAAATAAAACGTAATAATATTTATATTAAAATCCAATTATCTAATTTAATTGGTTCATCAAACATTTTATAGTTATCCCGCTTACAATAAACAAAAATTTTTTTATTTTTAAAAAGCTGATATTTTGTATCTAATAAGTAAGCAAAGGCGGCCCATACAGAATCTAACAGGTGCATTTCCCGGCTATTTTCTAATATTTTAATATAATCAAAAAACGTGTCTGTTGAATTACTCAGGTTGACACAGGCTATATCAGATAAACCATCCGTATTTTGTAAAATATCATCCTGCGAAATTTCATGACTTAATATATATTTTTCAGAATGCTCTTGGATAAATTCTTTATATTTAATATTCTCTAGTTCATAGTCTCTTTCAATATTAAAAAAGTCTACGCGAGTACTATATGGAATATCATAAAATGTGTAAAACGCTTTGCAAAAATTTTCTATAAAACTACATGAGCTAAACACATCTTTATATTTATCAGTTCGGTATTTATCATGGCATCCGTTGCATAATATAGTCATTTCAGGATTATTTTGTAAAAATTGATCAATATTCTCATTATTTAATTTTACATAGTGTGGTTTAATATTGGTATTTTTAATATAAAAATCAAATAGCGGTTTTGCATCATCCCTCAATATGACATGTAATGTATCATATTGAGTGCAATACATACTCGTTAATCCTAAACAATTGAAAATATCAGTCCAACCTTGATTAAAAAATAAAACGGCTGTAGCCATATATTATTAAATATGTAAGATATTTAAGTTCCTTTATATTTATTCATTTCATATTTAACCCTTTCATGCCTGAAAGGGAATTTTTGAGTGACTAAGTAACCATATTTGGTTATGAAAGAGTTAAATTTACAAAATAAAGATAAATACCATTTGTATATGCAAATAATTTTTGTTACTTTTGGAGGACCCACTGAAAACTATCACGGCGCTGTAACTAGAATATGTGAACAGGCAAGCAATTTCAATATATTTGATAAAATTATCGGATATACCGATTTGGATTTGAAAAATGACACTGAATTCTGGAGCCAACATGGATCGTTCATGGAACAGAATAAGCGGGGATATGGATACTGGCTATGGAAGTCTTATTTAAATTATAAAACATTGAGTCAAGCTGGAGAAGGCGACATAATTATTTATGCGGATGCGGGATGTGAGCTTAGACCTCAGTATGCTGAACGTATGCGCGAATACATAGAACTAGCTAAGCAAAGTCCGCATGGTATCGTCAACTTTTGCCTCAACGGTTTCGGTGAAAAACATTGGACAAAGAGAGATGTTTTTCATCAGCTAGACTGTACCGAATTTATTGAAGATAATTACCAAATAGTTGCCACATCATTTATATATAGGAAATGTGCAAATACAGATGCAATAATGAAAAAATGGTATGAAAGTTGTTGTAATTATAAATTACTAAATGACTCTCCTAGTTCAATGCCAAATGACGAAACATTTATAGAAAATAGACACGACCAAAGTATATTTTCTCTCTTGCTCAAAAAAATGGGGGCGGAAAAACTAGAATTTGAAATAGAACGTGTGCGTCCAACTCCTATTTGGGCTGCGCATAATTATAGTGTTCATAGCTTACTATAAAACTATAAATAGCTATAGAATTATAACATATCCCGACATATTCTAGATTTGATTCCAGTGCGATTATTCATCTTGATAATAGGCGACCTTTCTTTTGGATCTACCTCATACCCCAAAAGAGCACAACCATATTTCTTTAGCAAGAGAGAAAAAATACTTTGATCGTGTCTACTATCAAATGACCACCCATGTGATGGACTACGGTTATGTATACTACTTGGAGTATCGTCTAACAAATGATATATTGAACAGGTGTCGTACCACTGCTTCATAATATTCTCCGTATGAGCGCATTTTCTATATATAAACGTTGTTGCAATAATTTGATCCGAATCCATATGATGGTGACAATCAAGATGTTCTGCAACATCCATCTTGGTGTAATCTCCTTCAGGAAAGGGAATAGAAAAAGCGACAATTCCATGCGGATTTGTTTTCGCCATATCTATATACTCTTCAAGCCTGCTTTTATATTCCGGAAAAAGTTCACATCCTGCGTCCACGTAAATAATAATATCATCGTTATCGGCCTCTGAGATAGTTTTATAATTCAAGTAAGATTTCCATAACCAGTACCCATAACCACGTTGATTATTTTCAAGAAATGCCCCGTGCTTTGACCAGAATTCCGCGTCATTCTTCAAATCTAAGTCGGTGTATTTTAGCACTGTATCAAAAAGTGAATCAAATTCCCTTGCTTGTTGAGTAATTCTCTCTACTGCTTCATGATAATTTGTAGATGGACCACCAAAGCTAAGAAATATCGTTTTCATACTTTATTTTAGGAACATATTTTGTTTGTATTAAGTTAAACGAACAAAATATATATTGTAAAAAGAATATAATGACAGAATCATCACTCGCGATTATTATGACAGGTCAGACACGCACATTTTTTGATAATAACCATTTTTTTGATATGATACAACAAGCAAAGAAGAATTATACAAATATATTTATTGTATGCGTATTGAATTCCTCTGATCATAACAGAGTTTCTGAATACTTGAATAATGATTGCGGCATTGAGCATGTGGTGATAGATTACAGACATTACACAGCAGTCTACATGTCCGGTGTTGATAAAAAGTATACGAGTCCAAAGTATAACATGATACGAGACAAATATTTTGCCTCTGAAACAAATGCGAAACGTGAAATAGACGATCCCAATAAATGGACGTCTGATCACTCATATATTCAAGCCCATCAAACGCAGATAGGTCTTAGATACTTGATTGAATATGAAAAAGAAAAAAATATACAATTTGATATCATATGTAAAACACGATTTGATTTGCGATATCCAACCGATTTTTACCCACATATTCCCAAACATGCCGATATATTTGATAAAATTACATTTAATAAAACGAACCGAGACATGTTTGATAAAGAATGCGCGAAGCTTAATATTAAAACAATAGATGAGTTGATTGAATTCAACAAGAGTAAAACGATTCATCCCACAGAATGCCGTGTAGATTGGGACACAATCAATTTGAGCTTTGGTACTATGTATTGTTATAATTATTACTCGCTTGAAAATATTAAAAATGGAGAAAATAATATTCTATATGCTTTGAATGATATGTGCATATTTGGTGATAGAAATACTTTTCTTAAAATGGAAGGATGGTTTGATGAAAGTGGACTAATTGATCCATCTGAATATAGAATACCTCACTTTTTTGCACCGGAAACAAGTCTTATGATATATTGCTTTAAACATGGCATTAATATTTTGTGTTATTACAATAATAGTTTTGAAATTGTTCGTTGATATTCATATGTCATTCCTTGCCTCCTGAATATGTCGTCGCTTTGCGACTCCGGTTCCTCACTACACATACATACCACGAAGCGCCATATTGTCGTCCTTCTCTTTACTGATAAGCTTCTCCACCACACTTTTTGTTACCGTGAATGGAAATTTTACCGTCAATGATAAGTCTTCTCCAAATAAATTTGTACCGGGTTTCATAAGTCTGTACAAGTTCAACTTGGTATAAATAATCTCCAAACAACGTTTCATGTTTCGGACTCCATCTTCTTTATTGCAATGCTCCTCCATAAGGAACTGCAATGTTTCATCGGGAATAATAATATCTGTTTCAGAGAATTTTACTTGCTCGCGAATTTTCGGCAAGAGATATTGATTTGAAATAATGGTTTTTTGCTTCTTGTCGTAGCCTTTGGTCTTGATTCTGTACATGCGATCACGCAAGATAGGATTTACCTTGCTCTCATCATTGTAACTGAAGATAAAGAGACACTTGCTCAAATCAAAATCTACCTCAGCAAAGTACTTGTCGTGATATTGGGAATTTTGCGAAGTATCTGTTAAATGTGTGAGAATACCCGCAATTTCCTCGCCTTTGGGAGTGTCGCTGATCTTATCCAACTCATCAAAGTAAATTACTGGATTCATGCATTTACTATCAATCAATATTTGCACGATTTTTCCCCACATACTTCCTTCATATGTATAGGAATGACCCTCTAAGAAACTGCTGTCTGTAGCGCCACCTAGCGCAATAAACGCAAAGGGTCTATTCAGAATCTTGCTGATCCCTTCCTTCACTAGACTCGTTTTTCCAGTGCCAGGTGGTCCATGAATCGCGATGGCAGTGCCAATAGCAGTTGGATTAGTAACGAGTTGACCCAACATCTGCATAATTTGCATTTTTGCGTCATTCAGTCCGTAGACAGCATTGTCTAAACACTTTTTCGCATTATCCATGAAATCATGACACATTTCAACACCGTCGTCAATATTTACTGGAAGCGTGTTATAATTTCCAAAAGGGATTTGCATAAAAGTATCTACCCAATTCTTTATTTTGTAGTATTCTCCGGAGCCTGGCTCCATATAACGAAGTGAATTTATTTTTTTCATAGCAGCACCCTTGAATAATGTCGGTATATCTGATTCTAATATAGTCAGACGATATGGTTTTTCAATACGAGTCAGCTTGTTAATCTCACGAAGTTCCTTAATGATTTTTTTTTGCTCTTCAGATTCTAACTTTCCGAAAAACTCAAAATCATTCATTGTGTTCTTATCCTTTACAATCTTGCGAAAGATTCGTGAATTTTTATCTTTTTGCTTTTGCAATTTTTTCTCGGTTTTCTTCTTATTTTTCTTGATATTCTTTTCACATAACTTTAAACACTCTTTTGCCATAGTACTATCTTTATTTTTCTCGTAAAGTTCTTGCATTTGCAAAAGGAACTCGTTAGAATTTTTTTCTGAAGTAGGAGGAACTGAATCCGACAAAACTTGCTCTTTCTTTCCTTTGGCTTTCTTTTCTCCTCTCTTCTTCTTCTTATCTTTGACCTCCTCTGCATCTTCATCTTCCTCAGACTCTTCGTCATCTGAATCACTACCAGAACTTACCGATTCATCTTCATTCTCTGTTGATTCATCATCAAAATCAGAATCATCCTCCATATCTTCCCATTCACTAGAATCTTCATTGTCGTCTTCCACGTTACCAATCGTAAATATGATATTAAACTTGCTGCTTCCTTTCTTATGATCTCCGTCTTCCTCATCTTCGGTTTCCGATTCAGTTTCAGACTCAGATTCAGACTCAGATTCAGTTTCACTATCAGTCATATTCTTACCTTTTCCCTTCCCCTTTCCTTTCCCCTTCCCTTTTTTCGCGGAAGAGCTTTTTTTTGCTGGAATCTCCTCCTCCTCTTCTTCTTCTTCTTCTTCTTCTTCTTGGGGTTTAGATATTTTTTTACCGGCATTCTTCAATTTATATTTATAATTCTTGCGCACTGGCTTTTCATCTTCTTCATCTGAAGAAGAAGGCTCAGAATCATTTTCAGTCAGTTTTTTTTTCAATCGCGCTCCAGCAACGATTTTCTTATCCAAGTACTTAGATGGAAATATCTTTTTAAGAAATTTTCGGTATTCTTGCTCATCCATCTCATCGTCTAACTCTTCATCGCTAGAACTATAATCATTATCACTATCTGATTGCTCACCTTTTTTCTTTTTCTGTACAATTGCTGTACAGGCCTTCTTTACAATCTTTGATTTGGTCATTTTACTCTGAGTATCGTGTGTCATATTCTTTATATGCATTTACTTTCTATTTTATTTTATAAATCAATTTTTTATAAAATATATAGATGTACGTTGCATATTCATCCGGCATTCTGCCTCCTGAATATGCTCATCGCTATCCGTCGCTTCGCGTCTCCTGCTCCTCACAACACTCGTCTCTCCCTCACTCTCCGTCGCTTTGCGTCTCCGGCTTTAAGTAACCACGTTTGGTTACTTCAGGTACGAAAAAGATAAAAACAAAATAATAAAACATTTTGTTCTCTCTTTATTCTGAACCATTTTCACAATTCAGTATGTGAATCCAAAATCCAAAATCTTTTTCAACGGAAAAGAATTATTCTTTGCCTCTATCAATAAAAATAAAATTGATTGCAAACAACCTAAATATATCATCCATATATAAGGAGATGTCCAAAATGGAAATGCAGCACAACTGTTCCAAAATCATCGGTGTGCAATTTAGTATCTTGTCTCCCGATGAGATCCGTAAGGGTTCTGTTGCGGAGATCACTAGTCGTGATACGTATATTAATAATAAACCCGTCATTGGCGGGCTCTTTGATCCTCGCATGGGCGTCTTAGAACCAGGTCTAATTTGTCCAACAGATGGATTAGATTATATGCAGACGCCTGGATATTTTGGTCATATTGAGTTGGCGCGACCGGTATTTTATATTCAGTATTTGAGTACTATTTTAAAAATAATGCGATGTGTCTGTTTTAAATGTAGCAAACTGCTCATCAGTAAGGAAAAATATAAGCAAGCATTGAAATTAGTTGGAGATGCGCGTTGGAAATATGTTTTCACATTAGCCAGCAAAATCAAGCGTTGTGGCGAAGATACTGAAGACGGTTGTGGATGTTTACAAGCAAACAAAATTCGTAAAGAGGGTCTCGCCACAATTATTGCGGAATGGACCAATACTAGCGACGACGAAGATAAACAATCAATCATAATCAAGATAACCCCAGAAATGGTAATAAAAATATTTAAACGCATATCTGATGAGGATGTGTCTTTTATGGGATTCAGTCCTCTTTGGTCGCGTCCCGATTGGATGGTTTGCCAAGTGATGGCAGTGCCTCCGCCAGCGGTGCGCCCATCTGTTAAACACGACGCTCAACAGCGCAGTGAAGATGATCTCAGTCACATTTTAGTAAATATTATTAAAACCAATATGACATTACAGGAAAAGATCCAAAATAATGCGCCGGCGAACGTGATTGATGATTGGTCCACAGTTCTTCAATATTATGTAGCTACACAAGTAGACAATAAGATACCTGGCGTGGCTTCCGTTGCACAGCGATCTGGTCGCCCTCTAAAATCTATCAAAGATCGTCTGAATGGAAAGGGTGGACGTATGAGAGGAAACTTGATGGCGAAACGTGTTGATTTTAGTGCACGTTCTGTCATTACAGCAGACCCAAATATATCTATTCGCGAGCTAGGAATTCCCATGAAGATCGCAAAGAATATCACTAAACCAGTATTAGTGAACAATATAAATAAAGCATTCTTGTCAAAGCTTGTCCTCAATGGTCCAGATGTACATCCCGGAGCCAAAATTCTAGAAAAGAAGAATGGCGAGTCTATTACCTTGCGCTATATTGACCGCAATTCTATTGTTCTTGAAGATGGAGACATTGTGCATAGACATATGATGGACGGTGACCCAATCCTCTTCAATAGGCAACCTACATTACATAGGATGAGTATGATGTGTCATATTGCAAGAATAATGCAACGCGGCGACACATTTCGCATGAATGTTGCAGATACTAAACCGTATAATGCGGATTTTGATGGAGATGAGATGAATTTACATATGCCACAAGATGTGGAAGCTGAATCAGAACTGCGTAACTTGGCAGCGGTGCCTTATCAATTGATCAGTCCAGCAAATAATGCGCCGATTATTGGTATCTATCAAGATTCCATGCTTGGATGCTACCGTTTCACGCGTGAAAATGTTCTGTTCAATGCGCGCGATGCGATGAATCTGCTTATGATGTTCCCGCGCGTGAACGAATCTAAACTCAATACGAAGGATGGGCTAATTACCAGTTTTGATCTACTCAGTCAAATTATGCCACCGTTTACTTTGTTCTCCAAGACCAAGTTATTCGGAGATAATGAAGATATCAAGACGTCCAATAATGTTTTGGAAATCAAGAATGGAACCTATATCCGAGGACAAATGGATAAGGGTGTTCTAGGTGGAGGCACCAAAGGACTGATTCAAAGATCGTGCAATGATTTTGGCAATATGTGCGCATCGGACTTTATTGATGATTTGCAGAATATTATCACAGAATATATGAAATCTAGTTCGTTCAGTGTTGGAATCAGCGATTTAATCTCTGATGATAAGACGAACGAATCTATTGTTAATGTAATCACAAAAAAGAAGACGGATGTAAAATCTCTTATTGATCAGACACAATTTGGAATCTTTGAAAATAATACAGGAAAGACAAATGAACAAGAATTTGAGACACAAGTGAACAATATATTGAATCAGGCTTCAGCGGAGGCGGGTAAAATAGGTCTAAATAGCTTGAGCAAAGATAACCGATTTGTTATTATGGTGAATGCTGGTTCCAAGGGAAGTGATCTCAATATATCACAGATGATCTCTTGTTTAGGTCAGCAAAATGTAGATGGAAAACGTATTCCGTATGGGTTTGATCAACGAACTCTGCCCCATTTCACCAAGTTTGACGATTCGCCTAGCGCTCGTGGTTTCGTAGAAAGCTCATATATTAATGGGTTGTCTCCGCAGGAGCTGTTCTTTCATGCCATGGGTGGTCGTGTGGGTCTAATTGATACTGCAGTGAAAACATCAACAACTGGTTATATTCAAAGACGATTAATCAAGGGATTAGAAGATCTCATGGTCGCATATGATATGACGATCCGAACAAATAAAAATAAAGTTGTACAATTTAGTTACGGAGAAGATTCTATTGATACCATCAAGGTGGAGAATCAAATGCTGCCTATCGTAACTATGAGTATCCAAGATATTTATGCGCACTTTACTCTTCCTGAAGATTCAGGCAAATCCAAATTGTTGAGTCAGATGTTTTTGAAAAATACGCTAACCCGTTTCAGAAAACAAAAAGAGGAGACTCTTGTAAAATGCAAACAATATACGGATTTCATGCTTGATGTTCGCGATAGAATTGTCAAGTATGTTTTCAAGAATAAAGACGGAAGCGTTGTCAACTGTCCGGTAGCATTGGCACACATTATTACAAATATTCAAGGTCAGCAGTCCATCAATACCAATTCGTTGGTTGACATCACTCCGCTAGAGGCTTTCCAGTTGATGGAGAAAACATACGAAAATTTGGAAAAGAATGTATATGCAAAACCTACAGAATTGTTCAAGGCGCTGTATTATTATTATTTGTCTCCCAAAGATCTATTGTTTGTGAAGCGTTTTAATAAAGCGGCTCTCATAGTTTTATTGGATACCATCACATTAACATATAAACGTTCCATTGTGACTCCTGGTGAAATGGTGGGAATGACGGCTGGTCAATCTATTGGTGAAACAAGTACCCAGATGACATTGAATACGTTCCATTTTGCAGGTGTTGCGGCCAAATCCAATGTGACTCGTGGAGTTCCAAGAATTGAAGAAATATTATCCTTATCAAGCGAGCCTAAAAATCCTTCATTGACCGTTTTCATGAAGAAAGAGGATGAGACTGATAGGGAAAAAGCGCAAGCGATTATGTACATGATAGAGCATACAAAATTGCAAGAAATTGTCGTATCTGTACAGCTTTGCTTTGATCCCGATGACTTGAACACTCTTATTGAAACAGATAGGTCTACCTTGGAGCAATATCGCGCATTTGAAAATATGATGGATGAATGCGCGAATGCTGCATCAGCGGATGAAACAAATGAAAAGTCCAAATGGATTATTCGTATGGAGATGGATCCCACTGTCATGTTGGAGAAAAATATTACGATGGATGATGTAAACTTTACATTGCAGAATAGCTATGGAGATGACGTATCGTGCGTATATTCTGATTATAATTCAGATAAACTCGTATTTCGTATACGAATGAATAATATTTTGAAACAAAGCGGAAATCGCAGTGGACAGAAAAAGAGTTTGAACCCGTTAGATCAGTCAGATCAGATCTATATCTTGAAAAATTTCCAAGATCAGATTTTGAATAATACCGTTCTGCGTGGTATCAAGGGAATTAACAAGGTGATCTTACGTAAAATTAAGGACAATGTTGTTGAGACCTCAGGTACATATAAGAAACAAGATCTTTGGGTGCTGGATACTGTTGGAACAAACATGATGGATGTTCTAGCTCTAGAATATATTGACGCGTCTAGGACGTTTAGCAATGATATTGTGGAGATCTATCATGTTTTGGGAATTGAAGCTGCTCGTCAATCCATATATAATGAGTTAGTGGATGTTATTGAGTTTGATGGTACATATATTAACTATCATCACTTCAGTGTGCTTTGTGATAGGATGACATTTACATACAAGATGATATCTATATTCCGTCATGGAATTAATAACGATAATATCGGTCCGATTGCAAAGGCGTCATTTGAAGAGACGCCTGAGATGTTCCTTAAAGCAGCCAGACATGGAGAGCTGGATACATTCCGCGGTGTATCTGCGAATGTCATGTGTGGACAAGAAGGGTTCTACGGAACTAGTGCGTTCCAAGTTGTTTTGGATATTGAAGAAATGAGCAAACTAGAAGAAACGATTCGCTATGAGACTCCTGAAGATTCATCTGAAGCGATTGAAAAGATGTTTGGAGGATTGGAAGCGACAGATGCTCCTTGCAGTACAAATAAGTTAGTAATTCAAAATAATGTTGTAAGTATTAAACCGAGTGATATGGGTACAGACAATGAGTATAATCCAGGATTTTAACGCTTTCGTGTCTGAAGTAACCAAATATGAAAGAATTAAATGATACTTGTTTCGCATTATGACTGCTCTCTGTGCTAATTATGAAATATTAACTTGAACGATTCAAATTATTATATCTCAAAAATTTTGAATATAATAATTTCCTCTATTATATAAATGGAATTCCCATGTTGCTCCGAAAGAAAATATGAAATTATACAATGCGATATATCCGGCAATAGTTTCAAACATATTATTAATAACTGCCCATGTCCAATGCGCGTTCAAGGGTTTATTGTGACATTTATAGATCAATGCGGTCAACCTGTTGTGTTTGACGATTATAATAGTTTTATGAAAGTAGAAGGCATATATTCATATCCACAGTGTGGAGGGTATATGAATTATTTTTATAATGAACTTATACCAAATAACAACAAAATATTCTATACATATACTGTGCAAGGATACAATGATATACCATTGAACACTGCGTTTTGGGCGTGTTATTTAAATGCGGATGTTCCTTTGCAGCTTACATTTAACTTAACACCCAAGTGTGAAGGACCTATTCGTATGGTTATAAATATGTTTTATTTACAAGACCAATTTGAGTGTAAACTCGGACCAGTTATAGACAAGTGTATATGCAATGATTTTGGTCCGTGTGTGTGTTGTCCTTATCAAATGGGATATGTCTCTTGGATGACAACCTTGAGAGAACCATGTCCGCCTCCGCCATGTCCACCACCATGCCCACCATGTCCACCACCACCCTGTCAACCATGCTACTATCAATATCCACAATACCCATACTAGAGCATTGTTTATTTCCAGAAAATATATTTTTAGAAACAAGATTTAAACAAATTCTATCATATAAAATGTATGTCTGATGCGTTTTTATTTATCATTCAAAAATTCATAAATAAAACAAATAATAATTATTCATTCTCAAATATTCACGATCAATTTGAGACATGGAAGCATATTCGTGAGAACGAATATGATGATGTCCATGATCATTTAAAGATGATTTTTTACCAGTTTATTTCCTCTGTAAATATGAAACAAAGCGTATCTAAGTTTACATTTTTCTATAAAAATTTATCCAGTATATTTTTAAAAGGGAATGACTTAACAAAATTCATTGATACATTCTGCAATATTCAAAAGACATATCGCGGTATGTGCAAATTAGCATTCTTATACAAATGGAAGCGTGCCAAGATTCAAATAAATACAGATTTATTTTTGAACGAGTTGACACAAGATCAATCCAATGTAATTACTGTTTGTGATAATGGCTCCAAGTACTTATTTGTGATTTCAGATTTAGTCAAGATTTTCCGGAGTTCTTTAAGTAATTCTCCATACTTCTTTTCGTCCCCACTACCTTGCAAAAACCCGTATAACAACATACCGTTTACCAAGGCAAATCTCTACAATATCTATTTTTATATACGGTTCAGAAATAGTATTGTACCCGACCTGGTTCAATATTATTTTCTTTGCGATTTCAGTTTGAAATTATTCAAAAAAAAATATGCGCACTGCATTCGTAAATACGCTATTCAAAGTTATTTGGATAATACACCAAAAAATATTCTATATTCCAACGTATTAGATATGATTTATGAACATGATTATAAAAAATGTCTCAGGATTAATCCGACGTTTCCAGTTCAAAAACTAATTGATATTATGAAACCTTATATGCTTCTATATTACAAGAGTAAATATTCCATAACCAGAAGTGAAAATAGAAGATACTATGATATATTGCATAAGAAGATGAAGGAGTTTATTATTTTCAATCCATCATTCGGAAAGGTTATGAAACCGGCGTTTTCATTTTCCGAGGCGGTGATATTGTATAATGATAAACACATTGTTTTTTCATTGAAAGAACCGCCATCTCAAGTTACGTTTCAAAATTCTCATTTAACAATGGATGCAGACGAGAGTGAAGATGAAATGGAGATAGAAGATCAAGGGTATGATTCCTTTTAACTCTTTCGTGTCTGAAGCAAGCAGGGTGAGGAGCAGGACTCGCAAAGCGACGAGCATATTCAGGATGATTATGATTACAGTTATAAGCCAATATTGTTCGCATATACTTGCGTCAACAATGGCTCCGCTTCATCGCGACTATTGTATTTTACAAATTTATTTATAGTTGCTGGAACCAACCCCTCAAAATATTCTTGGGTCAATAACGACTGTAACATAATAATCTCATCTTCGCGCAATCCATAATCCAATTTTCCGAAAGAAAGATATGTCTGGGGTTCAAACATAAATGATTTTATTCGGCTATACCGAATCAACTCATCTGCCACCTTCAAAAAATAGTTATATTCATTATCTGATCTAGTTAGTAAATTTTGCTTTGGAAGAACCAGTTGACATCGGTCGTTCGTGGTTACTGCACACAAGGGGGAATTGATTGAGCATTTTTCTCTATCTTTATTTACAATGCAGGTGTTTATAGTATTGATCAAGTGATAGTCATAGTCATCTGCAAAAATAACAGCATCATCCGTCAATTCTTGCAACAGCGCAACAATTGTTTTCAGCTTGCTTTGATACAGCACATATCCGATCTTCAATTCTTCCTCTATTTTCTCTCTTTTCGCAAGATTGTCGTAATCGTTCAGCAATATACGAATTGTATTTCGGAATACTTGAAAGAAGCTTGTTTCCAGCTTTATTTTTTTTATATAATCTTCTCTCGCCTTGTCTGTTTCGCGAGAGACTGCAATTATAGAGTCACTCGTTACCAGCGGTTCATTCAAGGTAGCACCAACCACATAATTATTATCGCGCAGCTCAGGAATTTCATCGTTCAGTTCCGATACTGCCATAGGCGACACCAATTGAACAAATTGATTCGTCTCTGTTAGTATACCGACTACCATTTCATCTTCAATTACCTTGAAAGCCGGGCTGCATGGAATTTTTCCGCGAGAATCGCGATAGACACGAGATAGAAAGTTGACGGTTTGATCGTATGTAAACCATATATTTGATTCAGACATAAGAACGTAACCAATAGAATCTATCATCGCAGATGGATAACAAGGAATATATCCTTTTCTGGAAACCGGCATGGGAGACTCGGCAACAATACCGATAACTTTGCCTTGATAGTTGACCACCTGTGTTACAATACTATAACCGCGAGCATCCAATCTTTCTAATAGATTCTGCAAAAGAATCGGAGTCTTCGCCTTGTATACATTTGGCATACTTGCAAACGGCACACACAAGTTTTTGAAATACGGCTTTATAACATGCGTAAAAACATAACGCATAGACTTTGACAAAGTCGGCTCAGATTCTTTAAAAAACTTTCCAACATAGATTGTGCTGTGTTTTGTTTTTGGATTCTTGTCTTCTCTGTATGTATAAATCGGTTCAAAATAGTTTCCTTGATGATACAGGATCAGAGTGGGTTTCTTTGAATCATAGAACGCGGAATGGTAATGATTCGTTGGACAAATCACATTAATATTATTAGTGGTGTCATTGTCTGGAATTTCCAGGATAACAAGATTCAATCCTTCATTGAAGAGAGAAGGATTCGGTTTGCATACGATATCCCATAAATAAGTGTAATCAATCTTGATCTCATCGTCTTTCAAAAAATCTATGAAATTCTCGTAAGCAGCACAGACGTTTTTAAAAAAAGGGATGTCAGCCTTTTTCAGTTTAGAATGCAAGGTAGATGTGGAATACTTGGCATCATTTATGTCTACATCACGCTTGGGTTCTCCGAAATCATTCATCAAATTTCCGTTCTGAAATGTTAAAAAATTGTCCAATGTTACTGCTTTAATAATGAGTTCCTTCATAAGTCTGATTGATATCGGCTCTTCTTTTGTGAAAAAAAGCGCATCAGAAATACACGCAATAAATGATTGTTGTTTGTTTATTTCCACGCCGTGTCGCAACAAACAGGGTTCATTTGGTTTGCATGTCACATCTTTTTCTCGTAATAGATATTGCACAGCTGTTGGTAGATATCCCCAGCGATTGGCTGAAAGAGGGAATTTGTTTGGACCCTTTATATATTCATCACCCACAGGTTCAGTCGCTTTAACTCCTACATCTTTTCCAGCGCATATTTTTCTTCGTTTCTGTTGAGCTGGTCCGTATTTTGCAAAACAGCAGGGCAAGCAATATCCTTTTGGATGACTATCTAAAATGAATCCGGGATATTGTTTATGATCCGCCTTGTAATCTTTCGGATCATTGAACTCATAAATATATTTTCCCTTGGGCACTGTCTTTGCACTCATAGGAATAATGGCATTTTGCAAGCCATCCTTCTCAATCTGTTCGGGGGTGACAAGCGTATCCGTCTTTAAATTCCAATATCGCGGGCAAATATAGTAATAATCCTTATCGGGATCAGAGCCATAATTAATTATATCGCGATCCTCATTCAAGTAACCAGGATTATCATGTTTAATTTTTTCAAGCTCTTTCTTGGTTAAAATAACAGGTTGTCGTCGCACATTTTGAGGACATGTTCGCGAATATGAATTATAACCGGGTTGACTTTCGTTCAAGATAAGTGTGGGCTCCCGATCGCGAATACGCTCTTGAAATATATATGGATTGTTCAAAGATAGACCTTCTATATCTCGGACTACGTTTGCTTCTTCGCTTGATGAGGAAAAACGCGCTTTCGTGGAAGAGCTCTTTTTTGCTAGATCTGAGTCCGTTCGTTGCTCTTCACTTGAACTGGTTCTGCTAGTATTTGCACCTCCCATTGATTCTTCCTCTTCCTCTTCCTCTTCCTCCTCTTCCTCCTCATCACTATCGTCTCCCATCAGCAAATCCAACGCATTTTTCACCTTCTCTCCTTGCTCCTCTACATCAAACATAATTTCTTCGTCAAACACAATGTCCTCATCTTCAACACCAGACTCTGAGCGCCTTCTATAAGACTCTTCCATCATGGGAATAATATCTTCAAAAACAATATCTTCTTTTTCACCACCCGAACAAAGTTTGTTAATTTCTTTCAAAGGAACCAGTGTAGTTTTTTTATTTTGTGTTAGACGAATAAATGTGTCCAAGTAAATTGGAATTGTTTGTAAATAATATATATCATTTATACCATCTACTGAAATTGTGATCTCACTCGTATTTTTATTGAGAGAAATTGTTGTTTTGAACCCTGGGTTGTTTTTTATTTGTATATCCTTTTTGCCAACACCCATCTCTACCTGTTGTTCACTTGCCACTTTGGCTAACATCTCAATCGCGTCAGCTTGGGTCAACTCGTTGTAATTTTTCAAGAGTTCTACAATAATCTCTGCGCCACGGAGTTTATCTATTTGTTGTTTTTCAATAATAAATTTCTCAATACTTGCAAGCTTGTTAAAGTTGGCTACCCGTTTGAATCGCAGTGCAATGCCTTGTTTGAAATCATCCGATTCTGTAATGAATACGCTTGATATGCAACCTTTCAAGTCGTTAATTTTGATAGGTTTTTTAATCTCAATAACCGTCTGATAATTTATTTGTTGAATATTAACTCCAGCACTTTGTAAATTTTTAAACAGACTCATATGATATCCGTTTTGCTCTAAATACGATTTTACACCTTCAATAATTGGATTTACTGAATTGCGCAACATATCCGTTACCACTGTTTCATCTAAAACTTTTTCAAATTCTGCGGAAATCGTAATATTACCATTTTCCTCAAATTCACATACGCCGTGGATATCCTCAATATAAACGGATACTGATTTATTTCTACCTATTAATTTCATAAGCCGTAAAATTGTTGCCTTGGACACATAAGGTATTTTTCTACCATCAATAGCCATTTTATCAGAGTAAAGACGATAAAGCTTTTCTTGTCTAGAGCCAGGGTTGTATTTAATAAGAGGTGTTCTTTCGGTTGCATGTATTAATTTGAAAATAACCTCTAGTGGTATTTTTACCTTTGTTTCAGGATGTATAACAAATTTAACCACTTTTATACCGCGGTTTTTATACTCTAAATCGCCGGTTTTATGCTTGTAAACATCATAAAACAGGTCTATACTTTGAAAAATCTCCTTTTTATACATTTTTTTACCCCGTTCAATAAGATTTTCTCTCTGCTCATTCAATTGATCCAAGGATTTTATGTTTTCCTCATCCAAAAAGGGGTAATATATTTTCATTGTTACGGGGGAATCGTTTCGCTTGAGAACATCTTGGGCTAGACACAAATAAATATTATTTCCGATGATAGGTCCCGCATTCAGCAGCAGATGTGAATTTAATGTAGTAAGCGTTTTTCGGATATTGCGTTCCATCATCGCGTCATATTCAATTACATCAAAAGGATTGCAAACAAAAGGATATTCATTGGAAATTATGAAAAGTTTTTGTCCGAGAACCTTGTTCACCCAATATTTGTGTCCGTTTATGTTCAGCGCTAAAATATCGTCATATGTGTAAAATTCCTTGTCTGGTACATCAAATAATACAATATTGCCTTTATCGTCTCGGATTACATTCAGTAAAAAGTTATCCAATCTAACACGAGTAAGATGAATTCGTTTATTTTGTGTTAATGACTGATATATTGACAATGCATAAAGCGTTTCTTCTTTCATACAAAATAGGTATATCTCTTCAAGAGAGAACGTATTATTGAACTCGTGCATAATTTTGGATTTAATCACACCGATGGAGTCATCAGAATGAATTTGCTGTTTTGAAAAGAAAACCGGAATATTATTTGTTGAAATTGCTCTTAATTCATCTTGACTAAAAACGTCCGTAAATATAGAATTTTGCGGATCACTTTTGAACATCTCATTCAAATCATTCGTATGTCCACCATAAAATACATTAATTTTTTGGATTGTTTTATCGTCTGATAAATGGTTTACTTTATATATATTCATATGAATGTGCCTATATATAAGAGTGTGATTATTCCTGTGGATTTTTACGAAGTATATTATCTAAAATATATCTTCCTTGATTTATATTTTTTCTAACAGTTTCTCTAGAACATCCAGATAATTTCGCGACCTCATTATCTGTGCGCAAAATGTCAAATTCAAATGAATATTTCCAATGCAGCATTCTTTTTATTTGGCTGGGCAATTGATTGATTTTATTCCATATTTCGCAATATTCATTTTCTGCAAAGATTGCGTGTTTATCATCTTTATTTCTATTATTTTCAAATAAAGCATCATCATTATTATTTCCGATAAATTTGAGATGCGATACTTTATCGCGTTGTTGTTTATTACCGGCGTTTTTTCTACTGCGCACTCGTTTAGGTATGCTTGTAATTGGATGGAGCTCCGTCAACCCTTTATATAAGCAGCCATTAATATACATGGATGCGTATTTCAGAAAAGGGATCGTTGAATTATATGTATACATCGGACGATAGTTTGTAATTGCATCAGATAATCCTTTCATCGCATATATACCAAGTTCATTATTTTGAATATTGCGACATTTATACGAATGAATCATCTTGAATTTATATGCTTTATTAATTGCCCATTTTTCAAAACGCACATATATTATATTATTTAGTTGTTGTCTAATATTTGTTGTGATAGTTGGGTTCACCAAAATCTTATTCACTAGTTTCCATTGTGTCGGTGTAAAATATTTTATTGATGCATTACATACACCACTAACAAAATATAACAGTACAAGGGCCATCTGACACGAAATCATTATTATTCATTAAATACAATGAATTATATTTAATATGTTTTCTTATATTTTTATAAATCATAATATGGGTTATCATTGATGGTCATGCCACAATATTCTTGCGGCCTTTTCTTGTAGTCCATTGGTTCATATAATTTGGCTGCTTTGGCATTTTCCAATAAAAACTTGAAATTTTGCCAAAAATCTTGTTTGTGACCAATAGATGTTGTCATAACATGAGACAGCTCATGAAATGCAACGAATGTAAGTGTATTCATATCAATCAACTTATCTTCGTCTTTCTTCTTGTTCAAACAAAATGCGATTTTCTCTCCCTTGTTCTCACTATACGCGGTTAATTCGCTGGTAGGTAATGTTTCACTGATTCGTTTTGGATTGAAACCCTTTGTTAATTGTTGTACCCGAGGATCATCCGGATATTTTTGTCCAACATAATGAACTAATAGTTTACATTTTCGGGTGACTTGAGCAAGCATATCAGCGGCCATTTCCAATTTTAAACGATCCCTAACACAATATCTATTTCCATCTACGGAGGAGATGATGCATTTTAAGTTATATGCATCTGATTCATAGTAAATTTTCAAACACATAAGTAGGACAAATGCAATTAAAACATATCCTAAAATTCCTATCTTCATATACAACGGAGTGATTAAAATTACTAGCTAATTTTTAGTTTTTCGTTTTTAACCCATAAAGTGTAGTCTAATGAGGGACGACTGAATCTGATCGGTTAACTCTTTCATGTGTAAAGTCGCAAATTTATGACTTGTGTATGAAAGAGTTAACATTTAACCCTTTCATGTCTGAAAGGGAATTTTTGAGTGACTAAGTAACAATATTTGGTTACTTCAGGCACGAAAGAGTTAACATGAACATATTAATTGCTGTATGTATTATGGTGCAATAATTAGCGTAATAAAATTACTGTTGCCCTCCGGCACCAATTTCTAGAGGAGGTCTCATGAAGTCGGGCTCAATTGTGCTCATGTTCCATGGGCCTACGTAAACCTGAGGATTAGGAGGTTCGGAACGAATCTGAAGATTGGCATTGCGCAAGGTCTGACCAATCGTGTCAATACCAATATGATATCCGGCTTTTAATAGATTGATGTTTGACAACTCACCTTTTCCAGAAGGATTTAATTGTGCCCACTGACTATTCGTATCTTTAGGCAAAAGCTCTGAAGGGTTCTGGATATTTTGTGTAGAGCACGAGCTAGGAACACCGGGCATGCTTGTTTGAACGCCATTAGCGGAAGAAAACACCTCATTTTGTCCTAAAGGATTGGCGGGTTGGACAGAATCTCCCTGCGAATTGTATCCACTATTTCCATAGGCAGTATTTGCACCGCTATACATAGGCTCTGAACCAGAGCTACCTTTCATGGACAAGTAAGAAGTCAAATAATAAATACCATAGGCGATAAGTAAAATGACTATAAGTACGCCAACACCGTTATCTTTCCACATTTTTTGCAAAGACGTGCTCATTATATAAAATTAGGGATAAAATAATTTTTTGAATACACTTTTAATTGTCTCTTAACTCTCCGGCGAATATTCAAAAATTATTATGAAAATAATTCGGATGCCTGCTTCCGGATCCTCTTTCTGTTCCAATTGTTGTCCTTTATTATTTTGCAACTACGACTCCCTTCTATATTTTGGATTCTATTCATCATCCTCCATATCTGAAAAATTCTCCTCTTCGCTAGATTCAGAAATATCATCCAACATATAAGTCTTCTTAATATTCTTTGCCTCTAAAAAGGCCAAAATGGATTCTTTTTTCGCCAATTTTGCCTTTTCACGCGCTTCTTTGTACAACTTGTAATATACATCATTCGGAGTTTTTAATGTAATTGTTTCTAAATTGCCATCCATATCTAGATTGACCTCGGTTAATTCATTTGTCGGTACTTCTATACTTTCCAGTAAGGAATCTACTAAAACACCCATCTCTTGATTTGAATCCGATTCCTCCTTCTCCTTCTCTAATTCGGATATGATTCTAGATGCTGTTCCTTTTTCAGAATTAATTTCTAAAGCTGGCTCTACTGAATCATCACAAGACAATATATCTTCATTATATTGTAGTTCGGCGCCCTTGTTTAAATCAAGACGCAGAACGTCTGACGATACTTGATCTCCGCTACTAAACGCGACGGCGCACTTCTCTTGATCTTTTGCTTTCTTAATTAAACAGTTCTCAAAAATTATATCCTTGTTTAATACCATAACTTGCTTAAGCTCAACTTCTATTTGAAAGTTGCGGCTAGTAAATTTTATGCCTTGAATCTCTAAAATAGAAATTAAACTAGACTCTGAATGAATCTCATCCATTGGAACAGCGGACTCATTCTCATTGTATATCTTAATAATCGGCTGGTTAGACAAGGAATGTATCTTTACATTTGTTCTAACTAAATAAAATTTGCCGGACTTGTAGACTTTTAATGGAGAATTAAAGGCGCTTTCAATGTCGGCAATTTCTAATGGATTTTGAAACCATTCATTTGACTTTTGAAATATAAGATCCTGACATTTTGTTTCTAAATTCTCCACCCAGTGGATAAACTCGGTATCATTATTGTCAAACATCAGGTCGCAATGAATTTTTTTTCCAGTCTTTAAAAATCCTTGACGGGTAGAACTCTTTGGTGTCTGTATGTAAAGCGCTTTACCCTCAAATAGTATTTTTGTAAAATAGGCTCCACCCAAAATAGACGTAGGTTGTGCTAAAGTAACTTTAGCGAAATCAAATGAGCTGTTTGGTTCTATTATATTATCCATTACAGCAGCAATAGATAATTTACTCAGCATTACTGCGCAAATCCATTGTTTAGTGAGGGCCCGGAACCACAAAACAACGGAGACCGACGATAGATACTGGAGAAACGATGCCGAATGAGTCTGAAAAAAAGGTTTTTTTTGTTTAATAGTAATAAGTAATAATGGTTAAAGAGTCCTCTTTGGTGAATCAATGTTTGGACATACTCAAGAGGGATGATGTTAAAAGTGAGTTGAAACTATTATTAAAACCAGTGATAGAATTTATATTATATGAGATTCGCCCGTACACTTATATTATGATCCTTTTATTGTTCATGATTTTTATAATGATTTTAGCTAATTTATTCTTGTTAACTTTGCTTCTGCGTAATAAATATCTGTCTAATTCCTTCATACCTAAGAGTGTCTAACTATGCCTGATTTGTCCTTCAAATAAAGAAAACAGAATTAGGAAGCAGAATACCGGATAATTATGACAAAGTTAGCGTAATATTTTCTCTTTGAATAATATATAATGGCAAGAAGAACCCATAGAAAAAGATCTGCTAGGAAAAGTCACAGAAGAACCCGAAATGTATTTACCCGTATGGGATTTCTAGGAGGTGCGGATGCTGTTCCATCTGTGGCTAAAATAGGAGGTCGCTCTCGCCACATGCGAGGTGGAACTTCTGCAAGTGTCGCCGCTGGAGCATTGCCTGTTTCTGATTTTAATAATGGAGCAGCTGGCTACGTTCTAGGTAAGTATGGAACAGAAGATACTCAATTCAATAATGTATTCGGTGCGGGTTCAATTACCACTGGAAATGCTTTGTATGCTACTTCTCCTTCTCATTTATTGGGTCCTTGGCAAAATGGAGGTTCGTCTCATATTCCCTCTCCTCCTCATCCTCCCTCTCCTCCTCATCCTACCTCTCCTCCTCCTCCTTCAGCGTTTCCTTCGCCATTCCCCTTACATAAAGGAGGAGGATGCGCTGGATCGTGTATGAATGGTGGACGCCGAAAGGGAAAGCGTGGAGGATTCATGTTGGGACAGGTGGTTAACCAAGCCATTGTGCCATTTGGTCTTCTAGGCTTGCAAAATAAGTATGGCACTAGACGCGCACGTATGTCTAAACGCGGAAGCCGCAAGTCAAAACGATAGAGTCATGCAAATCACTATGATTCTGTAATACTTTGATTTCTATTATACACAATACTATTTACATTATCCATTATAAATGTAAATGGTGTCTTTACTTTCTCATAAACGGTCTCTACAAAATCAATATGATTACTCATTTTTTTGCAATCTTTCTCAACAAGTTCAATCAACCGATCCAGTTTAGTATTCATCAAAAACACTGCATTTTCTACTTCTTGTAAGCGTTCTTCAATTGCTTCCATTCTATTTGAATTCATTATAAAATCGGTAATATTTTTTTTTGAATAAAATAACTTAGTAGTATTGAAAACAACAAGGAACTAGCACCCCAAAATCCTGCGCCGAACTTTTTGTAATATAGATCTAACTTGTTTCCAAATATTTTCATTTTATTGATCATAACATCCATTATGTATCCTATAAAAAACGCTAAAATGCAAAAGTATAACAACGAATTCTTATTTTTATTTTTATTATCTGGAAAAATAGATCCAAATATAAGATAAAATAATAGAATCGTCACTAACAGTGCGACCTCAATAGTGACGGCTGCATATATGCCTGATTTTATTATGGATTGTTTATAAAAATAAGATTTCAGTGAAGGTATAACCTGATAATTGGTTGATAAATCATTCAAAAATATATCGGAAAAAAATGCAACTATAAAATTTATAAATAAGAATGTTGCTATTTTCATTCTTATATATTACACATTTACACCCTTGAAGATTTAAAACCGCACCTTTCGGTATAAAATGAAAGGAAACTTCAAGGTTTGCCTATTTCAAGGCATGTAAATTTTGATTTTGGGAATTCTTCTAAAAACCCTGATAAGTTATTGCTTCTTGATAAATAATTTGGTCGTTCTTTATTATTTATCGCATTATAAGCAATTTTATAAATATTTGTAGCACCATTCACATCTCTATTCCAATAACCGCATCCGTTCTTACAACAAATCAGTCCATGGACGAGAATGTTTCCTCTTTTGTATGGTCTTGGATTTTCCATTACCATATTCTTCGCACAAATACCTATTTCACATTTGGAACATCTACAACTTGTTCTAAATTCATCAACCAAATAAGTTTGAAAACCTGCTTTTCTAAATAAAGTTCTCATACCTTTTCCTTTGGTTGCTTCCTTGTATTTCATTTGTTGTTTCTGTTCATAATCGCCAAAACAAACTACTACTTCTTTTTCATTACCAAAAATGCGTTTGAAATTATTTAACATTTTCTGTTCGCTTTTCTTTGTATTTCTATAACTCTGTAATCGTAGTTTCCTGAAAATATATTTTTCGTAAAACTTGAATAACATACCATTTATTTCACTCTTCTTTTGTATATATTCCTTAAATTTTGATATGGTAAGTGATTTACGATTTAATTTTGATAATTCAGTTTCCCATTCTATAATTGTTTTGCCTTGTATTTTTTCTTTTTTCAATTCTAATTGTATTTTGGAATACTTCTTTTTCTTGGTTTCTTTTCTGCGTTGGTCTTGTGAATATCTAAACTTATTTGCTTCTTTATTATCATCATCTACGCAATAAATGAGGTCATTTTTTCCAGGGTCAATACCCACTATTTTCTTATTTTGTAGTTGTGAATAATCTTTTAGTTCATCAATATATTCTTCATTATTTATTCCTTTTTTCATCATAGGTAGTTTCTTACCAATCAGGTCTTTTCGTAATAATAACAAAGAACAACTAATTCCATCTGTTTCTATCATGTGGTGAAATTCATAATGCTTTTTATGAAAACATTTGCGTTCAGTTCTAAAAAAGAAATCCCAAATTTTATTTTCATTTCGTTTCAAATTTCCTTCTGTTAAATAATCACTTTTATTTCCTTGTTTTTTAGTCATAAGAAGATGCACTAATGTAGTTGTATCTAATCTTATATGTTTTGGTATAATTTCATTACGCATAGGAAATACATTACAAATTGTTTGTTCTTCTTTTTCTACTTGTTTCATCATTTTAATCATACAAGGGAAATAATCCATAGGACTACACATTAAATCATAATATAAATTTTTCTTGAATGTTTTAACTGGTATAATATGTTGTTTTTGTTGATTAATCCATGTATGATAAGAATTCTGAGATTTGTATTGTGTTGTTTCAACATTCAGTAAATCATTTTTGATTTTTCTTAACTGATTACATAATTTGTTTATTTTTGCATCTTTTTCTTTTTTGGTAATATTCAGTTTTCTTATTTTACTTATAATAAATTTCTTTTTCCAAACCACATTTACATATCGTTCTACATATTCTACAAAATGTTTTTTAATGTTATTTTCATACATGGTAATAATATCAATTGTTAAATAATCCAAAATGGTATTCATATGTGTATATTCAAGGGTTTCCTTTTGAATAAGTGGTTCAAAATCGGTTTTGTAAAATGCTGTTAAATTATCTTTGAGTTCTTTAATTTCTTTCTTTGCTGGTCTGCCTTGTGGTTTTTCATTACACATAATTTTCATACACGAATTTACAAATACCTTATCTATGACAGGTAAAGTGTTATTTGTTTCATAGTAATTCAATAAGTATAATTTCATAAAAAGTAAAACATTAATTACTATTTTATTACAAAGAATAACAGCATTAGTTATTTTCGGTGTATTTATATCAGGATGTTTCAATACACTTTTCAAGGAAATTTTAATTCCTTTGAAAAAATCATCAGGTGGTTTTTCTTTTATAGACATCCCTTATAATATTCCTAAATATTTTATTTTTAAGTAATTTAACGAATAAATTATAAAATTGAAACAAAATAATATAAAATCTATTTAACAATAACTATAAATATAAGATGTCCGAACTCATAAGATTAGGTGCAATTAATAAAATAACGAGTCAATATACAACCCCATCACACGCAAATAAACAGGATGAGTTTATATGTATTGATTGTGGAAATGATGTTATTATTCGTCAAGGAAAAATAAGGATTCATCATTTCGCACATTGTAAAGAAGACATAAAATGTAATTTTTATAGTAGTCCAAATGAATCACAAATTCATAAAAACGCAAAAATATTATTAAAATATATTCTTGAAAATAAAATACAATTAACAATTAAAAGTAAATGTAATAAATGTAATAATATAGACGAATATGATATTCCAGAAATTTCAGAAAGTTCGTCAATTATAGTTGAATATAGATTTGATTATAATGGTGTAAAAATAGCAGATATAGCATACATAGAAGATAATGAAATATTATGTATATTTGAAATATATAATACACATAAAACACAAACAGAGAATAGACCTGAACCATGGTTTGAATTAGATGCTAAAAATATAATAGAATCCTTTAATAATTATGATTTACAAAAAATACAATTACAATGTATTCGTAATAAAACATGTGATGATTGTATCAATCAAGCAATTACTCTTGAAAAACAATTAGAAAAGGGTATTATATATTTTAATCAGAGAGGAGCAGGTTGCGGAAAAACATATGAAAGCATACAACTTATACAAAATGATAAAAGATTTATTGAAAAAGAAACATATATTTATCTTACAAAAATGCATTCCGCAAAAGAAGTTATTTATAATGAATTAAAAGAACAAGAAATAAGAGGACAATTAAATATATTAGAAGTATTAGAAAATGATAATAATAATGGAAAACAATATAAAATATCTTATCTTAATAAGGAAACAAATAAGGAAATAGTAATTATAATTGGGACGATAGATTCATTTAATTATGCTGTTGTTGATAAAAATAAAATTATAAAACATAATGATTATTTTAAGGGAATTGTTAAAACTATTAGAAATGGGTTTCTTTCAACAAAAGATAGTAAAATAAATTATGCTGGTAAAAGACCATCTCTTAATAAAAAATGTTTAATTGTTATTGATGAAGCACAAGATTTAGGTGAAGAATATATTGAAGCATTTAATACTATAATAACGCATACAAATATTGATGTTTATGTTATTGGAGATAAATTACAAAGTATATGGGGAGAACATAATATTCACACATATATTGATGTAAATAATTTAGATTCTCATATTGAAAGAAGTAATGGTATAAATAAAGTTATGCGTTTTCATAATAAACATTTTATTAATTTTGTAAATGATGTTATCCCTTTTGAAAAATACGAATTACCCCCAATTACCGAAATATGTGATGGGTGTTGTAAATATACTCATGAAAATAGTATTATTCCTTATAATATTTTTGAAGTTCCTAAAATATATGCAACTGAATTTGACTATCCTAAAATAGATAGAGTTATTGAAAAAATTATATCATTTATGGATAAAGAAATAAACAAGTATAATTATCTCCCAAATAATTTCATGTTTATATTTCCAATTTTATCAAAAAATATATTCGCAACTATGTTAGAAACAAGAATCCAAAATTATTGGATTAATAAATTTAATGATATTGATTATCAAGAAGTATTGAAACAAAATGAGTTTTGGAAAGATAAAATTAACGATAATAAATTTTATAAATATATATATTTACATAAATCAGATGAAGGTAAATCAATAAATTTGAAAGAATCTGAAAACGCATCAAGGATATTATCTATACATGCATCAAAAGGAAATGGTTGTGAAGTAGTGTTTGTATTAGGAATTACAGAAGAAACACTTACGATATTTAGTAAAAAAAAATGTAATTTAGTTTATGATTCATTATTACATGTAGCAATAACAAGGCAGAAAAAATCAATTTATATAGGTATTGAAAAAAATAATGATGATATTTGTAATAGATTTACAAAATTAGGTATTGATGAAGATGAAGAAATACAACCAGGATTAGAATGTATAAAGTGTCATAATAAATTTTCAAAAGTACAAAATTACATAAATAATAATGATGATATATTTACAGAAATAAACGATAAAATTATAGAACCAAACAATTATAAAAAATTATTACCTGATAATGAAGACAAAAAATCTATAATAGATTGGGGACATCATATAGTTCGTTATGGGGTTTTGATATATAATCTTATGTTAAATATTATAGAAAATGAAGTAATAGAAAATCAAGAATATAAAGACCAGTTTATTACTATTTTAAAAAATTTATCTAACAAAACTATTTCATATTATAAGTATGGAAATTACAATAAAAAATTAAGAGAAATAGATGGTAACAATAAAAAAAGATTAAATAATAGTGAAATACCTTTATTGATGTTTGATACGAATGAAAATACAAAATATTATAAATATACAAATATCCTTAAAGATATTATGTTGAATATTCAAAGTAAAATAATATACTATTTACAAATAAATAGATTACCTCCTTTATGTCCTTTGGAATGCGTCGTATTATTATTTATGATTAGATTAATTGACAACGGTTCTTATTCTGATATATCAATAATGGATATTTATTCTATTATGTATTGTTATGATTCTTGTTCCAATGAAATAGATATGGAACATACAGAAAAAAATAAATGCATTTGTCATAATTGTTTTAATGAATGTAATTTTAATAATAATTCATATGATGAAATAAGAAAAAGTATAAAAAATCATTACAATAATGTAGAACATATTAATACAACATACTACAATTATAAAAAATACATAACTGACAAATTACAAATTGAAAATATGAAATATAATATATTTCATAAAATATCTTTTGGAAAGAAAAATAAAAATTTTACAATAATGAATGAATATACTATAATAGGACATTCTACAAATCATGTCATTTATTT